ATCCAGATGGCGAGACCATCATCGATACGTACCCTGAAGAACACGAAACTCGGCCTGATACAATGATGGAGGAGCATCAAGCGCTGACTACTATGAGAGTAGCCTCTGAAAATCTCAGCTTGCTTGACAAGAAGCTCCTTAGACTGAAGGGAGTACGTATATGAGTTATTCGTGTGTAAAGGGAAAGATTGCAGTTGAACCATTTAACGATACTGCTGTCAAAACTACGGCCATGGGAGGCGGTACAGTGAAGGTCGGAATGATTGTTCAAAAGAACGAGCTAGCTCGTCTGAAGGTGATTTTCCCCAGCTTCGAATTGTCGGGGAGTTATGTACACGTGCCTTCCGAGTACTATACCCAACCATACGCCAAAAAGATTTACGAGATGGACGGTCAGAAGTTCATCATCATCCCTCTTAACATCGTCGAGATTGTAGAGTACTAATGAACTCCCTCCTCCTAGTGGGAGATCCTCACGTAACCGTTGAAGAAATCCCCGACTGTAACAGGCTTATCGATTGTATTCTAGACGTACTTGGCAAAGTTCCTGTCAAAGGTGTTGTCTTTTTGGGCGACCTCCACCACAACCATGCGCTTGTGCGTATCGAGGTCATGGAGTTCTGGCGTAAGGCCTTTCATCGCATCAAACTCGCCTTTCCAAACATCAACATCTATGCGTTGGTGGGTAACCACGACAGAAGCCATGACTACAGCGTAAAGGCTAACGCTCTACAGTCCTATGCGATTGACGTGATTCAGAGTCCATCTGAAATCATGCGTGGCGTAGTCGCTGCACCTTGGTATCCGGATCCATCCAGCTTCTTGAAGGCACTTGATGGCCAACAAGGCAAGACACTGATTTGTCATCAGACATTCGATGGCAGCAAATACGAGAATGGCTTTTTCGCTAGTGACGGTGTGGATCCAGCGCTTGTCCAATTCGACAACGTAATTGCTGGCCACATCCACGCTCCTCAGATTGTTGGTAAGGTTTGGTACATCGGAGCACCTCGATGGAGGATCGCCAGTGATGCTAATACCCCGAGAGCACTATGGGTTTTCGATTTTGACGATGATGGAAATATAGTTGGACGAAAGCCATTTCCGACCAGTGGCTGGTGTCGTGAAATATGGCATCTTGTTGACAAAGAAGAGGATCCAATTGAAGTTACTAGGCCAGAAAAGGGAATCTTAAGAGTAGACATTCATGGATCCGCCGAATGGGTCGAGGCAAAGAAGGCTAAATGGGAGGCGGTTGGGGCACGTGTCGCCACCTTTCCGGTTGTGGCTCGTTCCAGTTTGGTGAGAGAATCGGAGGGTATCTCCGTGGCTCTTTCTAAGTTTGTGGATGTCTGGGTACCTAAGTACGGTACTTCAATTGACCAGCTCAAGAAGATGGTCGCAGAGAGAATCAATGTCTGATAAATATGCAAAGACTGGATACAACGAATCGCTTGTCAATCTCTTCAACGTGTTGAATAAGCGTGGATACAATAATGATCCATCCGATCCCAAATTCGGTGCTTTCGAAATGTATCGTCAGCTCACCATTTGGACTGGCATAGTCTCGCCTCCTCAGCTAGATACTCTGAAGCGTAATGGCATGCTGCTTGGTGGTGGCTCTGTCACTATCACGCTCGATACGGATCAGAAGAAGATCAACTTCCTTTATGAGGAGCAAGGAGTACTTCCATATGAACAGAAGCTTGAAAAACTCCAGCAGGTGGTGACCGCTACGCTCGGTCCAAACTGGGAAGTATCAACCAACGTGGTTAAGCATGGAAAAGCTGTCACTCGATAAAAAGCTTGCGTTGCTATCGGACTTAGAACGCGAAGCTTACGATAAGGTACTGACGTATCCGCCGCTGTCGCCAGTGACGGCAGCGAAGTTCTTTGGCTTATTCCTTCAGGGTTATGGGTGTGTTGACATCGCTCGTACCAATCCAGAATTCGGCTCCCTCGCTCTTGGTCTGATTGTACGAGCACGTGTTGAATACGATTGGGATACTGAACGTGATGTTTACATCAGGACCATGATGGAACTGATTCGTGTCAAGACCGAGAAGGCAACGTTGGAGGGGATCCAATTCGCTAGTGATGGTATGGCTGTTTTTCACAAGCTAGTGGGAGATAAGTTTCGCAGGTTCATTCAGACAGGCAACGAAGAAGAACTTGGTGAATTCAAGCATATGAGCTTCAAGACCTACAAGGAGTTTGTTCAAATCTTCACCAAGCTGACTGGTAAGGATCAAATTGTCATTCCTAGTGCCGAACTTGATTCTCAGGATGGCCCCAAGAGCGAGCTAAAGGTCGCCTCCTCTGAAGACAAGCCGGTTACAGCCGAAACCGCCGAAGACATGTTCAAGCTTCTTAGCTCGGTGAAGGTAAAGTCGTAATGGCTCTTGAGATGCTGTCTGATACTGAGAAACTGCGACGCAGGCTTCTGTTTGTGCCGTGCGAAACCCGAGAGCATCTCAGGGCGTGGATCAAGGAATATCTTGGTATCGATTTCCCAGATTGTACGGTCAGCGACGAATCCAACAGCAACCCACTCGATAACATTTGGGAGGCGTATGATCGTCTCCGACGCAATGACGTAATTGGATTTTCACGTGTGATGGCATACGCCAATCGTGGAGGCTTCAAAACTCTCGGCGCCTCGGTGCTTGAAGTCATGGTCGTGCTCCACCTACGTCGCAATGTCGCTCACATGGCTGCTACTCTTGAGCAGTCTTCTGCTTCACAGGAGTATGTGAAGAACTTCTTCAACATTCCCATCATCCAACAATTCGTAGCAGCCCAGGCCGAAAAACACGTCCGCGTAGTGCGCTTTCAACATAAGGTCACCGGCTATTGTATCACCAAGACGGAATACGGAACGCTCTCTCTTGCTGACAAAAAGAACTACGTTCGCATTGAGAACTACATCAAGATTGTCGCCTGTACGATGCAGGGCGCCAACTCTAAGCACGTTGAATTTTTCGTTGTTGACGAGGTAGACGTCGTCGCTCCTCAGAACGTAAAAGCCTACCAGCAGGCCAAGAATATTCCGGATCCGCGAGACGGAATGCTTCCTCTCACGTTGATGGTCTCTACTAGAAAGTCACGCACTGGCTTGGTACAGCGTGAAATCGACGAGGCAGAGCATACGAAGCTCCAGTTGCGTCACTGGAACATTATCGACACTACAGAAGCATGTAAGCCAGAGCGCCACAAGCCCGACTTACCGCGTCAGACATACTACATAAATGATGGCGATGTGAAACACATCACCAAAGAAGAGTATGACATCCTGAATCCTGCCGAGCAGAAAAAGTACTATCCAACCGAGGGATTTGCTGGCTGCCGTGGATGTCGTCTGTTTGCTGCCTGCAAGGGTCGTCTGGCTACCCATCAGAAGTCGACCTCTCCGATGCTTAAGCCCATCGAAGATGGCATCGCTAAGTTTCAAGGCGCTCCCAGCCCTGAGTTCATCATCACAGAGTATCTTTGCCGTAAGCCTGACACCAGCGGTCTAATCTATCCGCGCTTCAACCGCGAGAAGCATATGATTTCTACGGCTCAGATGGCCGAACTAATCACAGGCGATCCAATGCCTCAGGTAAAAGATAAGGCAGCTCTCTTGGCGCTTATGAAGCTGAAGGGCGCTGAGTTCTATGTTGGTATGGACTTCGGTTTCTCTCACAACTTCTCTGTCGTCACTTTTGCTGTTTACGGCCAGTATGCTTTCGTAATCGATGTGTTCTCACAAGCCGGTCTAGAACTGGATGACAAAATCCAGGCATGTGAATATCTCAAGACGGTTTATGACAATCCGATGATCTATCCTGATCCTGCTTATCCTGCTGACATTAAGACCTTTCGACGTAAGGGCTTTAAGGTGAAGGAATGGGATAAAGGCAAGGATTCGGTCAAGGCTGGCATCGAAATCGTGCGCACGCTTCTGTGGAGCGGTAAGAATGCCATTCGTCTCTATCTCATCAAAGAAGATCCAGGTTGCGAGCTACTGGCTAGTCGAATGGAAAAGTACAAGTTCACTATGGATGCAGCTGGTCTATATACGGATGTTCCAGACAAGACCGAGGACGACGAATGCGATGCCATTCGATATGGTATCATGAATGTCTTCGGTTCGAAGGGTGCTCTGAAGGTTCAGACAGGTGCTGCCATTGTGGTGGATGAATCTGGGAAGGTCAAGCAAGTAGCGTCAAATCAACAGCCGGGCCAGCAACAGGATTGGATGACACAAATGATTCGTCAGGCAGTTGGTGGTGGTGGCACAGACAGCAATGATCAGACGGATAGTAAAGTGCCACCAGCACAAATCAAAAAGGGTCGGTTCTTCTCCGACCTGTAATCTACGATTCTGGAGATTTTTCAAATGGATGCAATCCTAAACGTAGTTGTAAAGCTGCTCGCTTTCAGCGATCCGACCAACAATTCGAATCCTAGGTTGCGCCATGTTGACTGGACACGTGACATGAGCGGAATCGCTGTCCGCGATCCACGTTCGCAAGCATACGAAATCCTTCCAGGTTCAAGCCTCACCGTCTTTAATGGAACCAGGACTACTACCATCGATAGTACAACCGCTTTTACAGTATCGTTGCTACCTATCAATGGATCTGCTTCGCAGTATCGTTTCACTTACGTTTCGGGTACCGCTCCTGGCTTCCGTACTAGCCGCAGTCTAGCTGTCACCGGAGTAGCCATAACGATGACCATGAACACGAATGCCACACTTGGTGTTCATGCCGCCTCTGGAATTTTTGGATCAGTTATCCCCGGCGACTCGGTCTTCATTCCTAACACGACTACTGGTGATTCTGCCAATGTATTCAGTGTGTTGAATTCTGGTTACTGGCAAGTTCTCTCTGTCGCCAGCGCTACTGACATCACCCTTGTACGTCCTGTAGGTCAGGCTTTCTCCGGCGCTAACGAAACCCAAACACCTGAATCCAATAGTCAGTTTGTGGCATTCAGTGCCGCAGGCGTTCAGATTGGCGATAGCGTCGATATCAACGCCGGCTTCAATACCTCAACCTTGAAGGTCTTCGAGGTAGTCAATGTCACCGATTCTTTCTTCGAGGTGGTTAGCTCGGCTCCTCTTGCGCTGGATGTAGGCGTGACTCCTGGTGCTTCCGGGATGGCTTTCTATTCGGACTCTAAGCAAATGGTCTATGTCGAGGCCGATCAGGAAGTCGCTATTCAGATTAATGGAGATACCGGCCAGACGCAACGCGTAGGTTCCTTTGATCCTAGCGATCCAACTCAACCGGGCGTGTATCTAAAGATTGGCCCCACGTGGTCTTTGACAATTGTGAATCGCTCGGTCTCCTTGGCTAATGTAATTGTCATCCATGCAGCGGAGTAAGCATGTCGAAGAAGAATCGTATTGACATCGGCGCGCTAAGCCCCTTCCAGCAGGAAGTGATTCGTTCCGTTATTGGCGGTAGTAGCCCGACACCTCAAGGAGAAAAGAGGCGTGTAAGTGTTGCTTTTGCGGATCCATTCTTCGTTGGTTCTTCTGGTGGCGCTCCACTAACTAAGGCCGATACTCAAGCCCATCAAGAAGCCGTTAGCAACAGTGACCCGCTTGTAAAGTCCATCCTCAACGTCCTCAATGGTCCTGGTGATAGCATTGAACGCCTTGCCTTCCAGGTAAGCCCCTATACTCAGAACACGTATGGCGGCCTATGGAAGCGCAAGCTTCGTCTACTGCCTGACGAAATTTTGAAGCGCGTTTCGATTCAAGACGACCTTGTCGCCGCTGTTGTCAATACGCGTAGCAACCAAATTGCAGCCTTTGGTCGTCCACAGCCGGATCGCTTCAGCACCGGCTTCAAGATTGAACCAGAGCCAGGATACACTGAGCACCTTACTTCCGAGCAGAAGCGCGAGCTTCAGAACAAGATTGCCGATGTAGAGGCACGTCTCCTTACGTGTGGTGAGACTAAGGGTTGGAACGACGAAGACGCTCTTGGCTTCGGACACTTTCTTTTCATGTCGGCACGCAATGCTGTAGTGTTCGGTAGGATTGCCACAGAAATCATTCATGTTGATACTCCTGGTGGTCGCAAGTTCCACTCGTTTAGGCCTATTGACGCCGGAACCATCTATCGCGCTGCTCCTTACAAGAATGCAGCAGAGCAGGTACGTAGAAATGCTTTGCACATGTTGGAGCAGATCAAGAACAAGAAACTTCAGCCCGAACGTTACGTTGCTGATGAATACACTTGGGTCCAGGTGATTGATGGTCGTCCGGTACAGGCCTTTACGAGCGAGGAATGTGTAGTCCACAACTTCTATCCAACTACGGATGTCGAGCTTGATGGTTATCCCGTTTCGCCTCTAGATACGGTAATCACAGCTGTCACTACGCACATCAATATCGGTGTTCACAACAAGCTTTATTTCCAGTCTGGCCGCGCTGCCCGAGGAATGATTGTCATCAAGTCTGATGACATTGATGAATCCATCACTGGATTTATCCGTCAACAATTCAATGCCTCTATCAATAGCGTCGGCAACGCCTGGAGAATGCCTATCTTTGGTATTGGAACTGATGATGATGTGGGTTGGTACCCCATCGACAACAGTAGCCGTGACATGGAATTCCAGTACCTCAGCGACACCAATGCTCGTGTGATTCTTTCCGCATTCCAAATGTCGCCTGAAGAACTTCCTGGATATGCCCACTTGTCGCGCGGTACTAACAACCAAGCGCTCAGCGAATCCAACAACGAGTACAAGCTCGAAGCTCACCGTGATGTCGGTATTCGTCCGTTGATCGCACAGTTCCAGAACTTCATCAACGCCACTATCATGCCGTTGATTGCTCCGGAGCTTGCAGATTTCTGCCACTTCAAGTTTGTTGGTCTTGACGTAGACACTGCCGAGAAAGAAAGCACCCGCCTCCAGCAAGACATGGCCATTCACATGAACATGGACGAAGTACTGGAGAAGGTTGAGAAGAAGCCAGTGGGTCAGCGTTGGGCTGGTCAATTCTTGCTCAATCCCCAATGGGCTGCCGTTCTCGACAAGTACTTCCTGGTTGGCGACATCATGGAACACTTCTTTGGCATCAAAGGTGCTTCGCAGGATCCGCGCTTCCAGTTTGTTAACAACCCGATGTGGTTCAATTGGCAGCAACTCATGCAACAGCAACAGCAGATGGAGCAACAGCAACAGCAACAACAGATGCAAGCTCAGCAGCAACAACAGATGCAGCAGCAACAGGGTCAAGAGGAACAGGGCGACCTTTCTCAGGGTGTAGACCAGCTTCACGGGCAGCTCAGTAAAGGCGAGAAGCAGCTCACTCCTAGTCGCAAGGCCCTATTGGCTCATGAACGCCGCATCCTCAAGAATGTACTGAAGGGTTTTGAGGAAGACGTGGCTAAGGCCACCGAAGACATTCTAGATGCAGCCGATGGACATTTGCCGGAGGAGTAATGGCGAAGAATGTACGCCTATCCCCGACAGCCCTTAAGCTGATCGACAAGGCAGTAGACCTACTCTTTGAACGCGCTAAGGCTCGTCTTTTGGGCCCTGGCGCTCACAAGATGTATGCCCGCAAACAGCTTGTCTTGAAGCTCAATCCTAAGGATACCTTGACCGGTCTCTATCGCCAAGCTTCTCAATTCGAAGGCATGGATCCAAAAGAGAATGTCATGAAGGGCCTTCTTCGAATCGCAGGTTCATATCTCGACGCGACGAAGGAAAAGACCAAAGCCAAAGTTCAGCACTCTGTACAGAGCTTTCTGACTGACGCTATCGCTCAAGGAATCAAGACTGACGCACGTACAGTTCTAGGAGGCCAGCTCGCAGAGCTTTGGGGTGACGTCAAAAAGGATGTACGTCGTATCGTCGAGACAGAGACTACAGTAGTACGAAACACCAGCATCTATGATGCTATCGGCAGAATGTCGGCGCTTGATGGCGTAGAAGATCCAACCGTCTTCTTCGTAACCGTGCGTGACGATGTGCGCTGTGATGAATGTACCCGCCTCCACCTTCTCCCAGACGGGACAACGCCTCGTGTTTGGAAGCAATCAGAATTAGGATCCGGATACCATAAAAAAGGAGACCCGAATCCGAAGATCGCGGGTCTCCATCCCCACTGCCGTTGCGTTCTTACGGTTCTAATGCGTGGTTACGGTTTTGATTCTGGTGGAATGGTAACTTACAAAGAACCTGACTGGGACGAATACAAGCATCAAAGGGAATGAATCTACCTGCGATGTTAACCGCAGATCCCGTTTAGGGGTGCTCGATTCGCGTGTTTAAGCCTTGACCTTCTCGTTGGGTTGAATCAGCGCCCGGGCAGCCGCCATTGCCTGACGAAGCTCGGTGGTGGGCTTGTGGGCGATCACCGTGACATGCGCATCGCCAACCTTGACGACCTCAGGACCCGTGAAGTTCTCGACCGCAGTGAGAAGCTTGAGGAGCGTAATGCGAAGCGTTCCGATCGCCTTGTGGTCGATCTTGTAATCGACCTTGGTCTCGGTGACAGGCTGGGCGGTCGTCGTAGACGCACGGGCTGCCTCCAAGTCCTTCACCTTCTGGCGAAGATACCGCAATTCGGCAATCTGCATTCCATTCTCGGGCTTGTGGGGCTTCATTGTATGGTCCTTTCGGGTTGAACTACATTTAGGCTAACAGGCGTTTCGGGGAATGTCAATTGTGGTCGTCATTGTCGGGGTCGTATTCGGCCTTGAAATAGCCTTCTTCGTGATAGTATTTTGACCAGATGCCGCTTTCGTCGAAGCGCTCGACGGACACGTTTTTGAATCCAGCGTCGTCGAGGATTTGTCTCATAGCTTCGGCGCCTATGGTGTTGTGGGAATGGATAATCACCTTCTCGGGCCGCTGATCCTTAGGAATGTAGGAAAGCGCCCAGGCGGCCATCTGGCCGTTGCCTTCGTAATTGTCATCACCCAGGTCGTGGTCGAGGCTGATCAGATCGAAAACGGTCGGGTAATTGTACAGGTAGCGCAAAAAGGTCGCGATGTTGGTGGCGACGGTGATTTGATAGGTCTTGCTGTTTCTGGCACGAAAGGCATCTGCGCGGGCCTTCATGTCGTCGAGGAAAAGTGCCTGTTTCATGAGGGCATCTTACTGTAATGGCGTTATTACTGCAAGGTAATCTAATGTGAGATGAAGCCCGTTAACTCACTAAACGAAGAATTTTTCGAGCAAATAGATTCAGAAGAAAAGGCTTACTGGCTTGGATTTTTACTGGCGGATGGTGGGGTTAGTCGGAATCAACTTACCGTTTCTTTGGCGATCGAAGATGGGCTCCATGTTGAAAAGCTTCGTAGTGCTCTCGGTTCTGATGCTCCTCTCAAGAGAATTACCTTTAACAATGCGTGGAAGTCTAAGGATCAAATTCGTCTTGTTATCAAGCGAAAGGCTATGGCTGTTCGGCTAGCCAAATGGGGTATCGTTCCAAACAAGATGTTGTATGGCTGGGTACCGGAGCTGCCAAGACCTCTTCAAAGGCACTTCTGGCGGGGAGTATTTGACGGTGATGGGTACATTTCCATAATGGTTTCGAGGAACGAGGTTGGAATTGGTCTTTGCGGTAACCTTAAGACTATGGAAGCGTTTGTTGAATTTCTTGGAAAAACACTAGGATTCAGGCCCACAATCCATCCCATTCCAAAGAGAGATGGAGGAGATCCTGTTTGCTTTCGAATCGTCATCTCTGGGAAAGCAAAGCCCATCTCGGTACTTAGAGTTCTTTATGGTGCTTCGACACTGTACCTGGATCGTAAGGCACGTAAGGTGCATCAGTTAGGAGTTCAATAAATGTCAACAGGATTGCTTTTGGATGGAGTTTTTGCTTCTGAGCATATCGATAGCTCTGGCGAGATCTTGGATATCAAAGGCCTAGACATCACGGATTTTGACGAGGGCAAAGGTCTTGCTAATTACGAGCACAAAGGTCATGATGGCAATTCTAACGGAGAAGAGATTGTCGGCAAGATAATTTTCGCTCGCAAGATTTTCAAGCAATCTGATTGTACCAACGAACGGGAGAAGATGTTCTGGGACAAAGTTGGCTTGCCTTTTCTCTATGGTATTGTCCGTTTGTATGATGGAGCGGGCCATGAAGGAGCAAAAGCTCTTGCGGCCATCATTCGTGATAGTCACGCCAATGACGAGCCTATCATTGTGGGTTTCAGTATCGAAGGATCAACATTAGAGAAAGATTCCAAGACCAATCGATTAGTTCGATGTATTGCACGCAAGGTTGCGCTGACAGTACGTGCTTGTAACAAGATGGCAATTTCCGGCCTCCTTGCGGATCCAAATGCACCAGAAGGCTACGAGAAATTCCCAGTAAAGCCCGACCTACTTGCTATGGTACCAGTCGCCAAACAGACTATTGCTAAAAAGTCTGAAGCTGATCCGATGTACATACGTCTTGGCGGAAGTGAAGCCGTCTATGGTTCGGAAATCACCAAGGCCATGACTGCTGGCAGTTACAATGCAGCTCCTGGTACTTTGAGTGGCGGGGCTGCTCTTCAGGTCGAAGACCGTACACGTAAGGCTCTTGCCATGGCAGCTCTGCGAGATTGGGACAAAGTTACACCTTTCCGTAAGTTCATCAAGCACCGTATGCCTGATGCCAGCGACGAATTCCTTGACCACTTCTCGGACCTTGTGGAGCGTCACATGTTCCGTGTCAAGAAGGCAGAAGAAGTCATCACCTCATTGGCAAAGGCTGGCAAACTCAAGTCACCTCGTGAAGCTGGTATCGCAGCTAAGCCCAAGGAAGAGCCGCGCCTTACCATTCAGGGTCGCGCTGTGCCGAAGTCGATGGTCACCAAAACCACGTTCGATCCAAAGAGTGGACAGCTCTTCACGCCAAAGGGTATCTTTCAGGCTCAGACTCCAAGCGCAGTTCACCCGCATCTTGCTCGTCACATGCGAGCAAATGGAATGGATCCTTCGCGGTCGGGCCAACTCTTCGCCAATGAAGTTGCCAAATCACGTGACGCTCACAAACGCGCTATGAATAACTGGTTCAATGTGAATCAGAAATTCGTAAACGGCAATATCGACCCGGGTCTCGTTAGCCACGCGGTCGCATTCGCTCTGATGTCTCCTGGTGTTCCTGTACCTATGCAGGAAACCATGTACGGCCACTTTGTCGACTCCCTTAAGAGTCGAGGTCTTGCCAGCATCGTCAATCCAAAGGATTGGGATGCTGTCTACAAGGATTGGATGGCTCGCAACCGTTCTGGTCTTCCTCAGCATAGCCGCCAGCACTTCTTGGATCTCGAAAAAGAAATCCGCTCAAAGAACGGCGCCTTCATCGGGTTCAACAAGCCAGATAAATTTGCGGAATACTTTTCTGGTTATTTGAAAGATCATCACAATGACATTGTTGATGCCATTCGACAGGCTAAGGGCGATGCCCATCCTGTTGCCCGCCGCCTTACTGAGGTTCGTGGTATCGCTCCTAAGCTTTCTCGTTATCTTCTCGGCATGATGGGCGCCGGTAACATGGTTGTTCCTGATACACACTTTACTCGCCATCTGTTTGGCGCTCGCCCCGATGCTCCAGGTTCGCAGCCCGGCTCAAGTCCAGACTCTGAATCGCAGAACTATCTGAAGCACGCTCTCCTTGGCACTGGCGGCGCTCACGACGTTCTCGAAGGAATCGATGATTGGTATCTTCGCAATCATGATGCAGTGAAGCATCTACTTGCGGATCCAGAAATGGGTCCATACTTCAAGGGTCGCGAGAATCAAGCAATCTTCCCCGCCTTCTGGTCACACTGGATTAGCATTCCGGGTCACGAAGCGGCAGTTGGAACTCCTAACCGTTGGGCACAGAATGCAGGTACTGACCATGCGCCCTTCTGGGATGCCGTAGCTCCGATGCTTCAAAAGAGCGAGAACTACGATGCTGACCTGCCTATGCGTACTGCCATGCAACATCGCCGCTGGGTAGAACAATACGGCCCCGTCCACGCATTGGGCCTCTATTACCAGTATCTTGTACCTCGTCTCCAGGCCAACGATGCTTTGCGTGGCCAAGAAATGGTTCGCAAGTTCCAGTCGATTGATGTCGACCTTCGAAAGGCTGTACGCGAATCAACAACTCCTAATGAAGAGCGCCAGCCTGAGCGGGTGAAGTTCCGTGGCCATACAGTCTCGCCTGGAGAAATGTTCCCACACAAGGATCGCTCTAAGCGCTTTTCGGTTCTGGGCACTGATCCAAAAGAGTTCACAGTAGTCCCATCCGAAAAGCTACACAGCTATACCCATCAGGATATGCTCAGGATTCCACGAGCTGAAGCTGGTGACTACCGTATTCTTCGTTACCCTGAAACGCTTGAAGAGCCTCTGGTGGTGAACGCCCTGACACATGGTGTTGGTGAATACAATACCCATCCGGAAGTACAGAACCTTGTACACGGCTTCAATTTTGGTTATCCCAAGGAGTCCGCTCTTCAAGGTAGTCGAGCAGAAACTTCTTTCTGGAGCAAGACTCCTAATGGCCAGCGTGTCTACGTGAAGGCCGCTCCTGAAGAGGGTTCCTTTAACGAAGCCCGCAAGGAAGGTGTTTACTCTGCTCTTGCTCGTGAATACTTCGGCCTAGGCAAGTACGTGCCTCGTGTCGGAGTAGTGCGCCATCCTAAGACTGGACAGGAACATGCCATCATCGAGCACATGCCTGGAGAAGAGTTTGCGCCTGAAGATCCAGCACACGAAGGCGTACTCAATAGACTCAACGATTCCGGTGAACTAGATAAGCTGGGTCTCATGGACATGATTATGGGTAACTCCGACCGTAGCAATGAGAATTACCTAGTGGATCCAGAAAACAACACTCTTCGTCTGATTGACCACAACATTCTTTTTGACAACGCTCCTCGTCATACGGCAACTCCAATGTATTGGTCAGACCACGAGATGAGCAATATGATTCCTTTGGATTCTTCACAGCTACATCCTGCCGCAGTTCAGTGGGCACACTCCCTTAAGCCTGATGAGCTAGAATCTATGTTGCGCCGTTACGAGGTTCCAGACGAGCTGGTACAAGGAACTAGAAGGAGACTTGAAAAACTTCAGGGACATTTGAAGCATCGACCGAATTCTGATCGCGAATCTGCGTGGGTGATTCCACAGGCCCTAGCAGACATGCCTGATGACATTCAAGCAAAGTACTCCAATGAACCGGAGAAAGAATGATGGCTACTTCAAGAGCGTACTATCAGCGGAATAAAAAAGCCATCCAAGCCAAAAACGCTGAACGATACAAGAAAAATCGTGAGCGCTACTTGAACATCACCCTAGTGGCTCATCGTCTACGCAAGTACGGTGTCACCAACGATCAGTATGAGACAATGAAAAGGGATCAGGAAGGCCGTTGCGGAATTTGTCGAAAAGTGCCTACTGAAACTCTTGAAATAGATCACAATCACACCACTGGCAAGGTACGTAAACTTCTTTGTAAGCGCTGCAATCTCATGATTGGTTACGCGCTAGAATCCCCCGAAACTCTACGTAACGCTGCCGCATATTTGGAAGGCCACAATGGCTAATGAAAACATTTATTACTGTTTCGGAGTTCATCCCCAGCCCAACGGGGAGATCCATCACACCCTAAAAGGAAAGTTTTTCTTGCGCGATGGACACTTAAGCGTGCTTGAGGACCATGGTCTAGCTCGTGGCATTGATTTAGAGAAGGTGCCACCTGCTGAAGCTGCTGCTCGTATCCGCAGAATGACCCATAGCCAGAGACGCATGGTGGTGAATGGAGAAGACCTACGTCAAGGCCTACATCCTGACCTTTTGGCAACAACTGAGAAACCGCGCGTGATTCCGGGCGACCTTCGAGAAGCCATGGGCAAACAATTCAAAGACCCAGATGATCAGGTCGCAATGTACGACTACCATCGACATGGCATGCCTGGACCGCAGGTTCTTGAAATCCACGGCTCGAAGGCTTATCTTGATGGACACGAAGTTTCACCGGAAGAACTAACAGCGATCATGTCCAACGTCAAGGCCGGGAAAGCCGAAGTACGACACTCACTAGCAAAACACGAAGGCCTGGAAAAGATTGAACCAGACCTAGCGAATGCGCTTGGCCATGTGCGCTCGGCGGTACAATCAGGTCACGTTCCTCCTGAGGCATACAAACAGCTATCTCGTAGTTTATTTACCGACACGCTGGTGCCTACTGTCGGAAACAGAAAGGCGTATCAAGATTTTTTGTCAAGACCAAAAAATGGAATCCACGTTCGAATTGACATGAACGATTTTGGTGATGTCAATAAAGTTCATGGCCATGAAACAGGTAATCAGGCTATCATTGCTGCGTTTCGAGCCGCACGTGAGGCTGCGGATGAGTCCGTAGGCCGTAAAAATGCAAAGCTTTTTAGGATCGGCGGCGATGAAGGACATCTATTTGTTCCATCTACCGAGCATGCAGCTTCTTTTGCCCGCGCATTTCGTGCCAAGCTCGAAGCAATTCCTTCGATTCGTGGAACTCATAGCCTAAGCGCAAGCATTGGCTATGGGCGTACGCCACAGACAGCGGAGGAAGCTCTTATTCAGGCAAAGACCCAAAAGAAGGCTGGGCTTCATCCGAAAGGTCAAGCGCCGAGCTATGTTCAGGCACATCCTGAATTGCTGCCGCCGCAGCTTTCCTTGAAAGGCTGATATGGTCATTTCCCGTATACTGTAGAAACTTGCTAGTTTTAGCTGCCATAAATACGTAAATCCGTCCTTGTGGCCGTACTTTGGCATTAGTTTCCTTCTGTGATCTGATCCAATTAGCGTACTTGGACACCATCTGAAAATTTCCGCAGAATCCAACCGCTTTTTCAGTAACCCACCCATCTCCATCGACACATCCGCGCCAGTAATGGGGCATTAAGTGATCTGGTCCAGACCAAGGTTGAACTGTGAAGGTTTTATTTGGCGTAATTGAGTAGCGTGCAAGGTCTGAGACCATTTGCTTGTTTCGAAAGGAAATTTTGAACAGTTCGTATCTACCCTTGAAGTACCTTTTGATCGGCGCTGAGGATCCGATTGCTTTCCGGAACTTTTCGAGGTGCTCGCGATCCTTCAGGTTGATTTGGATACGTGAACCATAGACGTTTCCGTCTGTTGCGATAAAACCGAGCCAGTACGCTTTTTCTGGTGTATCGATTAGTGAAAAGAAATTCTGATTCACAAGGAATCGCTTGTAGCCTGGGTCTCGTTTCACAACACCCATCGCAGTTAGTTTTCTGTGGACAGTGGCATAGCTTGCCCCGATTTTGCGGGCAATTTTCATAATACTTTCGCCCTGTGCATATCGACTTCGTACCTTTTTGGCAGTGGAGTCTGAAATCGAGCAAGGGCGCCCAAGCGGTCTCCCTGTTCGAATTTTTTCTAGTGTACATTCTTTGCATTGAGATCGACCCAAGTAGAAGTCGTCACGTAAGCTCAGGATATATTTACACTTCGAACACTGTTTTAGATCTAATTGTTTGTTGATCAATAGTTTGGCCATGGTGCCCCTCTGATCCGAAATAGATTACGTTGTAATCTCACTTGTTGTCCAGGTTTTCAAAACCACTTTTCCCGTAAGGAGAACACTTAAATGTCCGCTAAGAGCCTTAATGAAGCCCAGGAAGCCCAGAACGCGCTGTCGAAGCGCTTTGCTACCGTTGGTGCTGTTTCGTTTGACACCGATGGCGAGCCGTACTTCCTGATCGGCGCCGGTACCGCTGGTACCCAGTCGGCTATTGTCAAGTACAAGACCTATCAGCCCCTCGGCGTTGATGGTGTCGGTCTCACTCCTCGCGCATTCACTCCCGTGACTTGCCAAGTAGTTCTTGAGACTTCTACCATCGCTAACACCCCGCTTCTTACGGGCGCTAACGACATCGCTCTCCTTGGTGAACTTGCTCACCGCGGCAACCGCATCGAGCTGTATATGACTGCGAACACCACTGCTGTCAGCACTGCTGGCATCACGACCGCTAACCTCAAGGCTACATTCGACCCGGATCTCAAGTACAAGCTGATGGATTCGCAGTAATAGGTTCATCAACTACCAACTGGAGATTTTATCCATGGCAAAGACTAATTTCAAAGACGAAGAGCTTCGCAGTGTCATTGCAGAAATGGCAGAACAGCTCGAAGGCGCATGGCAGACCTCAAAGCAGGAATTGCTCGCAAAGGCAGTTCCCGAAGAGTCTGACGACAAGGCGCCTGTAGATCCTAGCTCGTCGGATTCGTCTGCTCCCGCTTCGGACCCTGCTACCGCTGGTCCTGGCCCTGATGCTGGCGATGCTTCTGCTGCTCCTGCATCGGATGCCTCTGCTCCTGCAAGTGCGGATCCTGCCGCCGATGCAGCCCCACTGACTCCTGAGGCTCTACAGGCTGAGTATTCTCAGCTCGCGCCCGAGGAACTCGATATGCACATCAAGGCCGCTCTCGCTGCCAAGGAAGCTCTCGCTGCTTCGGCCTCGGCCGTTGCTCCTGATGCTGCCTCGGCGGGCGCTCCTCCGATGGCTATGAAGGCTGAAATCGGTGGTCATGAGACCAGCGAGTCGGCTGTTTCGGAAGACACTGTCGATAAGGGCGAATGGAGTGAATCTTCTTCGTCGTCCGTTGGAAAGGCTGAAATCGGTGGTCATGAGACCAGCGAGTCGGCTGTTTCGGAAGACACTGTCGATAAGGGTGAGATGAGCGAATCGTCTTCTTCTTCGTCGTCCGTTGGAAAGGCTGAGCTGATTTCTTCGCACAAGAAGGCATCGGGTGGCCAGATGGTCAAGAAGTCTGAAAAGGCTGTTGATCCTCGCGACGCTAAGATTGCTGAGCTTGAAAGTCTTGTTAAGACCCAAGCCGGAGACATCCAGAATTTGACCAGCGCTGTGAAGATGGTTCTTGAACGCCCCGAGCGCAAGGCTATCACCACAATCGCCGCTCTTTCGAAGCACGAAGCGCCCGACCAGGGCAAGAAAGAGTTCACTGCTGCGGAAGCGCGCGAGTACATTACCTCGCTCGCCCCGCGACTCAACAAGGCTGAGCGCGAACTAATGTTCGACTTTTACGGTGGAAAGGTAAAGGCCGACAAGCTCGCTCCCATCTTTGAGAAGTACAACGCCTCACCCAAGAAGTAATCAAACTTTCCTGCTGAAGGAGATAATACAATGATCGGATCTGAAGTTACACAGGCTCTGCTTAAGGCACTCGAAGCAGGCTCTTACAATGCCGCCCCCCAGACCCTGGTTCAGGGCTCTTCGCTGCAAATCGAGGATCTCTCGGGCGTGATGCAGCTGGTCACTTTTGATGACTCGCACATCAAGCTCCAGAAGATGCTTAAGGTCGAGTCTTGCAAGAGCACTCTTGCTCAGTTCGATCGTCAGCTGAGCTACGGTATCTTTGGTGGTTCTGCCCAGCAAGAAGGTGCAGTTGGACAGGAAGAAGACAGCCAGTTCGTACGTATCGTGGTCCCCATGGCCTTCTACTCGCACGTTCGTCGTGTGACTGTAGTTGCCAACATGGTTCAGACCGTCGATGGTGTGAAGGCTGAAGACCGTGCCGCTCGCGACGCTGCTATCAAGCTCTCGGCTGATATCGAATTCGACCTTTTCCGTGGAAAGGCCGACTTCAGCAACGCAGGCGTGTTCGACGGTAACATGAGCGTAATTCCCGCTCTGCCCAACATTCTCGGTCTGGATGCCCAGATTCGTATGTCGGACAGCGAGCGCAACGCTCAGGACTTGATGTTCGCAGAGTACGGCTCGTCTCAGACTGCCGTCACCCAGGTTGGTTCGACTCTGACCCAGGATGCTATCGAAGACTCGCACGTCAAGAGCACCATGCAGCACGGTAACGCTGATCGCCTCCTGGTTGATCCTCTCGTTCTGTCTGCATACAACAAGATTTCGTTCGGTAAGGAACGCATCGTTCTCGCTGGTTCGCCTCAGGACGCTACGTCTGCTGAACTGAAGCGCCAGTGGGTGTCTGGTGGTACTGTTTCGATTGAAGCCTCGCGCTTCCTCTCGGGCAAGACCTCGCCTGCTGCTCCTCGCTCCAATGGTCCCGGTGCCTGTGTTTCGGCTGTAGGCGCTAACTCGCCTGCCGGTACTTCGCTCGGAGCTGGTGCGTATTACTACGCCGCTACCGCCGTGAATGAACTGGGTGAAAGCCCGGCCGTGTTCAGCTCGGTAGTGAACGCTTCCGCCGGAGATCAGGTGCAGTTGACCATTACTCCTCCTGGTTCGGGCACTGTGCGTTACTTCAACGTGTACCGCACCAAGGCTGGTGGTGCTGCTTCGAGCGCCAAGTTCATCGGTCGTATTGCTAACTCCGGTTCGGCAACTACCGTGTTCGTCGACTTGGGCAACAAGCTCCCTGGCTTCGTCACTGGATTCCTCGTTCAGGGTGACACTATGGCGATGAAGGAACTCTCTCCTTACAGCCGCATGAAGCTCGCTGTTACGGATCTCAGCCTGCCTGAAGCGCACTTCCGCTTCTGCACTCTCGCCGTAATGCAGCCCCGCAAGAACGTCCTTCTGGACAACCTCATCGGCGCGTTCTAATCAGTAACGTAGCCTAAAAAGTTCAAGCCCCTGGAGAGATCCGGGGGCTTTTCTTTTTGGTGTTGACATTCCGGATTTGTAGGTGTACATTTAGCACCATGACCGACACCAAGCGTCAGAGCGGTAACGAAGTGAAAAAGGCTGTCGCGAACTCTCGCGTCAAGAGCGTGAAGTGGTGCGGCCGGTACTGGTACGTGGTGGTGGATGTTCAGGGAGTGGACACCGATGCAAACGCTGATCAGGTGACGCGAGATGTCCGCAAGGCCTGTGGAGCAGGTGACTGGTCGCGACGTGATGGTGAAGCAGGTGGGCATGACCACCGAGACTTTCAAGCGCTGCAAGACTTCGTACGATTTCTAGCAAGCCCCTGTTGACATTAACCCTAGCCTCGGGTATAGTTGATCCATGATCGAGACCGCCCCAGTCCCTTTCAAGCAGACTCGCCGCAACAACTGTAGTCAAACCTGTGTTGCGATGATTACCGGCAAGAACATCAAGGAGATCAACAAGCTCTACGGCAAGGCCCGTGCCTATCGTATGGCCGAGATTCTTCGCAAGCCCCAGCCTGCTAAGACCCGCGCTGTGATTTCTACCACGTATCTGACCGAGACCACGCGCGTGATGCAAATGTTGGGCTACAATATTGACAGCGATTTTATCGTCTATGACGACGGCGAGCGCTACCCCATCTTTCACAGGGCCGCCAAGACGCCCCCGGCCTTCGAATCCGGCAAGACCTATCTGGTTCGGGTTGCTTGGTTCCGTAGGGGTAAGGCACGTACGGGTCGTACTCACGGTGGCCACTGTGTGGTTTACCGGGATGGTTGGTTTTACGATCCTATCGATGGCATGCTTTCTGCTAAGCCTCCCGAGAACTCAAAGATCACCGACTACTTGAAAATTTGGAAGTGAACTGTTGACAATGACTCTGAGAACTGATAGGATCAAAACCATGAGAACTTACATCGCCTACCTTCCTCGTTACGGCAACTTTCTCTGCAAGCTCAAATTCGATGAAGTTGCGCGTCGCGACGATACCGATGTCGTGCAGGTGCAGGCCGAGAACCTGGAGCACGTATTCGCCCTGCTGAATCATGGCTCTGGGCAGGAGCTTGATGGCTACATGGGCCGCTCGCTCTCCGTGGGCGACTTCGTGGTCGATTCTACTGGACGTGCGTGGCTGTGCGATTCCTTCGGCTGGGTGAAGGCGTCATGAGCGCCGACAACGGTAGCTGGCGTGAGGGTAGTTGGGGAGAATCGAGCGCTGAAGGTAGCATGCGGGCCCCCAGCTTTTCTTCTGCTCTGAACACCGAGGTCAAGGGCTTCAACGCTCCCACCCATCCCCAGCCCAAGGCCAAGAAAGAGGAGGGCGACAACGAGAAGGAAGAGTGGCTCGCCATTCTCAGATTCCTGTCTACGAGGAAACCGTGAAACCGACCCCAAAGGCTGAATGGGTTAAGATTGGCGATTGCGTGACGGCTGGTCGCGGTATGAACGGCAACGTGATCAAAATCATTGCCAGGAACAATGGTCTACCCACTGTTGTTGTTCTTTGGAGTAGCGGTTCCACTGGTCGACACACCATTACTACACTCCATCGAGTTGTTGACATTCCAGCCGGAAAGGAATAGGGTATCACCATGGACATCAAGGACTTTCTGAAGACCATCGATTCGAATCAGTTCGCCGCTCTTCATGAGGCTCTGGATCAGTACGTTTCCAACAACGATCCCGACGACGTGTACGATGACACCGATCTGAACAGCCCCAAGAACCAGTTGGCCTGCGCTTTTATGCGAGCCAAGTTCGAGGCTGCACAACGCATGCTGGAGGCCTGCGATGCGCAGATGGACGCGCTCGCTGGTTAAATATGAAGAAAATCGACTGGAATCGGGCCTTTCCGAGTGAAGAGCTTAGCGATCTTCAGGCCAAGCTCGAACTACTCAACAAGCAAGACGCGTTCTTCAGGGATGCTCTTACCTGGGCTCCTGAGCATGTTGTTGCCGCCCCGTTGGTGAACTCACTCAAGCTGACAAACGAAATCCATACCCGGCTCGATGCCATTGGTCGAGCTAAGACTGCCATCAAGACGCAGATTGCAGAGATCCTGTTGGAGGTCGCTGATGAAAAATAAAATCGCAGTAATGTACGCCGATGCCGGTGACGAACCGTATGTTGTCATCTATTCCAGCAAGAGAGATGCTTGGGACAAAGCCAAACTGTCGATTCCTCAAAAGGAACGTCGCAAAGCCAAGAAAGCGCTATTCAGCCCCACATGGCGTGGAGCTACCGGTTGGCGTACAAAACACGGACTCGTCATGATCATTACCAAGGAGTACATGAAGGACCGTATCGAAGAATGGAAACGATACCTCAGATACATGGACTCTTGACAAGCTCGAAATGAGTGATAATCTACGAACCATGAAGATGCACCTACCTACAGTCCAAAAGCCAGAAGCCATTGCGGCCACGGTGGAGGTACGTATGTAAGGTCCAGGATACTAGCTGTAACGGTACCTGGACCCATCCGATCGAAAGATCTGGTGGGTTTTGTTTTTCTGGAGATGCGGTAACAGTAACCACTACGCGTCGGAAGCGTAAATTCTGGGTGCAATTCCCAGTCTCCAGACTGATCAACAGATCAAAAATTGAATACGCTCCCTTCGTTTAGTTAGCAAGACAGGGCCCTCGTAAAGCCAATTCGGAAGTGCAATTCTTCCAAGGAGCACTTGACAGTAGATCTAGAAGTTGTAGAATACTCGTCACCTCAGAACAACGGTTCCGAGGTTCTTTGACAACTGAATACGTAGTTTTTTGGGTCTGTCGTCTAACGTTTAGGACAGCGCCGATAAGGCGTTTATGGGTGGTTTAACTCCCCCCAGACCCACTTTGCTCGCTGGTGTATCGATCCAGCACGCCGGTTTACATTACAAATATGTAGACAGGTAGACCGTGGTTCAACTCCACGGGCGAGCACCATGGAGTTATTGTGTAATGGCTAGCACCCCGGTCTCTTAAACCGCGCAGTCAGGGTTCGAATCCCTGTAACTCCACTGATCTGAATGCTCGATTGGATTACATCTCTGCTAAAGATCTAGACCGGTTCAACTCCGGAACAGGGCACTCAATGCCCTTTTAGTGTAACGGTAGCACAGCAAACATCTAGTCAATTTTGTCAGGTCACCTTAATTACTCAGCTAACGCAGGCATCGATCTTGCGTGACTGGTCGGAGAGACGATCGTTTGGGCTAATAGTATAGCGGGAATACGTTGCGCTGGCAGTGCAAAGTTCAGGGTTCGACTCCCTGTTGGTCCACTGGAGAATGCCTGAAGGTTTACATACGGCAAAAAGAAACTTTCAAATCCTTGTCTCCATTTGTTTTATGCCCTGGTAGCTCAAAAGTAGAGCGCCAGTCCTAGACTGGAGGTTGGAGGTCCGAACCCTCCTCGGGCACTTACCTGCTTAGTTCAGTAGCAGAACAGCGGCATCACAAGCCGAAGATCGCTGGTGCAAATCCAGCAGCGGGTACTAGAGAATGCGGTAGAGAATACATCCTCCACTCTTACGGGGGACGTAGGGTTCAACTCCCTCGACTTTCCCTACTAGATATTGGAACGCAAGACGGTCTTGCAGTTTGTTTTTCAATGAAGTATGTTGTCTCTTATGGGGTACGGGGCTGCATGGGGTGGCCGCCAAGCTTGCACCTTGGAATTTCAGGTCGGTTCGATTCCGACGTGCTCCACAAAGCTGAATGCAGGTAGAATTACATGGAATTGTTATCCCAGAATACATTTTATCGATCTTGTCAGCCCTTTTTGTTCCAGAGTCTGTGAAGATAGACAGAGGATTCATATCCCTCTTAAGTTGGTGCAAATCCAACTGGAACAACTACTCGAATGTCCGTAAAGGTCTACATTCTAACACCGAGGGTTGGAGCGTCGAGAACTCCCGCCGCAATCTTACGCGGCGTAGCTCAAAGGTAGAGCATCGGTCCCGAAAGGGGTTGACTTTTCAAATTTTGTCGAGTATTCATACGGTCGGTTAGCTCATGTGGTAGAGCGGCGCCTTTACACGGCGAAGGTCGTGGGTTCGAATCCCTCACCGACTATGGGGAAGTCGTCTAACAGGATAACCCTCCGCAAGGAGAATAAGTAAGACACCGTAACAGCCCTCCTAGGCACGGAGTCGTTGGTGCAAATCCAACCTTCTCCACTTGAAGTACTAAAGCCTCCTGACGAAAGAGCCGTTGGCACTAGCGGCTTGATCACTAAATAACTAGAAAACCCTTTGCTGGGGAGGGGCCAAGAACCCAGCGTAGTTTGCTCCCGTAGTACAATAGATAGAACGCAGCCCTGCGAAGGCTGAGATCCAGGTGCGATTCCTGGCGGGAGTACAACGCGATCAATCCAAAAAGATTGCGCCAGTCGCTGGTGAAGGCCGTTAACCTCACTGGCGCAGCCCGCGAAATGTGACGGCTAGAGTAGCGGGTGTTTGGTCCCGTATCAGACCGAGCTTCGAACTCGGATCTTGTAATTGGATGAAAATGTAGGTTCGAGCCCTATCGGGACTGCCTTCGAAGTGCCAGTTGCTTTGCGCTAATTGCCATGCGATAGTGACATATGAGAGACGATTTGAATGAGGAAGAAAATGCTCTGTTAGTTCAGTGGTAGAACGACGGTATGACTCACCGTAGGAGCTGGTTCGATTCCAGCACAGAGTACTTCGAACGCGAGATCGAAAACAAAATTGAGTCGCTATCGGCTAGGAGTAAGGCTGTCAGATTCTCAATCTGAAGACCTGGGTGCGAATCCCAGTAGCGATATGAAGCGCCTATCGTCCAAAGGCTAGGACACAGACCCGATAAGTCTGATATGTTGGTTCGACTCCAACTAGGCGTACATGCACGACCGATAGAACCGGACACACGAAACCGGCAAGGTAGGTTCGTAAAGTGGCTTCTACTGCTCCACGTGCAAAAGGTAGAGGACTACAGTCCCTAAGATTGTCGAGCTGATCGCCGTAAGAGGATCAGGAACACGAGCTGAATGGATTTTCAGGCCTCTCCGGCTACGCGAGGATTAGGGGGTTCGATTCCCTCCGTTAAGTTTCTTAGCCGAATGCTCGTAAGTCTACATTTACTTAAAAATAAACGACTTACAAAATACTTGTCGGCATTTTCTGGGTGAGGTGCATACGGGTGCATACACGGTCGGGATCCGTGGGGGAGCTGGTTCGATTCCAGCCACTCAGACTAGCAGGGAATGCGGTAATGGCTAACCACTACGTTTTGGATACGTAAATTCTGGGTTCGAATCCCAGTTCCCTGACAAGTAATCTTGGAACCATGGCAAAGGTTTCCAAGGAGTATTACCGAGACTGGTATCAAAAGAACAAGGATCGGATTAAAGGACGCAAGAAAGAAGCTCGACAGAGAGCACGAGCTAAACTTCGTGCGATCGTGGATGTAGCCAAGCAGATTCCGTGTAAGGATTGTGGCGTTCAGTATCCACCATATGTAATGACTTTCGATCATCTTGGTGACAAGAAATTTAATGTTGCGGACCTTGGTGGAGTGAGCATTGACGCCCTAAAGGCCGAAATCGCTAAGTGTCAAGTGGTCTGTGCTAATTGCCATGCTGAAAGAACTCATCGTAGGCGTATTGACAAAGGCTGATTTGGATGCTACATTGACACCATGGAAAACGATCTCCGCAATCTTGATTGGGGCGAGGGGATGAATCAGGCACTGTCGGCGGATCTCAAGGTCGACATTGCGGGCAATCAGGCCCAACTGACTTTGGAGCTGCTCAAGGCTCTGGATCGGAAGAAGGCCAAAAACTGAGGTACTGAAATGGCAACGTACGCAATTTTTTATGATCATGGCGTCTATGAATATGGTTACGCGACCATGGAGGACGCCGCCAATGAATTGGCAGGTCTTACTAACCCCGAGCGATTCTACATAGCTGAATGCTGCCCTGGCAGCACTGCTTACTGTGAAGATGCTGAAAAAGGAAAGTGTCCTTTTTGTGATCTCGGGGAACAGGACCCCATTGACCCTCAGGACATCGCGGCGTATGATAATGAGGTTGATCTGTAAGTAACACTCGTCCGGATGGTGGAACGGCAGACACGGTGGCCTTAGAAGCCACTGCGCAAGCGTGAGGGTTCGAATCCCTCTCTGGACACTGCGCTCTTAGCCCGAGGCGCGCGATATAAAATTCGGTCACTTCGTTGGTGCAGAAGAGCATCATAATGGCGGTATCGTCTAGTGGTAGGACACGAGACTTTCAATCTCAGAACCGGAGTTCGATTCTCCGTATCGCTACTGTAGTAATGTGCTAACTGTCATCGTGACAGGACGCATAGACAAGAAATTGCCGACAAGCATTAAAGTGATGCAAGGGCCTTTGAAGCCCTGGAACTGGGCGCAATACCTAGGTCGGTAGCTTTTGCTCCTATCGGTTAACGGCAGGCCACGGTCTTGGTAAGACTGAAGTCAAGGTTCAATTCCTTGTGGGAGCATGTAAGTTAGGCGTAAGATCGATTGAGAACCGTCCTAACACAGTGGGTGACGATGCGGATCGCAACCGTACGGAATACTCCCACAATTTGCCTCATTAGCTCAGTGGATCAGAGCTGACGCCTTCTAAGCGTATGGTCGGGAGTTCGATTCTCTCATGAGGTGCTGATGTCCCTATAGCTCAGTGGAAAAGAGCAACGCGGTCCTAACGCGATGGTCGGGAGTTCGATTCTCTCTGGGGATATAGCCTAGCTTAGATCGGCACGGCGTCTAGCTAGGGCCGCTCGAAAATTGAGCCGTGCTTTCGCCCGTAAAAGATAGGTAGCGATCATCAAGCCTTGTAAACTTGAAAGTTCGGCGCAAGTCCGAATATGGGCACTCCTTGACAAAAACTACGTATTCAGTTAGACTCTAGCCATGCTCTTCAAGGTCGAAATCCTTCGTGGAATCCCTGGTTCTGGCAAGAGTACTTTCGCCAAGAAGCTCATCGAAGCTCGCAGCAAAGAGCTGAGTCGCCCTCTTGTCGCATGGGTAGACTATGTCATCGTGTCCGCCGATCAATTCTTCGAGCGTGATGGCGAGTACAAGTTCGATGCGAAGGAACTTGATTCTGCCCACAAGATGTGCCTCCAGAACTTCGAGGCCGCTCTTCGTGGCAACATTCCCTACATCATCGTTGACAATACCAATCTGTCAGCGTGGGAAATCTCGCCCTATTACCTGCTGGCTGATGCCAAAAACTACAGCGTGCGGATCATTACTGTGCGCGCCCCGCCCGAGGTGGCTCACAAGCGTGGTATTCACGGTGTGACTTGGAGCAAGACCACCCGGATGTTCGAGCGCTTGATTAAGGGTGAGCAGGAAATGCCCTGGCACTGGAAGAAAGAGAACTACCCATGACCGACTATAAGACCACACTCCAACAGATCGCTCTATACGGCCTTATTGGGGCTATATGCGTTCTTGTGTGCGCGGTCTTCTTCGCGGTATGGGTCGCTTATACAAACGCAGCCTGGGCCTGGGTAGGCCTGTTTATCGCGGTTTTTGTCGAGGGGTTCCTTTGGACGACTGTGGTGGCCGCTAAGGACTTGTTGACAAAATTCTGAGCTTTTGTTAGATTGTCATTATGACGATGATTCAGAGCGCTGGCGAGCTGTTTCCCCTCCCAATCAGAAAGCAGGCAGAAAACATGGCTGCACACGTTACGATGGAGACCCTCAAGGAAATCAACAAGCTGGGCCTAGGCGCCGAGGTCGCGGCTATGGCCTACTGCAAGTCCTTGTTCGACTTGGTGGCTGATCCCACGGACTGGAAGGGGCCAATCAACAAGTTCATCGACTCCTGGCGCCTGGATTGCAGTCTGGAGGTGCTTTCCTACGCGATCCGCGCTCACACCGGCAACGACGATCTCCAGATCGATGTGGTCGCTAACACCATTCACGTTCGTACGGCTGGCTATCGTGCTGGCCCCTGCGGTCCCTGAAAGGAAGCTGGATGAAGCGGAGGATTGAATTCAAGGTTGGCGACAAGGTAATGACTCGTCGTCCTGACAGTCCTGTGATGACAATCCAGAAGCTTGCGCAGGGCATCAAGGGACCATTGGTGCTCTGCGCCTGGGGATCTCAGGCATGCATATTTACTGCCGCAGAGCTGATCCTGGCCCCAGACGGTTCGTGTTGACAAAACCCCGAATCCGGAGCCTGTTGACAAACCAATAGGCTCCATGTATACTCCTTCCATACTCGCAGGACTCGCAGGAGTGGATTGATTCATGAGCCAGTATGCCCACGCATCCAGAGCAGCGATCGATCTCATCCTCGGGAGGCACACGAAGGTCGAAAACTATGGGTTACGAGCCTGTAGCGAAGATCGTGCCACTCCTGGCGATCTGTTGATCCAGCACATTGTAAATTCTCCTGGCAAAGAGCATCTGCTGCCGCTACCTAGCTGCGAGAGTTGCGCAGCGAAGGTGAAACAAGCTTTGGCCGATGTTGACATTCCCAAAAAGGCGTGATACTCTTCTTTCATACTCGCAGTTAAGGAAACAATCCAATGCCCACCTCGCTTCCGAATGCCCGCCAGGACCTCATCACCGCCATCAACGACCTGCTCCTGGAGAAGCAGCACGGTTTGGCGCACAACCTGATTGATGCTCTCACGATCATCGACAATGTCAACAAGGCTCTTGACGGTGGCGAGCGCATGGGTCTCACCCAGAAAAGGAGCGTGACCTGATCTGCGGCGGTTTCTTCATCGACGCCATCAAGGCTCTTCGCGAGCGCACCAACATGGGCCTCAAAGAGGCCAAGGACGTCGTGGACGCGTACCACAAGAGCCTGACGTTCGCTGGTGTCGTTGGCGGTCAGAACACCTACAAGGAACCCCAGTGAGCACCTGTCCACACTGCGGTCATTCTGGTGAGCCAAGGTCGCATATCTGCCTTGGCCAGAAGCCTCCGGAGCAGAAGTCCAACCACACTCTTCTTGGTACACCGCTCATTCAGCAGATTCAGCAGACCTGAGGAACATTGAAGTGATATCTGTACCGTGTCAGACATCCTTACGCGCGAAAGCCCCTTTGGATGGAAGTGTACGGTATGTGCAGAATGCACAACGGGTGTTGAAGGTTGAGTTTGATATCGCTTCATTTTTGTCCTCCCGCAGTGATTCTTAATTGACAAGAAAGGAGATTAATCATGGGCTTGGATATGTATCTGGTGGCAACGGCGGGTGACCAAGAGGTCGAGGTTGGTTACTGGTGCAAGGCGAATTCGATTCACGCTTGGTTCGTGGACAACTGTGCCGATGGGGTGGATGATTGCCAGCCCCATCCGGTGACCCGTGAGCAGCTGTCAGCGCTCCTTGCTCTTGTTGAAGCTGTCCGTAAGGATCCGTCGCGTGGCCCGGAGCTGTTGCCTACCCGAAGTGGGTTCTTCTTCGGAAGTACCGCATACGATGATGACTATCTTTTCGATCTCAGGTTGACCGCAAAGATTCTTGCCAAAGCTCTTGCGAGCGACTACTCCGATTTCTATTACCGAGCTTCTTGGTAGTTGACAAAACAAACGAGATCCGCTATCATTCTTCTACACTCGCAGTACCGAAAGGCAACAAAAATGAACACCCAGACCAATACCCCGGCATTCAAGATGAACAACGGCATGCTCGCGTACGTGTCGGCGCAGCGCAACAAGGTCGCCAAGGCCGCTCCGAAGCGCAAGCTCTGCCCGGCCTGCAAGTCTGAGCGTGCGATCCAGTTCTTCGGCGTGCGGACCCACCGCAACCCGCTGACTGGCAAGCCGGAGCGCTTCAGCCTCCAGTCGTACTGCGTCGACTGCCGTGCGAAGGGTTCCAAGCCGGTGGCACGCAAGACCTCGGCCCCGAAGGTGGTGGCTCCCGTGCAGTCCGAGCGCCCGCTCGATGCAGTGATGGCTGACATGGTGGCTTCCGTGCGCCTTGCGCGGGCCGTTTCTCTGGTGTAAAGTAGTGTGTGAGGTCCCACTGGGTTTGGGCTGCTCTCATCGTGAGCATGCAAAGGGTAACCGGTTGCCTCTCCGTTCGATTCGGAGCCTCACATTGAAGTTCCACCCGCAGTATTGAAAGGCAAGTCCAATGTCGTCGTTCTACCTGAAGTCCAAGCGAACCCCCAATTCTGCCCGACCGAAGGGCGCACGCAACCTCACCCTTCGTGCCGAGAAGGCCCGTCGCCGCAAGGAAGCTGAAGCTCGTCAGGCAGCCTACTCGGCCCTCTCGCTCGAAGAGAAGATCGCCAAGGTCTTGGCGCGTGGCGGTTCGGCTCACGAGCTGGGAAAGCTGCTGACTAAGCAGCTGGAGAAGCAGCAGGCGGAACTGTCACTGCCCGGCCAGGGTACTGATCCACTCGCAACTCAGCCACAGCCCGAGAAGAAGCCGAAGCGTCAGCGCAAGCTGAAGGTCGTTGACACCGAGAATTCGTGAAGCCGTAGTCAGTCCCACCCTAACCAGCTGTAAAACAATATGACAATCAAGAAGATGATGTGCGTGGACGACAAGCCCACGATCGTTGGTGAGCCGATGTACATTCACAAGGGCAGAATCTACGAGATCGAGTTCGAGGACAATCACCCGTACGACAACATCGTGCGAGTGCTCAACCCCGATGATGAGGAGGACTTGCGACTGCTCAACCCTGATCGCGCCGCGCAGATTCGGTGGCCCGATGTCGAGCGTGCTCGCCAGGGATTCGAACTCGCCAGCTTGCTGCGGCGTTCGCCTGCCCATCTGACCCGTGAGCCGACGAAGGATGAACTCCTGAACGATCCCACGATTCGGCATCGCCAGTCGCCTCGCTACGGAGTGGAGCGTTTCGTCGAAGTCGGTTTTTAACCCTAACCAGAGAAAACACATGGGAATCAACAAGAGCAACAAGACGGCAATGAAGATGATGGAGCACTGGACCACGGCTGAAACGCCCAAGGTAATGAGCGGACATCAGACTCATCGGCCCATCGTTCCGGGCGGTCGCGGTCTCAGCAAGGAGCAGCGCGGTGCAGGTAAGTACGACCGCGATGGTATCAAGCACAAGGTTCGGGCGGCTGCGTTCGCTGTCATCGCACAGAAGCGGGCGGCTCGTCGAGCAGCCGGTCAGAAGAAGAAGTAAACCGTCGAGGCGGGTCCTCGCAGAAGTGCCCCCAGGAGGATAAGCTCCTGGGGGTTTTTGTTTGTGGTGTAATCTTTGGTCTATGAGAATCCAAGGACTAAGCCCACATATTCAGCAGTATCTCGACGACGCTTTCAATCGCATGTTGCAGACTGTTGGCGGTCTTCCCAATCTCTCCCAGCTCGTTAGCTTGACTGATTCCACGTCGATCTATTCTGGTGGCAGCGAGACGTACTGGGTAGACTGTGTGAATGGCAACGACAACAATCTTGGCTCTCAGAGTCAGCCCTTTGCCACCATCAATCGTGCCCTGGATCAGATTCCTCTAGCTCCATTGGATCGATTCATCATTAATGTCAACGCGGGCACGTACCATGAAACTCTAGACCTCAACTACATCTTCTCTGGTCTTCAGGGCTGTATTGACATTGTCGGACAGAGCTGGCTTCCAGTCACTCCTACTACTGGAATCTCTTCCGGTACATTCGACGCAAGCTTTGGATCGCCAACCCTTCCAATCACTGCTTCTGTTACTGGTGCTGGATGGACTGCTTCTGACCTACGCGGCAAGTTTGTTCAAATCACGAGCGGCTCAAACAACGGCAAGGTTTTCCCGATTGCTGACAATACTGCGACCACAATCGATTTTGCTTTTAATGCAACTGGTGGTGGTGGATACAATCTTCGAAGCGCGACCTTCAATATCGTAACCCCAGGCGTTATCGTCGTCGGTACTCCTGGTTGGGATCATATCTTCTCTATCAACGGCTCGTCATTCTCTAGCTTCAGTACTTCGACTACATCTAGTTCGAACGGTGTTCGTTTCTCAAATATGGCCTTCAATCAGGGCACTGGATTCTATACTGGTCACCGTATCGGAACTGGCGGTAACGTGCTTTTCCAGTCGTGCTATTTTGGTGTCGGGTCTAATTCCTATGCTTTCTTGACTGGATCTGGCGGCGCAAAGCTCGCGGCCAATGATTCCTACCTGGAACTCTCTGGATCTGGTGGTGGAGCAATCCTTCTAAGTCCGTATAATACCCTGAGTTTTCAGCGTGTTATTTTGAACGGCGGTGCCAATGGAATCGCTGCTACTCAGTATAATGGCGCGGTAGGTATTAGCTTTACTGGTGTCATTCAGAATCAATCTTCCACAGGCATCTCTCTTCAGGGGGGCGGCTTGTCTGCGTATTCGGGTCTGATCATTCGAAATGTCCCTATTGGAGTTGAAGCCTATGGCGGCGCTGTAGTGGATATTTACACTTTCAATGCTGGCGAAAGCGTGATTACAAATGTCACCAACGCTATTGTTTGTGCTCATACAGGTTTCGGTGCCAATGAAGGTGCTGGCAATAGGATCAATCTCGTTGGTGTTAAAATCACTAACTGCTCTGGTGATGGTATTGCTGTACAGGGATCTCACAACACCATTGACCTGGGTGCTAGTACGATTACCAACTGTACAGGTAAAGGTGTGAATCTCGGTGCCAGTGCAGTTGCTGGCTTGAATCAGTGCCTCAGTAACACCGGTCTTTCTATGTCATCGAATACCGGTGGAGACTTCTCGATTGACGGGACTACTACTTTCAGCCTCGCTAATCTTCGTGCAGCTCCTAATAAGGCTGAGGTCGAGAACACCCTGCGTCTTTCGCGCGTCATCGAGCCCTAATTGACATTCTTTTGCGAAGTGGTATCATATTCGCATGAGATACCTCGTTCTACTCCTTTTGTTGGGAGCTTGCGACCTTAGGCCCGTGGTATGTCAGACGCGTTGCGGCATGCAGTTGGTTGGCCCAATCCCTGCAAGGAACGATGGTGATGGTGGCTACTCTGGCGTGCCCTGGTGGACCTGTGAGAACTTCCAGAAGTTTGAAGATGATGCCTTCGATATTTGGCAGCGCGATGTGGTCGATCACGATCCACGTTTCAACCGTGACAACGCTTGTCAAGCTCTAAACGAGTATCAAGTAGCTGTCATGCCTGAAGAGTCATGGGTAGACCCCTCCGATGGACCTGTTTATGGCCTTACCGAGTGCTGGGCGCGTGACATTCAGGTGAATGACGTTCCGCCCTACGCAGGCAGCCTCCTTCACGAAATGTCGCATGCAGTTCAACAGTGCGATCCTCTTCCACCGATTCCACCATGTGATGGCGGCGCTGATTGTATCCAGGCCCAGTATCACGCCAATTGGATCCCCGATGGTATCTACCTTTCTGTCGATGATATGTACACCTATATCTACCTCGAACAGTGGAATGTCTGCCACCTTGGCCTACCTCCAGCCGATGGCGGAACTGTTGACGCAGACTTTTGCAACTGATATGAAGCCCCCCGATGAATGAGCATTTCAAAGAAGCACGAAGGTTAGCAGCACAACTCCAGGCCGCCCTCTCCAAGGTTAAGGAGATCGAGGTCGACAGCGTTAAACGCTACATTCCCAAGGCACAAGGCCTAGTGAATGACATTGAACACCTGCTGAAAAAGGCAGAGAAGGACGTATGACCGAAGAAGAGAAGACGAGAATCCAAGGCGTAGTAAACGAGTCTCGAAAGGAAATGGCTCGTGTGTTTCATGACATGTCAGCCAAGCTCGCTGAGCTGTCTACCAAGGCTGATGTCATTTCAAAGGGCCTGCTAGAAAGCGATCCCCGCGTTCAAGATGAAATTGGCGAATGGGACAAGATGGTCCGAGACTTCAATACGTTGCAGACTGAACTCAAGGCAGTAGCCCTTGACGCTCTCCGCAATGCAATGGCATCAGCCCTTGAAAAGCTGAAGGAAAAATTGCATATTTCGAATAATGATGATGTAGTAGATGTACCTGATGACAAAACGAAGTGGAACTAAAAGGAATACGAAAAATGGGAATGAATTTGGAAGATTTGTTGAGTATGTTGCAGTCGGGCGTTCCGGCTCCAACTAAGAGCGGAAGCAAGGCCGCGCGCGTTGCTGCAATCGCGAAGTTGATGCCTGAGATCAAGTTTGATCTGGACACCGTGAACGAAGAGACCAAGAAGCTTTTTGTTCGCATCGCTGAGCAGACCAAGCAGCTGGCCGAGCATGCGACTACCTTGACTCAGGTTTTCAAGGATCACGCCGATCGCCGTAAGCCTGAGGGCGCAGCCGTTAGCGACGCACTTGAGAAGTTCTACGACGCTCTTGATGCTGTCGAGCTTGGCATCGGTGACTTCGACGTGCTGGTGAAGAAGTACCACAATGCGACCTGCTCGACCTGCTCGACCGACAGCACTGAAGAGAAGACCACGAAGAACACCACCGAGACCTTCCAAAAGTTCTTGGCTCCTGCTCTGACTTCCGGCAAGACCGACGAGGCTCCTGCCTTCGCTGATGAAGACGACAGCGACGAGAAGAAGGTCTAAGCTTGACATTTAGACCTTGCCGTGCATAGAGTAAGCCATGAAACTAAACGATAAGATGCAAGTGGCGATGTACTTTGCGAACGCTATTCACACCGACGCAAATCAGCTCTATGACGGCAAGGCCTATGTGACTCACCTTCAGGACGTAGTGAATGTCCTCATGGACTTCGATGTCACTGATCGCAGTATCCTGGCAGCTGCCTATCTGCATGACATCATGGAGGATTGCAAAGTACCGCGATCTGTCCTTGATGAGCTGTTTGGTGTCGATGTTGGTATGCTCGTCTGGTGTGTGACTGATGAAGAAGGTGTTAACCGTAAGGAACGCAAGGCTAAGACTTACGGAAAGATCAAGGCGAATGATAATGCTGTTGCCATTAAGTTGGCGGATCGCATTGCAAACGTCGAACATTCGATCCAGTCCAAGAACATTCGGATGTTCAAGATGTATCGTAAGGAGATGGCAGACTTCACCGCCGCCCTTTACACCCCGAATCTCCTAGAGTCTATGTGGAATCGCCTACGTGAGGCGATTGCTGAGGGCACCCGAGTTTTTGATGCGCACCAAAACAGCAAGCCAGCGATTGCGTGAGCTGGTAAAGTATCACGCTAAAGAACATGGATGGGCTGCTGAGGTCACGGCTGCGTTTGCCGAAGTGATCAAACAGGTCGAGTTCCTAGAGAAGTCCGTGGAACGGCAAATCAAAGAATTAGGACAAGAACCTCATGATCCCAACGGATAAACAGATCGAGGACATCCTGAATAGTCCGCACTATGCTGTTTTTGAATACATCGATGAGAATGGTGTACTTTGGTATCGGACCTGGTGGTTAGATCGACACCCAGATGGGATTCTTTTCCTAAATGACTTCGCGTTTCCATTAGATCCTCATCGTATAATCGGCCTGAAGGTTTTCGCGCAAGAATTGCCAAGAAACCTCTCTCGTGATATTAGAGGGTATGTAGCAAGACTACGCGCAGAGGAGAAGAATGGATAAGCACTCCGAGGTAGAAGCAAAGTTCGATGTCACTGATCATTTCGACAAACACAACGATATGATCATCAACATCGACGAAAAGCTAAAGGAACTAGTCGTGGATGGCGAAACCTATAAGGTGTCTCGCTACCTCGATATGGCCGGTGTCGATTCGTTCTATAGGATCGGCAAGAAGGTCTTCCGCTACCGTTCTGATGTCATTACTAAGCAGATCGATTACCACGAGCATGGTGGTTCGACCGTCCGTGTCGCTGGTGCAAATGGCAAGGCCGAGTCTGATGGTTTCCAAGCCAATCAGTTTCTTCTCACTGTGAAGGAACGCAAGACAAAGAAAAGCCTCTTCAACCGAGCAGAGATTGACATTCCGCTGCGCGCTGAACGAGGCGACTTCGAGGCTTTCATGTCCATGTTGGACGTTGAGCCTTGGTACCAGATCAAGAAGGAGTACAAAATCTGGCAGCTTGAATCCGGAAATGGCATCAAGGTCTGTGTGGCCGTCTACACCGTGTATCGTCCTGATGGCTCTGATCGAAAACGCTTCCTAGAGGTGGAGATCGAGAAGGATTCCGCATGTAGTCCAAAGCAGGGAATGAGCACACTAAGGAAGTGGGTTACCTTCCTGCGTACTACGTTCGGCCTGGATACTCCTTCCAATCAGTCCCTTTCTGAGCTATACTGTCCGAAAGAAAAGGAATGAAACATGTCTACCGACGAGGAACTTCAACATCTGCGTAGCTACGTTTCGAAGCTGATTGACCGCTACGAGAATTGGATGCCCAAGGACCCAGCTGTCAGCCCGCTGTATTCAGCTGGTATGATGGAGGCATTCATGGAAGTTGCCAGGGACCTACATCAGTGCATGCCGCAAGAACCGGGATTTCTTTTCTCTCCTGTGTTCTCTGGTGGAACAGCCGCAGACCCTCTTCCCGACGAGACCGAGGTGAAGGTGATATTGATCTCCTTGCCGACTGAGGGCAAGGAACTCTACGAGGTGGTCAAGGTCGTTCGGGCAGTCACTCCAATGTCATTGCCTGATGCCATTCAGATGATTCGCAAGGTCGGGAAAGAGCCGGTCGTCGTCAAGGACCACATGATTCGGCGCGATGCTGTCAAAATCAAGGAAGCCTTCAGGAAGGCGGGGGCGACCGTCGAGCTAGTTTGAAGACTAGGTAATCTAGGTACTTGGAGGCCCAATGTACCTCGACCTAGAGCAGTATTTGATGAAACTGAAGGAGTGTTGGTCACTGGAGGCTGATGTCGTGGAAATTGCAAAAGAGACTTTCCCGGACCTGAAAGCGTTTCAGGATCCTGATGGAACAGTAAAATTTTGCAGCCCGACAGCTACCAAATTCGCTGATCGATTTGATGTCAAACACGACTCAGAAGGTCGTACATACGTTACTGCATTCATCATTAATGACAAGGTTCAGGTGTACGCTGATCCTCCGATCCTTTGGGTCGGCAGATACAATACCGAAGGATTCGGGGAGATTCCAAATGAAGGGTACCAAGAAAAAGTCGAAGAAGCGTGGAGTAAAGACTTCGCCAAAAAAGTCAAGGACTACTTCCTCCAGCATGCTCCAGCTTATTGGACAACTGAAAAAGATCGTGTCGGCCGGGAATAAGTTGATAGAACTTCACAAGGATCGCAAGACCTTGCTGGAAGAATTCGATCCAGAAGTGCGTTACACAGTTATGAAGAAATATGGAGCGGACTACTGATGAACCTGTTCAAACGCAACATCTTCCACAAACCCATCGGCCTTCAGATGCAGTGGGAACTCAAGAAGCCAGAGAAGCCCGGCCCCAAGGCCACCAAGAAGCAGCTCCGTGAGTACGCCGCCAAGCTGGATAAGTGGCATGAAGGTAAGGCTGAGGCGCTAGAGAAGCAACGCAATGAGACACGTCGGCAAGAAGCTGATCGCCGTCGCGAAGAGAATGAACGAGCCAATCGCATCGAGTACGAAGCTCCTGGTGTGGGTCGCCGCTGGGTGAATGATGGCCGTGGTGGCTACTACGAGTATTCCCGTCACGACGAATATGATGGTGGCCGATGAAGGCTGATCGAATTGTTTCTGGCGATGAGTATGATCGTCTTCAGACTACCCGCAAGCTTTGGTGGACTGGTTGGCTGTTCGCTGCCGTGATGGCTGTCGTGTCAATTTATGACACCGCGAAGCTTCGAGTTTCTCAAGGCGAAATGTGCAAGCTCCAGAAGATGGAACAATCCGTTCGAGAAGTACAGGAAGATCAGCAGAAGATTAATGCCTCGTTCGAGAACAATCTTCAACGCCAAGAAGCCCTCAGTGATGTGATCATTGAAGCTAGCGAACGAATCAAAGAGCATCAGAAGTTCGTGGATCTCAATCGAGGCATGAAACAGTGATTCCTGTTCTGATCGCGCTCGCGCTCCTCGCTCCTGCCATTTTTTGTATCGCATTCATTTGGCTGGGGCTGATGAACTTTTTTGAGTGGGTCATGAAGAAAGTGAAGTCGAGCACTTGACATACTACACGGATTCACAATATGGTCTCGTCAATCATGACGATGACAAAGCTCGAAAAGAAGATGTACGACGCTTTGCAGTTAGCGCTCTGGGAACTGGTAGATTCCAAGAGTAAGAACGCTAAGGTTCTGGACGAAGTCCTGAACGCTTTGGCAGCAGTAGATCATCGCGAAGAAGTGCTGCACCTACCATTGCGCGCGAGCGCGAGACCATGATATGGACCTATCGATGGCCAAAGTGGTCGAGATTTTGAATTCACCAGTTTTTAACAATAACCTTAGGAGAAAAGAAAATGGCAACTGTAGTTTTGACAATTGGACAACTGAAGAACGCGATCACGGAGTCTGGCCTCAAGCCTGCTCCCGATACGCGAGTGTTTGAAGATGGCGGCACCGACAAGAACGGGAAGCCGATTCGTACTCCCGTTGGCCACTATTGGCCGTATAACGGCGTTCGTGAGGACTACATCGACGGTACTCGTTACAGTGACCAACAGGGCATTCAGATAGATCTCGACAAGCTTGACCGCCGAATCACGGTGCTCATTGCCAAGGACAAGTCTGTTGCTCCGCGAAGTCGTATCGTCATTCGCAAGTTTCTGGGCATTTTCGAAGAGGTTCAGCTCGACAAACTGCTCGTGAATCCGAGCGAATTCGCTGAGGCACTTCTCACTCTTCCTGAAATCGAAGGATTCAATGCAGAGGTGAATTTCCTCGGTCACTGGTATCCGTTGGCGATGTCTTTCGACACCTTCGATACCATGATGGGACCGATTAACTTCTGCAATGGTGAGTTGGTCATCGATTCTGGATTCTCGGACTACCGCTACTTCAGCGTTGGTACCTCCACCTTCACGGAAGATGGCGTCCCTTGTCCAAAGACTCTTCGTCAGATCTTCACGGAAAACAATCTACGTACGATCACGAAGGAAACGATCGCTGATTACCACAAGCGCCTGGAGCGTGCGGCTGCCTTCCGAACCCACAAGGGTACACAGGTTCTCTTTACGGGCCCCAGCGTGGGCGTCAGCATCTTCGGTTCTCCGCGTATGGTTCTCACTGGTTCTCCTGAAGCGCCTACTAAGGGCGTCGTCGAGTCAGAATTGGAGAACTCCACTCGCGAGAAGACCCGCTACACCATTCAGCAGGAAGCTACGGTCGCCCAAATGCCTTTCGTCCGTGTCTTCAGTCTCCAGCTGAAGCGCTACGTGTGGACCGATGTCGACGACCTGAAGATGTACGACTATGATCAGACGGCCATTGACCGCCTGACTCTTCCAGACAACATCAACAGCGTGATTCGCAAGGTGTTCGAATCGAGCAATAACGTGCTCGGCGGTGACGTTCTCTCCAACCGCCATGGCGGCATGATCATCTTGGCCAACGGTGGCCCAGGCGTCGGCAAGACCCTGACTGCCGAGGTGTTCGCTGAGTTCACCAAGCGCCCCCTCTACGTGATGGAGATCGGTGAAATCGGTACCGACATCAACGAGTTGGAGGACAACCTCACGAAGATTTTCGAACGTGTGCAGAAGTGGAACGCCGTACTCCTCTTCGACGAAGCGGACATCTTCCTCCACAAGCGTGGTGACAATCTCCAGCACAATGCTGTGGTCGGCATCTTCCTGCGTCTCATGGACTACTACCGTGGCTTGCTGTTCATGACCACGAACCGTGGTGACGCAATCGATCTCGCCTTCCAGAGTCGAATCACTCTGCGCCTGGAGTATCCGAACCTGGACCTACACGCCCGCAAGAGTGTCTGGACCACGATGTTCAAGCAGAACAAGCTCGAAGTGGAAGACACGCTGCCGACCCTCCTGGCCGAAAAGTACTCGACCATCAACGGTCGTCAGATTCGCAATGCCGTCCGCTTGATGAAGGTTCTGTATCCCAACGGCAACTTCACCATCGCTCAGGCCTCCGAGGCGATTGACTTCACTCCTGGACTGGCGTAAATGAAGTCTCTGAAGACAATGATGGATGTTTAAGGTTACTAAGCTCGGTTTTTGGCGAAGGCGACGAGGCGATGAAGAAAGGCGTTAGCAGTAAGATCCCACATCGATGGTTTCGACCTAAGCGAGCCAGTTGGTTGCAATACTGCTGGCGTTGTGGTCTAGTCGCACTGAAGAACGAAGCAACACAAAAAGCAATCAAAGAAGGGTGCTTCAAAGATGAAGACGAATGAAAATGATACGACACTTTGGGCTACGTACAAGAAACACGCTCCTGGTTTCCTTCTTGGTTGCATGATCGGCATGTGCTGGTTGGGTGCGACTCAAGGCCGAGCATACTTTCTTACCCCTCTATTGCTGGCTGGCTTGGTATTCATTGACTGGCTACTGGTCACCGGTTTCACTAAGCGCGCTCTCCGTAGGGAAGCCAAAGAGGTCGATACGACTTCTTCTCGCTCGACAGCCCAGTACGTTCTCCTTAGAGCTTGTGACAAACACGAGCGTTGCATGCGAGATTCCTGCAAGACCTTGACTGCGCACTGTGAACATTGTGGACACCCGCTCTAAGAGCTGCTATAATGACACTATGACTACTTGGTTTACCAGTGACCCGCATTACGGGCACAAGAACATTCTGAAGCTTTGCAATCGCCCTTTTGCTTCTATCGAAGAAATGAACGAGCGCCTGATCGCCAATTACAACTATCTGGTCCACTCTGGTGATAATGTTTACATTCTGGGTGACTTTAGTTTTGGGGATGCTGCTTTCACGAATTCTGTTCTTTCTCGGCTGAATGGAAACAAGCACCTGATCTTCGGCAACCACGACCACGTATTTTTCAAGGACAAGAGTCTTCTGAGTCACTTCGTTTGGGCCAGAGACATGTCCGAGATCAAGGTCCAGGACCAGAGGATCGTCCTTTGTCATTACTCGATGCGAGTCTGGAACAAGAGTCATTTTGGCTCTTACCAGCTCTACGGCCATTCCCACGGTACTCTGCCCGACGATCCGAACCTGTTGTCAATGGATGTTGGGGTTGATCCTTGTCACTACAAGCCGATCAGCTTCGATGAGGTACGTGCTCACATGGACAAGAAGACCTTCAAGCCGATCGACCATCATGGAGAGAAGAAATGAAGAATCCGGTACGCGCATATGCAAGCTGGCTTGAGAAAATGGCGCTCAGTGATGACTTTCTCGATTACGCAGCTGGTGGATTCTCTTTTATGGGAATCGTCTTCTTGTTCGTCGTGATCGTTTTCGCGATCGGCGCAGCACTTGTGGCTCCCGGGCCCTGTGTGGATTGGAAGCAGGAACGCTGCCTCGATGCTAGCGGAGCTATCCACGACTGCCGGGGAGCCTGTCTTAGGCATCAAGGCGAGGCTCCTTGACATCGTTCGCGGCTGTGGTAATCTAACGATCAGCGGCTTGGCAGAATAGTTATGCAGCAGCCTCTGAAGCTGCCTTAAGTTGGTGCAAGTCCAACAGCCGCTGCTTGACAACCCACCTGGGGAGTCATATAGTAGGAACAATCATGTTGACTTTGAAATCACATAGTTTCAGTTCGACGACGGGCTTTTCGAGCCTGGATAGTTTTTATTGCCTTGATCTCGCGTAAGCGAGGATCGGCATACGGCCTAGGCACCCGTGGTGCCGATCCATTGAAAATTGAATAAGCGGCATTGGCAGAGCAGCAATTGCGATGCGCTGTAAACGCATTGGCCTTTGGGCCTACGGAGGTGCAAGTCCTTCATGCCGCACATGTCCAAGTGAAGGGAACTGGTATACCTGTACGATTGAGAATCGGACGCTTGTGGGTTCGAATCCCACCTAGGACACTAAAAATTGAATATTGGAGCTTTAGCAAATCTGGTGATTGCACTGGTCTGAAAAGCCGAGAAGGTCGGATCGTAACCGACAGGCTCCACAAGGCAGTCCTATCGGAGTGTTGGGATAGGACAACGCCCTCCCGAGGCGGGTAGTGGAGGGCAACATATGGTGGTCATGATGTAGTGGAGCCGCAAGGCGTAGCATGACAGGCTGTGACCCTGTTCGGCTGGGTTCAAATCCCAGTGATCACCCTGTAGTAGTCTTTGACAATTGAATAGCAGTTATTTGCCGATGTAGCCCAAAGGTACGAGGCGCTGCGCTCAGAACGCAGAGGTTGCGAGTTCGAATCTCGCCATCGGTATGAAGTAGGTGCGACGATCGCTAGGACTGTATGTCTAGAGGAAAGTCGGGGCTCCGTAAGACACGATACCGGTTAACGGCCGGGTGGCAGTAATGTTACGCAACCTGCAACAGTGACGAACCGATTTAGTTCGGGTGAAACGGGCAGACTATCGGGAGCAAGCTCGAAACGGGATGGTCCGTCTGGCCATAATCCCAGGTTGAGTGCTTGAGGGATGTGGTAACATATCTCCTAGACGAATGATCGTCCCTCGCAAGAGGAACAGAACCCCGCTTATGGCCTACTACTTTTATGAAGTGTGAAACTTGTACGAATGAGATTGCTAGATACTCCACGACAGGGCTGTGCAAGAGGTGTTATGGCCGTAAGTGGTGGAAAGAAAAGGCAAAAAATCCGGAAGTTCTTCGAAACCGAAGAGAACAACAAAAGCGGCCATTGCCTCGTTTTCAGCATGCCAAACGATCCGCTGCACACAGAAGAATAGATTGGAATTTGACGTTTGAGGAATGGGTCGAGATCAGTAGTCGTCCGTGTCACTACTGCAACAACGAGATGGGGAAGACTGAGGGATATGGTGTCAATTTGGATCGTATCGATTGCTCAAAGGGATATTCTAAAGACAATGTGATTCCGTGTTGTGGGATTTGCAACAAGATTCGTAACAATTTTTGGACGGTGGACGAAATGAAGGTTGCCGTCAAGGCAGTTCTGGAGTATCGTCGTAAAGTTAGTTTGGAGGCTTAGCAAATCTGGTGATTGCAGTGGGCTTTTACCCCACCGAGACAGGTTCGATTCCATGTAGCCTTCACTTCATGAATGGGAATGCGGGGCACTCCTGAGGATACGATCTTCGAAACCCTAGCGTATGTGCGAGTGGTGAAACGGTAAACACAGGGGCCTTAAAATCCCCGGATTGTGGGTTCGAATCCCACCTTGCATACATCCCATCTAAGAATGCTGGTGCGTTCAGCTGCCTGTCACGCAGAGAGAGGTCGGTTCGATTCCGTCAGGTGGGGCTTTGAGGTATAATCGAGGTATAATCAAGGCATGGAGGAAGACCAATTGACATTTCATGCAAGAGGACATTGCTGGTTTGGTTGGGTAAGACACTTCACTGCTGTCTGTCCAGCTGACAGAGAACCTGATTTGGATTTGTGTTGCGGACTGTGCCAATCAGGCTTTAACGGATGCGGCCCATGGCACTGGAGGGCCAAGAATGAAAGTAGATTCTAATGGCGTGAGACAGATCGCGAACTTTAAGACCAAGCACGGCAAGAGTGTTAATGTGCAACTTAAAGTCAACAAGGGAGATGGTCAGATACAGCTTATGGCGAATACCAGTCAGCTTATGGCGAATACCAGTATGGCGGCCCTAATTTTGGTTGGGTTCAGGATCTGACAAAGACCTGTTGCGACAAGATGAATTTCGAATTGAAAACTGAAGTAGTAACAAGGAAGTACAAGTAACTCTGGAGAGTAAACTGGAGAGGATCCAGAACAGCCTGCTAAGCTGATTGCACTCGCAAGGGTGCGAGTTTCGAGTACTCTGCTCTCCGCATTTTGGAAGGAAAGATGGCGCTAGATGCCATACCGAGCTTGAACCTCGGGTGCCACGTAAGTGGTCGGGGGCAGATCCTATTCCTTCCGCTTGGAGTGAAAGACAGGGATAGTTCCTGTACTCGGCTCGAAACCGATGGTCCTCTTTATGGGGCGCGTGCAACTCGTATTCGCTCCGCTTTATGTAAACGCCATCAGCGCAGGGTGCGCAGGGAGCATTTATACAGCTCTTTCTCCGGACTGGAGACCAAGGCAGGGTTCGATCCCCTGGGTGGCGACTGATAAATGCCAGAGACTGAATCTCCTTAACTGGAACGGTGTCCAAAGACCGGTGGCCCGGAAGGGTCCGGCAGCCGGGTAAAATGGCGAGCAGAATTGACTGCTTGGCTATATCATGGTGTAGGGCTACCAGATGTCGATCGGACGATCGAGGTCTCTTTATATAAACGCCCTGTGTATGGAGCTAGCTGAGGAAGAGGGGTTCCCACCACGCTGGAAACGTGGTAAAACGAGCAATCGTTTGATGTTCGAGTCGTCCTAGCTCCGCTTATAGACGAGTTCCCTCCAGTGAGGGCAGTGGTCTGCAAAACTACTTGAGGTCAGTGCAACCCTGACACTCGTCTCATGCTGTTTCCATTCATTTGGATCACTACTGAATCGGATCTGCCGAGATCCAATCCTAGAGGCTTCTTGACACCCAAAGAGGCCAAAGAAGATCTTGACCGTGTACAAGCCGAACGGGCAGCCTGGAGGCAAGAGTTTGCCGCCTGGGTAGCCGCTAATCCTGCGCCAGTTATCATAGAACCAGTTCGCACTCACTACCCAAGCCTCGGCAGTGTTCCTGAGTCTGACTCGGCACATCGCCTGAGGGAAGCGAACTCCAAGCGGCGTGCCGAATGGCACGAAAGACGACAGGCATTCCTCAACCAGATGAATGCGAAGATACCTGCCTATACGGCTAATTCTGAACGTATTTGGTTCCGCGTGCCGATCGGCAATGTGAGCCCAGAGGACCACCTAGTGGCACATGATATGGAAGAGGAAGCCGGGTTGACAAAACCCGATTGAGCTTGTACTGTATAAGGTACCATGACTTCTCCCCATCTGACGATGTGTCTGAGGAATCCGGCCTTTCACGAAGAAGAAGGGGTAACGATCGAGAACGGCAAGGTAATCGCCTTCGTCAATAGCGATGGGATCGGCAGAATGCTCCACGTCACGGCGTGTGAAGAGCTACCCAACCACTCGGGCCTCCACGTGGTAATCGCCACCGAGCCTAACGGCAAGTGCGCGGTCTGCAAGGAGCGCTACGACCAATTCCACAATGACAATGACTCGTTTCGCGCCTGGGTGGCGACCAAGAAGATTTGACAACCGGAATGCCTCCTGGTTTGACAACCGGAATGCCTCCTGGCATGCTCGCTGTCATGGACCCCAAGCGCTACGCAGAGCTGAAGAAGATCGCCCAGACCGTAATGCGGGCCTGGAATGGCGGCACTAGCTTCAACGACGCCTATTTCAACACTCCTTTTGGCCAGTACATCCTCTCCGAGCTGGAGAAGGTCATGTATCCTGAGCCTTCCCCCTTTGGTCGAGATGCTAATGTCCGAGATTTGACTGCTAAAGACGCAGAGCTTTTGGCTAAAGAGCCTAAGCCTTTGAAGATTTTGATACCGGTAACCATCGAAGAAGAGAAAACTGTTGACAATCAACCTGTACCTGTGGTAGACCCAAACCCCGAAAGGTAGAAGACAATGTCAAAGCGTTCTAGTGGTCAAATCAAGGCTCGTGAGGAAGCACGCAAGGAGAAGATGGCCGCCCGGCGTGCCGAGAAGAAGGAACGTGCGGAGGCACACCGAACGGCAGGAATGTCACACGCCGCTTTTGGTGGCCGCAATCAGTATCGCAAGGCTGCCATTTCGGGGCTCGCGATCGTCCGTACGCGCGTTCACCCGCAGAATTGCGGCAACATGGCCTGCAAGAAGTGCCAGCCGCTGCTGACTCCTGGCCAGCCGTTCCACCCGGTGCCGAGTACCTACAGCCCCAAGTACATGGATGTGTACAAGTCCTACAACCCGACCACTGGGAAGTACACTGAGCTGCCTTTGTTGAGGTCGGAAAGCGCGCAGGCCCGCCGCTATAGCCGGGGCGAGATTGTCAACGACGATGCCCGCAACCTCCACCTCACTAGGTGGCCCGAAAACTGGGGCCGCTCCAATAAGGAGCTGGAACGTGCCGACCGAGCGTGAGTATCTGGTGCTGCGGTATAATTATCAAATGGGTGATTTCGCGTGGGAAGGACCATATCGCGCCGCCTCGGCACGTGCTGCGGTCGAGCGTTTCACCGAAGGAAAAGCTAATTGGGCGAATGGCCCACGCATCGTGAAAGTTGTGAGTAGTGGGGAGCTACTAGAATTTCACCTACAAAAGAACCACATCAAGGAGATCGAGAAATGAGCACGCACGCAAGTATTGCAGTTGAGCACGAGGACGGAACCATTAGCGCTGTCTATTGCCACTTTGATGGCTACCTGAGTGGTGTAGGCAAGGACTTGGTGGCACACTTCAACAGCCTCAAGGCGGCCGAAGAGCTGATCAAGAAGGGCGACTTGAGTGGGACCAACAGTTCCGAGGGCAAGCCCAAGTACTACACCGACGACGGCGAAGATTTCGAAGACGTGAAGCCGCGTTTTTACCAGAACCTCGGGGAATATCTGAAGAAGATCGGTGATGACATTTGCGGCGAGTACGACTACCTTTTCACTGATGGTGAGTGGAAGGTGCTTTCGAACAGCCGAGTCCGCCTCAAGAACACCAGTAAGCTGATCCCCGTGAAGAACGCCGAAGAGGTTGATGAGTGATGACCGTCTATGTCGTGTTGATGTCAATCGGTGAACACACCACTGCTATCGATGGCGTCTACTCCGACCTAGAGAAGGCCAAGGCGAGCGTTGAAACGAAACACGACAAACCCATTCACTGGATCGTCCATAACTTTCGCGGCCTTTGCTGCACCGCCCTTTTCTCAAACGGCGTCCTACATAGCATTCATGAACAGGAGGTGCTGTAATGCCTTGCAATGATGGTGGTCCTTCTTACGAGCAAATTCAAGAACATAACCGACAGGTTATGGGGCTTGTCGAGAAGGAAATCAAGGAACTGAACAAAAAGGAGAAGTAACAATGCGACAGGAAGAGATCTTCAAGAAGGTGGTAGAGGGCCTCGCAAAACAGGGTTTTCGACAGTCAGTGAAACCGTCAGTATTCGGTTTACCGACGTGCTCCTATCGTGGCGTGGAAGGCCGCAAATGTGCTGCTGGTTTCCTGATTCCCGACGAGATCTACAAACCCGAGTTTGAGGGTAAGAATGTTCTCGCCCTCCAATCGGTGTTTGAGGGATTGGGCTTCACCAAGAGGCAGGTGGAATTCCTGCATCAACTTCAATTTCTTCATGATACCTGCTTATGTCCTGTGGACATGAAGGATGCGTTTAGGTGGCTTGCTAAACGACTGAAGGTCAAGATGCCCAAGGCTCTGATCGAGGAGTGATGACAATGGAAAAGAACAAAATTTTCGAGAAAGCCGTGAACGGGCTCGCCAAGCAGAATTTCAAGCAGTCGATGGTGGGTCATCATTGTCGCTACCGTGGTCCTGGTTGGCTCAAGTGCGCGATCGGCCACCTGATCCCCAACAAGAAGTATCGCATTTGGATGGAAGGGCGGACTATTCAAAGCCTATTGCACACGAAGAAGGATCGACAAAAGCTATTCGGACGCCTAACCAAGGAACAAATAGGACTTTTGTGTGCGCTTCAGGCTGCTCATGATGCCGATGAGTCTAGCGATCCTGTCGAAATGAAGAGCCAGCTTCGCGTCATTGCACATAAGTTCAATCTCAAGCTCCCTAAAGCTTTGTTGAAGTAAGCAGTATGCCGGTGTGGTGGAACTAGTAGACACGCACAGCTCAAACCTGTGTGCTAATAACGTGTGGGTGCAAATCCCTCCACCGGAATTGTAATCTTTGGTGATATGGATCGTAGTCCCTATTACCTAAAGAACAAGGCCAAGTATATGGCCTCTGCTCGTAAGTCAAGAGAGAAGCGCAAGAAATTTGTTGACGATTTGAAGCGTTCCCCATGCGTAGATTGCGGAGGAACTTTCCAGCCGTGGCAAATGCAATTCGACCACCTGGGTGATGACAAATGCGATTCGGTTTCGAATTTAATCAAGACTGCTTCCATGAAAGCGATCGAAGCCGAGATCGCCAAATGCGAATTGGTGTGTGCTAATTGTCACGCTGACCGTACCTATCAACGTGCCCAAAAGAAACTTACTGGTTGACAACTACCTATGACGTTGGCCGACACCATTTTGGCTGGTATAGCACATGGTACTGGCGTAAGATGATGGGATACGTGGGCTTCTACGCTCACGCCGATCGTAAACTATTCTACCGGAGTAAGCAATGAAAGTACTATATTTTACTGCGAAGTGGTGTGGGCCCTGCAAGGCCTTCAAGAAGACCTGGGAAGCTGTCAGTACCTCGGAGCTGAAGGACAAGATGACATTCCAGCTGGTCGACGTTGACAATGAGACCGAGCTAGCTCAGAAGTATACGATCCGCCAAGTGCCTACGTTCGTGGTACTCGGCGATGATGACAAAGAGGTCAAGCGAGTTTCTGGTGCGATGCCCGAGGCCGCTTTTAAGGACTGGGTGAAGTGAACGCAAAGGAACGTCTTGTAGAAGCCTATGAAAAGGGCTACAGAGTTGATCCGACAGGCAAACCCATCGGCCTTCGAGGGCAATTAATAGTCGCCCATGCTGACAAAGATGGTTACTTGCGATTCACGATCAAGTTTTCAGACGGGAAATGTTGTGGAATTTTGGTTCATCGCTTGGCAGCCTACCAGAAATTCAAGGATGAGTTGTTTAGGCCCGGAATTGAGGTCCGTCATCTGAATGGTAACAAGATAGATAACTCCGAAAACAACGTGGCTATTGGATCGCACTCACAGAACGAGATGGATAAAGATCCAGTGAAACGTACTGAAGCATCGCGTCGAGCTGCTAGAAAGCTTTCTGATGAACAAGTCGCCCAGCTCCGGACAGATCGCGTGAATGGTATGACTTATAACCAGCTTGTTGAAAAGTACGACACCTGTAAATCGAACGTATCCTACATCGTTCGGGGCTTGACATGTAAGTAGGATGTGGTAATCTTATTGTTGCGCGGTGGAGCAGTCTGGTAGCTCGTGAGGCTCATAACCTCAAGGTCGCGGGTTCAAATCCCTGCTCGCGCATTTGAAGTACCTGGGGTTGTCATTAGTTAAGGGAGTTTCCCGGCCCCAGTTTAAATGCGTCCTTGGCAGAATGGTTATGCACAACGTTGCCAACGTTGACTAAGTGGGATCGTGCCCCACAGGCCGCGCTGATGGAGTCGAAAGTCTGTTCTAAGTGTCTAACTACGCAACCGGTAGATGCTTTTCACAAAAAGAACGGTAAAGCTCGTGATTGGTGCAAGAAGTGCTGTTCTGCTTATCATAGAGAACATTACAAAAAGAATAAGGCCAAGTACGTCTCGGCTGCACTTCAACAAAGAGAAGATTTGAGGGCATTTATAGATTCTTTGAAAGATTTTCCGTGCGTCGATTGCGGTAAGAAATGGCCTCCAGAAGCGATGGACTTCGATCATGTGTCTGGAACGAAAGTAAAGGATATAGCTAGTATGGTTCGGTTTGGAAGCCGAACAGCGATCGAAGAAGAAGTTAAGAAGTGCGAATTGGTTTGTGCTTGCTGTCATAGAATCAGAACCAAGGCGAGATTGGCGGGTATGGCGTAGAGGAAACGCGACGGGCTTCCAACCCGTAGTCGAGATTTCAAAATTCTCTACCCGCTCTGAAGTGCAAGGATCTTCATGAAAAACTGCTGATCGCAGAGTAATGAAGATAGCCCCAGTCAGTAGCGATCAGATACGTTGACTGGGTATTATAGGCCGTAAGTGTTACGGTAGCACGGGAGCCTCCAAAACTCCACAGAGAGGGTTCAATTCCTTCACGGCCTGCTCCTCAGTTGGTTGTCATTAGTTAAGGGCGTTGCCCGGCCTTCTGGGGAATTGTATTTGGTGTATTCCGAGGTCGTCCAATTGGTAGGACACTCCGCTGTTAACGGAGAGAGTGTTGGTTCGAATCCAACTCTCGGAGTTTCGAACTGTAATCTTGTTGAGCATGAAAACATGTTCCAAGTGCGGATCGGAGAAACCCGAAGATCAGTTTCATTTAGCAGGGAATGGACGCAGACATACGTGGTGTAAGCCATGCCACAATGCCGTCACGCGCGAGCACTATCAAAAGAACAAAGGGAAATATCGCGAGAAGTCCTATCGAAATGGCAATAGGTATCGTCAAGAACGCCGAGAGTGGATTGCAGAATACAAAGCGACACACCCCTGCGCAGATTGCGGTCAGCAGTTTCATCCATACGCTATGGACTTGGATCGCGTGCGCGGAGAGAAGCATCTGGAGATCTCTGCTCTAGTAGGCGGCGGTTATAGCCGCGAAGCCATTGAAGCCGAGCTTGCAAAGTGTGATATAGTGTGCGCAATATGTCATCGAATGCGCACCTTCGAACGACGACACCGCCAGGTTGCGTCGAGTATTCCGTCGAGCTTGTTGGGCCGCACCGAACGCGCGATTGCGCGCGAGCGAATCAGCCCGAGACCTCGCGTGGAAGACGACGAGGGATGAACTTCAATGTCGCCCCCACCGGCCAAGAAAGAAGAGGTCGGTCCGAAGCTCCTTAAGGCGGGGTGTTGTTCTTTAAGCGCTGATCGCAATCTCCATACACTAACCTACCTTTACGGGAGACGTGTATGGACGAGAACGAGACAATCAAAGAGAAGTTGAAGCGAATTGGCATCACTTGCGGGTGCTGTGGCTCTGACGAGCTGATCATGCGCTGGCGTTATGTCGGCTGCCTTGACTGTGGCCGTTGGACGTGGTACTTAGACCCTAAGGAAGGTTTTATACCATGGTCCTTTGCAAATGAAAAGTAAGAAGCAACCCAAGTATTGGTATGTACACGTAATTGGAGAGTGTCCGATGTGTGGTAAGGATCAGAGCTATCGGCAGAGACGCTTTACGCCTAGACCCAACAATCCGTCTGATCGGGTCGAGTACATGTCTGAGGCGCTAGCCTATTGCGGTTGTATGGATCGGGAGTGGTACTAATGTCAAAGCCAGTAGCCCTATTCGACCTAGACGGCACACTAGCTGATTTTGACGGTGCCCTTGCTCGTGACCTACAGAGCATTACCAGTCCGTTCGAGAATCTTAAGGTCCAGGAGATTGCCAACCAAGACGACAGGAATGATCCTCCTTGGCTCAAGGCACGCAAGAGCCTGATTAAGAAGCAACCTAACTGGTGGTTCAATCTTCAGCCGCTTCCGCTTGGTTTCAAGGTACTGGAGCTAGCTCGTAAGGTTGGCTTTCGTATTGTCATCTGCTCGCGTGGTCCTAAGCATAACGCCGATGCCTGGGCCCAGAAGGTTCTCTGGGTTCAAAAATACATTACTGGTCCACACAAGATCATCCTGGCCGACGAGAAGAACCTCGTGTATGGCCGCGTGCTGGTCGACGACTGGCCAGACTACGTAACACCCTGGCTTAACGCGCGCCCGCGTGGGAATGTCATCATGCCCGCCCATCGTTGGAATGAGAACTACACTCATGAACGTGTAGTCAAGTTGGCTACCGAAGCCGATTTGCCAGCGATAAGAATCATGCTAGAATCCCAGGTCAATAGGAACTCGAAATGATTCTCAAAGAGCTAGGAGACGAACGGCATTTCGTACTTGTCAATGACGAGCATCCTGTCCGTAGGCTCTATCAACGCAGCGGCGTGCATCCTATCTCCAAAGAGCTTGTTCGTGCTGTCGATTCGACTGGTGCGATCACCTATTTTGATGACTCTGTAGAGATCATCTGGGTGCGGATATGATCCATTTCATTGAGATCTTCTACTTGGTATTGTCAGTGGCATGGATGATTTGCTTTATCTTGTCTGGCATTGCCAATGGTGGAGATGTCGGAGAGCCGTTCTTCTGGTTCGTGGTGATCGTACTTGGATTTCTCTGGCCCCTGTGGACAGTTCACCTTGTATCCCGCGAAATTTGGTTTGTACTCAAAGACCTTAGACGATGACAATCTTTTTAAACGCTCTGATCCTCTTCGCTATTCTCACGATTGTCAATGGGTTTACCGCTAGTGTAGTTGCTTTGATTGGCAGGATATGGAGAAAGTAGGATGATCTACGGCTACAAGCTCTTCAGGGTCAAGAAGGACGGCACGCTTACCAGCTTGTTCATCAACAAGAAGGTGGCCCTGGCTGTCGGTAAGTGGCTCAAGGCACGTCCGTACAGAACTCCTGGATTCGCCTTTCGTCCTGGCTGGCATGCCACCACTAGGCCGCACGCTCCCCATTTGACAACTAAGGGTCGAGTGTGGAAGAAAGTAGCTCTGAAGGGCGTAAAGAAGTTCTATCGGCCAGCTCATGAAGGTAGTGTGTGGTATCTGGCTACACAGATGAAGATCCTATGACAAACGATCAAGCCAAACCTTTGGTAGTTATTATCGTCTTGCTGTTCGTCCTTTGGTGGGGCATCCCTATCGCAATGGAATTGCTGTGGGGACCTAGCCGAGAGGCCGCAGTCGCGTTCGCGGTCGGTTGGATCCACCTTGCTGTAATTGGCCCTTACATTCTCTCTAGGATTCATTCCAAATGACCGATGTTTCCACTCAGATATACGAGATCTTTCGAACTCGATTTGACATCAACCTCGTTACGTGATACGGTATCGTCATGGACAATCAAACCAAGTCGATTGAAGTGAGTTCTGGCGGTCTTGGCATCGGTTCTGTCATCGCTGCCATCCTTTCGTGGACGACCAACCACTCGGTTCTGTGGTGTATTCTCCATACCCTGCTCGGATGGCTCTACGTGGTTTTCTGGCTGTTCGTTCACAAGCTGTAGGAGAACCTGTGGACCCGTCTGACGCCATCTGCGTACTGGTCATTCACGAAGGTGAAGCTCATAGCGCCGAAGAGGCGTTGCGTTTGGCCAACAAGCTCTTACAAGACAGAAAGGATGAGATCGCCCACCTGGAAGTAGTGACCAGATACGTCTACCGACCTATAGAACAAGTACGTTACCTTGTCAGAGCGACAAAGAGGGAGAAGAAAATATGAAGAAGCGCCCCATAGTCATCAATCTCCAGGCCGAAATCCTGGCCAGGGTTCTTCAACTTGGCGGAAAGTCGATGGTTGCTGATGGTATCGTCACAGTCGAGATGCCCGATGGCAACGTCTGGGATTTTACGTTGCCACAGGTTGTCCAGAAAGGTCTGAGCAACTAAAGTAAACTGTTGTCGTATCGTTGGCATGTCTGGTGATTGCGCCCGCCTGTTAAGCGGTGAGCGAAAGCTCTAGGAGGGTTCGATCCCCTCACGATACGAGGAGAAGAACAATGAACGGCTGTTTGACAGAAGAAGAGTACAAGAACATTCAGATCGGAGACGAGTTTGAGATTCTTTATGATGGTTGGGGATATGGATGGGAACCGGGAACCGTCTTTGTGGTGTTTGAATTCCATCCAACGGAGCGTACTCCTAGAATTCGTAGTTTGAGTTCCAACAGTATTGGAGCATTGGCCAAGACTACAGCCACGGAGGTTGATCCCCATTCTCACAAGCCATACATCAGGCGCATTGTCAGGAATGACATCGTTTTGATTGAGATCGATTCTGGCGGCCGTTTGACAACATGCTCGATTCCTGCTAAGGATTTTGACCCGAAGAAGCACAAGAAGTTTACATTCTGAGGCACGATGAAACTGAACAAGACTGAAATCATGGAGAGACGCAAGCGCATTGAAACGATGCGCACAGAGCGCATGGCGCTATCCAAAAAACTGTGGGAAGGCATGGGTAAAGCTGCTAATGCCGGTGAGTCGCTGCGTGAGGTAGCTCGCGTACTTGAGGTCGAGGAAATCGAAAAGTATCGTAAAGAGAATGCGGCTGAATATGCCAAGGTGGAAGAGCTGCGTCGTGAAGAGCATACGCTTCAAGCCGAGATTAACGGCAGCACGACTGGCTGCGATCACCTTTATGACAACAAGACTTCGGCACTAAAAACTCGTGCTCTGTACGGCTCCGATCCTGATGACAAACCGGAAGTAATGTGTGATATTTGTGGTGAAAGATGGCCTGGATGAACATGGGCAATACGTGCCCGCATGGTGTGAAGTACGGCGTCAAGAATCCGAAGACTTACAGGGTTGATGGGCGCTGTGAGATCTGCTCTTCTTTGGAGTTTCGGAAGGATCAGTCTGAGCACTGGTCAAACGAAGACTTGTTCCAGAGATTCCACCCACTTTTCAAAACCGACCTTTCTGAGGGCCCTGTTAATGCCATCGAGAAGATTCGCGCACTACTCGACGAGGCTCGCGGACAATGTTCTGACATGAAACATAGCTACTCTGGCTGGGGTCAACAACTCCAGGATGTCGAAGGACTGTTGACATGCGGCCTCATTTGTCTGTACCGTGTCTTGCAAGAAATGCAGGAAGTCAAAGATAGACAAGAGAAACAGGCACGTGGCGACGAGATTTCTAAGGTAGTCGTTCGTTAAGGATTCACATGACTCAAGAAGAAAGGCACGCCTGCAATCGATATGTCACAGCGTTGGCAGAATTCGAAGCTGCTTGCAAGGAGCTGAAGGATACATTCGATCCCAAGTTCAAGGAGCTGTATAGCGCCGGTATGTTCAGGGAGGCCAAGGACTACGTCGAGCAGATGCCCGTTACCTCCGTCGAGCGTACGATTTTGTTGGCTACTCTTATGGGAGTGATGAGGAAACATGGATAACGCACTTAAGGGCTGGAAGTATTTTCGCAAGCACTTTCCAAGTCTTACCGGCTATGATGGCATGATTATCCTAGAACAGATTAGCTGTACGACTCTGATCTCAGGAATGTATCGTGGCGCCAAGAGCGATCTACTGGTAAAGACGAGAAAGCATCGTATTCTAAGGGAAATCGAACATAGAGGTATTAAGCCTACCGAAGATCTCTTCTTGGCTGAAGTACATAATGAGACTATCGAAAGCCTCGATCATATCGCCGGTTTCCCCTATATCACTGACGTAACCCTCAAGCACTTCTGGGGCTGGGATCCGCTAGAGGATTACAAGCCGCTTCAGGATGGATACAATCACGATCCCAGGATCCAGAAGCTCTTCAAGAAGAGGAAGAAGAATGGCCACTGAAATCCTCCCGCCCGATCTCCAGACTGCTCTTGCCGAACGTAAGCGGCTGCTTAGCATGTGCGTGAAGGAGTTTCTCTACACGACTTTTGATGCTGCGATGGCCGAACTAGCTGCCTGGGATCGCTCACATCCTGATGTGGTACAATATCTCAAAGAGCGGGCCACGAAGAAATGAAAAAGACCAAGAAGAAGCTCAAGACAGTAATCAGCGCTAACAAGCGCTGGGAAAGCGGTACAGATCATCATCCAAAGTCCGTTGCTCTTTTCGAGAAGATCCGCAAGGTCGTCGACTGGAAAGATCGCGGCGACGGTGACAATGGCGAAGAGCTAATGTATCAGCTTGATGTCATTTTCGAAGCCAAGGAAAACAAAGAGAGCAAGCTAATCTTTGGGTGACGCATGTGGTTTCAGAAGTGGCTGCTGTACGGTTGTATCGGTCTCCTCATTGAAGTCTGGTTCACCTCGATTAGCTCGCTACTTCGACGCCACTGGAAGCTCACTGGTGTTACCTATCTGTGGATGATACTCCCATATGGTGGCGTGGCTATTCTTTCTGAACTCGTTTGGGATACGCTTGATCCTGCTCTCCTGGGAATGGGTTGGGGCCGATATCTCGTCATTGCATTGATCCTGGTGCCTCTTTGGTACGGTGCAGAAGCCCTATCGGCATGGACTATCAAGACCAGCACGCACTGGTTACAGAAATGGTTTGGTGGAACTGGTGGTGGTGTGATTCCCTGGGAATATGACAAATCGAAGTGGTCACCAGCTGGAATGATCAATCTCAAGTACTTCCCGTTCTGGCTTCTTCTGGCGTGCGTTTTTGGGCCGCTATCTGGTATACTGCAACGCGTTCTGCACTTTTTGTCAACGCAGACGGTAGGAAAATAATGGAAACAGTTGAACTACATCCTGAAGTACAAGCAATTCTGAATCAGATTCCTGACGACAAGACTCGTCGCCTCTACTCACAAGTGATTCATCCCGATCTGCGACTCGAAGCCCAAAAGGTGATCGCTACTCGTCTAGTTAAGGGCTACGTTGGTTACACCACTGAAGAGCTAGAGGAACGTCGAAAGAAGGCGCTTGATGACCATTTTTCGGTAACTCCTGAGGAGCGAAAGAAGGATAATGAACGTGTGATGGAAAAGCTCGCTGCCAGCAATGCTGCTGCTGTACGCGATGCCAATCTATTCGGAGCTGATGCTCAATGGACTATCGATCAGGTCAATGAAGGGAACTACCACCGTGAACCCGTACTCAATCTTGCTGTTCTTGGTACTCTTGGAGTAGGTAGGGGCGTTACCGGTACCTTCGTTGTCGAAGCTGAAGACGGTAAGGTTTTGACCGCCTTTAGAATCACTGAACCCGTGCGTGAAGCCCGTACGTTCTGGGGCAAGGTTAAGGCCTTTTTCAAAGGGCAAGTCGCACTCTTCCGAGGGCTATTCGCGTGAGTGAAGAATATGATGAGTATGCCAAGATGAAGGCCGCTGTGGAGTCATTCCGCAGCAAGATTGTTCACGAGCATCTGCGTGCGCTATACGACAAGCTACCTTTCCAGTTTCAGTTTCTCGCCATTAGTAAGTTGACACTCATGCCGACAGATAAGGCAGAAAAGCACCTCAACCAACTCCTGGCTTATGTAGAGAGGCTCAAGGCCGCAGAGTTGAAGCACCTCTCGCCTCTTTTGACTCAGGTTGATCAGACGACCGGCCAGACACAGATTCCTGATCGCGTGATGGAAGATCTCGATGAGTTTTACGAGAAAGTTGATCGCACTCTCAAAATCATCATAGGTAGCTAATGCTTATCGCCAAGATCGTTGTTTTGTACCTAGTTTTCTCGTTGGTCTGGCTCGGCGGGTGGTGGGTCTATGGCTATACGGCCGATGATCCATCAGGAGACGGTAGGATCGCCGCATTCTTCATGGGCTTGATGCCAATTCTTTGGCCCATTCTGCTGTTTCGCTGGATTCGGGATCGCAACCAGGAAGACGAAGAATGAAGAAGGTAGCCGTAACGCCCAACCGTATAGCCATCGTGGATGACGGAGACTTTGAGAAGGTTTCTGGTTATTCTTGGAATCTACATAGCCAAGGTTATGCGACCGCTTATGTCGGCGGTGGGCGCAAGAAGCAGGCTTATGTTCTAATGCACCACTTAGTGGTGGGTAAGAACGTTGAAACCGATCACGTTAATGGCAACAAGCTCGATAATCAGCGCGCCAATTTGAGGCAGTGTTCCAGATCTCAGAACAACGCAAATCAGCGCAAGACTCGCGGATCTTCAAAATTTAAAGGTGTAAGGTTTCACAAGCAAAATCGCAAATGGACCGCCCAAATAGGCTTCAACAAAAAAAGCAAGTATTTGGGATCTTTTGATACTGAACTTGAGGCAGCTAGAGCTTATGATGTAGCAGCTAAAGAGCTTTTTGGAGTTTTTGCTCGCCTCAATTTGGAGGCAGAGTGATTACAGCAAGAGTAATAGCGGATTCGATTTATGAGGGCGGTATTCGTCTAACTACAATGATTTGGCGATATCCAAGGTTTATTCATAGTGAGGTTATGACTCACAGAATGTTCAGCCGAAATGCTTCAAGCTCGCGTGCTATTCCTGTCGAGAAGATGATTGCGGCGGTAATGGCCGATCCTGCCATGCCCGTGTTCTGGGGTAAAAACCAGCCGGGCATGCAGGCTGCTGAAGAGCTTGCGATGTACATTCCGGTACCTGAAGGCTATAAGGGTGAAAAGTTCATGTCGCTATCGCCCAAGCTTCCAGGGCCTAGAATGGAAGCGCAAGCAGAATGGCTTAAAGCTCGTGATCACGCAGTCGAGCATGTCAAGAAGTTGATGGAAATTGGTCTCCACAAACAGATCGCCAATCGTATTCTTGAGCCCTGGATGCACATCGAAGTTGTGGTGACAGCTACTGACTGGGCCAACTTCTATGCCCTGCGTCGTGACAAGAATGCTCAACCCGAAATGCAGGCTCTAGCGAACGCTGCCTTTGAAGTTCACAGCAAGTCTGTGCCGCGTATCCTGAAGCCAGGAGAATGGCATCTGCCTTTTGTCAGTCTCGATGAACAGGCTCGCACCTTAGATGCCCACGAATTTATCGACTGGGAGCTGCTATGTAAGATAAGTGCTGCCCGATGTGCGCGCGTATCCTACTTGAAGCATGACGGCACCAAGGCGAGCGTCAATGAAGACCTAGAGCTGTTCAATCGCCTCATGGGTGGCGAGATTAAGCACGCCAGTCCCACGGAACATCAAGCGAAAGTACCAAGAGATCAAGAAGAATCAGAACATTACCGAAGCAATCTTTATAGATGGGTGAGTTTCCGTAAGCTCATTCCAGGGGAAAACATCAGTGAATTCAAAGAATTCAAACGGTAGGGTCTACAAAACTACAGAAGCGCAACGCCGATACATGGCCAAGAGGCGTCAAGATCCCGAGTATCGAGCACGCCAAAAGGTCTATTTAGAAAAGTGGCATCAAGATCCCGAGAACCATGAAAGAAAAAAGAAAACTGACGCTCAGTGGTACAACCAAAACGCTCGCCGCATCATTCTAGAACGAAAGGGCTTGACACAGGAACAGTACGATGCGATGGTTCAAAAACAGCAGGGACTCTGTGCCATTTGTGGTGGCCCACCAAGAGGTCGATGGAAGAATCACTTGATGGTAGACCATGATCACAGTACCCAAGAAGTACGAGGGCTGCTTTGTACTTGGTGTAATTTAGGATTAGGAAAATTTCAGGATAATCCCGAGCTTCTAGAAAAGGCGGCTCAATACCTTAGAAGAAACACACGATGAATCTACACCTACTATTTAACCTTTATAACCTTTATGTCTGCGTCGCGATCATTGCATTCTTAGTAGGCGTCGTACTGACGATTTACGACAAGGCGACAGGAGTTGGTGGCTTTCCCGCTACTCCTGTCGGCTGGCTCGGCCTTCTGATTGTTGCTGCCATTCTGAGCGCCTTCTGGCTTCCTGTGGTGGTCATTGGTGGATTGTTATTCCTCTTCGTGATGGTCGATGACAAACTGCACGAATGGCGCTTGGTCGCGAGAGCCCGAGCGCAAAGGAAGGCCAATAACGTATGTGTTGAGTGCGATCGGCCGTTAAGTTCGGCCACATACGATCCTGAGCATTACAAGGTAGTCCGTAAGACAAAGCACGTGTATGATCCATTCTACGATAAAGTTATTTCCATTGCGGAATTCAAAAGGCTGACTGACATCGAGAGGGAATTCAAAAAGTTGAATAAAGCATACAACAAACGTGTTATGGAGTGGCATGATCATCCCAAAAAATACGAGCATCCGGTACCCACCGAGGCCATTTACGGCTGCTACTGCCTGCATTGTGATGCGCTTCGTCGCTCGAAAGGCCTGATTGGTGAGCGGTAATGGAAACGCCCCCTAAAGTCATTGTCGATCCAGAAGTACTGGAGAGCTTTCTGAAGACGCTCGACGACATGAAGGCAAACAATGCACTCACCGAAGCTCAGTACTATATGTGCGTGTTGACAATGGCCTACGAGTTCCTTATCAAGCACCATAACGTCGACAGAACGATGGCACTCCTGAATGTTCCTACACCAGAGTACTATAGGGGAGCATTCAAGGAACAAGTGCATGATGACAAACTGTTCGCCCATTCGATGTTCACTCTCGTTTACAACTTGATTGCTCTCGGCCTGACTGATATAGAGCTAGAGAAGCCGAATCAACCGGCTGCTGAGGCATAAATGGCTGACGAAAACACCATGGCCGAGTTCCTTGATGAAATGAAGATTAAGCTTCTCCAGCAATACTCGATGCCGTTAAAGACAAAGTTGATCCATATGGAGAATTCTAATGAAAGACGAAAAGGTAACACAAGTTCAAATCAACGTTTCAGGTGAGGATGCTGCTGCGCGTGCTCTCATTGCCCAGCAGATTGTCGGCTGGCTACGAGCTGGGGGCTTCCAGGTTGGCCAAAAGGACCCGGAGACCGTTCAGACCTATATCCGCCTGCCTGATGTAGCTCGCAATACGGTGGTGAGCGTGGCTTCTGCGAAGTCTCAGCCCCTTACCGCCGATCAGGTCTTGGCACTCTTCAAGGACCCTAAGGTTCCTAACCTCAACGACCTTGTCGAGCTGTTCTCCAAGGATCCGATTTTGAAGGCCCAGGTCGATGCGGCCCTCAAGACTCCACTGGATCCTGTGCTTGGTGGAACCCAGGTCTTCGAGCCTCCTAAGGAGTAACCAATGGAAGATAAGTTGTGGCGATTCGTCTCTTGTGTTTTGCTGAATCGCGGCGAGCAATTCGAGTTGACCGATTTTCGCTTTGAGAACCCTGTGCCTGTCAAACTTGATGGCAAGCTAGTAGGATTCTGCTGCTTACACGATGAATCTGATAGCACTACTGGATTCAATCGACGAGGTGTGATTTGGGGCGAGTTTGCTGTCGAGTATTCGATTCCTACCCGCCTAGATGTCGAAAACGGGGCGAAGGTCTGGACGCTTCCCCATGTTTCCCTAGAGAACTGGATTCAGGTCTCGCGTGCGGGTTCTCCCGATGCCGCCAAGCTAATGCCTCAGATTGGCAAAATCACTCACATCGAGTTGCGATCCGATTGTGATGACAAAAATATGCTGGCAATTGGAGAGTGGTGAGGAATCTATGGGCAAGGCAAAAGCCAAGAAACCGTGTGATGCCACAGCGGAAATATATCGCGATCTCGCCAAGAAGCTGAGCAAGGAATGAGTAATCTACCCTGGTACCAGCGTCCGATTTTCCGAACATTCTCGTTCTGGGCGTGTGTGGTAGGATGTTGGCTGGACGTTAGCCTGTCCTATATATGCACGAAGATCCCGGAGCTTCATAGATGGGTTGGATACTGGTTGTTCTTTGCGTCTGTTTTTGCTCTGGGTGCGGTTATGCATTGGGCCGCAGATCATTATCTTCGAAAGGAACGAGCGAGTACAAAGAAGTGAAAGTAGTTACCAAGAATGCCCCGTTGTCAAAAATGGAGCTGATAAAGGAACTGGTCGACGATGTCATTGAAGCTCAAAATGAGCTTCGTGACTTCTGGGAATCCGGAGATATGAAATCACCCGGTGCTGTCTCGCAAGACTTTCTTGATCGGCTCGAAGTGGTGGAACACCATTACAACCTAGCATACGAAAAACTCTTGACCGCTATATCCAAGGAGATCGAATAATGCCATTCAAACTAGTCAAGCCATTTCCACCGCTATGTCGTCACAAAGACCATTTGCCGCCCGATATCAGGACGTTGAATCACTATGATCCTGGTGAATATGAGCACGAGTGTCCAGATTGCCACGAAAAACGTTTCTTCCAAGTCCTAGAGCATTACGATAAGGACGGAGCTGTTACAAAGGCATCTTTCGAAGTGACTTATACCAATAGGGCTCGTGGATAAGCTGAACCTGTAATCTTGCTGGTATGTTACTATCAGCTCGAATGCTTAAAGACGTTGCGAACGTCAACGTATGGGAACCAGATACGCAGCTCAGTTGGACTGAAGGCGATCAGCTTACCATCTACTTCCAACTCGTTGATATGTCGGTGGATAAGCCAGACCAAGGCTTCAATCCGCCTGGACGTCGTTACGTTCCTGCATCCGGTGCTACTCTCTCAGTCACTCTAGAGAACATTGACCAAGCCAAACAGCTAACTCGTTTTGCTGTACAGCCCTTTACTGGCGACGGAAGCATTTGGTCTCTTTCCATCATGAGCACCGATGTCATTCGTGGAACACCTCAGATGCGTCTCACTCTGACTGAAGGTGGCGTGGTCACTCGCGGTCTAGCCAAGTGCTCGATCAAGATTTGGCCCCAGGAGAACGTGACCTAATGGCATCTGATTACTCTAACAGCAAAGGCTTAAATGCCCCTGGCGTATATCCCGAAAACGCAGTAGACGCCGAGCTTCAGCGTCTAGAGCCCATCATCGGATTCGACGAGATTGTCTCCCGACACCTCTTCGGCATTCCCATGGTTAGCTACATGAAGGATCCAATCACCGGCAAGAACGCCGTGATGACTCCAGAAATGGTCAAAGACATCATTGATGGAGCTGTACAGCAGGCCGAGGTTGAATGCAAGATTGACATCAGCCCCGTCAAGAGATCCGAAAAGTATCCGTTTGACAGGCATCTCTATGACTCCTACGGTTACTTCCAGGTCTTTCACCGTCCTGTCACTAGCATTACTAAGATTTCGGTAACTCCTGCCAATCAGCAAGACGTTTACATTCTTCCTTTGGACTGGGTTGAAATGGGAAACATCATCCGTGGGCAGATTAATATCATCCCCATGACAGCCGCCTTCATTCAGGGTGGTTACATTCCTGCCGGTTCAACTGGAGGCGCCTTCTTCTTGGCGATTCTCGGTAACCGAGCCTGGATTCCTGCATACTGGCAGATTGACTACACGAGCGGCTATCCTGATGGAATGGTACCTCGTATTGTCAACGAGCTGATCGGCACTATCGCAGCTCAGGAAATCCTGAGTATGCTAGCGGCTACCTATCGCATTTCATCCCACAGCATGGGTCTAGATGGCATGTCACAGAGTGTCTCACAGCCAGGACCCCAGATTTTCCAGGTGCGAATTGAAGACTTGGAGAACAAGAAAAAGCGCTTGACAAATCGTATCAAGGCGCTATATGGCCGCAAGATCTACACCTCGTCCTTGTAAGGTGCCATGTTTAAAGAATTCTTCATCATTACAGTTTGCCTCTTCTTCGGTGCCTGCGCCAGCTGGCAGCCTACGCCTCACGCAATCATGCGTCGTCAGGCCGAAGGCGAGCTGCGTGCCTGCATCATGGGCCAGTGCAATCGCATCAAGCAGTGTCTGAAGGAATCAGTGGTCAACTGCCGAAAGGTAGGACTAGAGGCTTCATGTGGTGCAGACGGCCTATTCATTGACCCCGTCGTTTGTAAGTGAGGTACAGTGAATGTCAGCAACAAAGGACAAGCGAAAGGTCGCTAGTGTCGCCGTTATCCACGGCGGCAGGTTGCTATGGCTTTTGCGTGATGATTCCAAGAAGCTCTGCCTTCCTGGCGGCAAGTTTGAGGAAGGCGAGGAACCTCTCGACGCTGCTGTCCGTGAACTGAAAGAAGAGACCGGCATCGACGCTGAGCCCAAAGAGCTAGAGTTCTTGGGCAGCGAGAACGTGCCCGGTACCAAGCTCCACGTCTATTCGTTTAAGTATGAGCCAGAGAAAGCTCCCGAAATCGACCTTTCCAAGGATCCAGATAAGGAAGCGTGTGGCTATCACTGGTTCGAGGAACTTCCTTCTGAGGAAGAGCAATTCGTACCACAGGAGAGGAATGTCACGCTGCGTCTCCTTGGAATGGCCGTTCAAGACCTGAACAAGATGGCCATCAAGGACATTCGACCAGGACCAAAAATTGGATCCGACCGCATCTTTGACTATTCCCATATCCATCCTGGCTTGACAATTCACGAAATTCCCTTTTCGGACAAATGGCATCATCCTCATGTATTGGTAGCGAACATTCAACATGATCCTGAAAATTACTCGGAACAGTCGAATGTAGAAGGTACCCTCCTTGCGAACGGAATTCATGGTATTCCCGATCTGAATTTTACTTATTCGGAAGTTCATCCTGAACATCGAGGCCAAGGAATTGGCCGTAAAATGTATGAAGCCCTGATGGCACATGCGCTTCATAATTACGGCACTACCAGGGTTGTAGGCGGCCTTCACAGCACGCTAGCTCACGAAGCCCACAAGAAGCTATCTCAGAAGCACGGGTTTGAAGGCTATGACCCCAAACCCAATTGGGATCCAGAGTTTGAAGAGGAGCCTTTTCGCGGTCCATTCAATGATGCTTACGGAAAGTACTCCTATACCATCAAGTCCGAAAGCCTAGCTAAGTCTCAGCCAGAATGGCGATCCAAGGATGGTCTGAAGATTCCTAAGAGTGGCACGCCTGCGCGTAAAGATTGGGATAAGGAATACCACAAGCGCCTTGTTGACGTATTCGCTGGTGGCGACAAAGAGCGTCTTAAGCTCGTGAAGATTCCGGTTACTCCAGCTCTTTCTGGAACCAATTTCGCTGGCAATAAGGATCGCTTGAATCTCTACTCTCGCATGATTCGTGGCGGCGACAAACTGCCTCCTGCTGTCGTTAAGCGTAATGGCATCGGCTGGCATGTCGTGGATGGCAATCATCGTGCCCAGGCTGCCTTGAATGCCCAGGTTCCCGAAATGCTCGCGTACGAGTTGATTGATCCTCCGAAGATGAAGAAGGCCGAAGAACCCTTCAAGGGTCTGGCCGAGCATATTGTTGGCTCGCTGACTGATGATTTACGAAAGCCCAAGTATAAGGGTCACGAGAACCCACTCGCAGGACACTGCTACGTCGCTTCAGAGGCTCTCTGGCACATGTTGGGAGGCCCCGATAGTGGCTGGGTACCCCAGACAATTCGGCACGAAAACGACACGCACTGGTACCTGAAGCACAAGGACACCGGCAAGATTCTAGATTTGACAGCTGGTCAGTTTAAGACACCAGTTCTCTACGATAAAGGTCGTGGTTGCGGATTCCTGACCAAAGAACCGTCGAAACTAGCCAAGGAATTGATCAATCGAATCAACGTTCGACGCGCCCAGAAGAACGATCCAACCCTGAAGAAGGGTGTTCCTGGAGCTATGCTCGCAGCTGGTCTTTTGGCATCGCCTATTCACACCGATGTGATGAAGCAGCCAGAACCAAAGGTCCAGCAACAACAAGTAGCTGCCTGGACTCCTGATGGACTAGATTCAGACCTAATTCCAATCGCTCATCTGGAATCGAGCTTTGGCAAGAACATCAATCACGCTCCCAACCCAAAGGGCGAGTATTACACCGCTTACGGTGCCGTTGGCATGAAGCCAGTGACAGCCCATGAAGAGTACAATAAGAATCAAACCCTTCAGAAGCTCTATCCGAACCTCAAGGATCCTGCTGAATTCATGAAGGCGATGAAGACTATCCCCCGCTTCTACAATCTATTGGCATCAACACACTTCGCCCGGATGAAGCACCTCCATGGGTCTGCCGCCAAGGCCGCCTATGCATGGAGGCATGGCCATACTGCCGCTATGGGCGCATCTCCAGAACAAATTGACAGCGACTTGTATGTCCAAAAGTACCGCCATCTTGCGTCTCAGGCAGGTCTACAGAAAGGTGAGGACTTGATGAAAGCGATCAGCGACCTAAAGCCCGGTAAGCCAATGGATTTTGGGGTCGATTCTCAGTACTACGATTACAGCCATCTATTGGGATCTCCTGTTCTCAAAAAGAAGTACAAAATCATCCTCGCTCAAGCTCCCAATAGCTATCGTAATGGCCATCACCTCGAAGCCAAGATTTTCCATAGACCACCAGGAATGAGCAAAGAACAGGCGGCCGATTGGACTAACTGGCAGAACATTGGTCACCTTAGAAGCAATACAGCCGGACGGTTACTTTACCCATCAGTGGCCAAGTTAGATCCAGCCCATCAAGGTCGTGGACTAGGCAAGGCCTTGTATCTCGCTACTTTCAAGCACGGCCAGCACTTCTTAAAGACCCACACCATTGCCGGTGAAGTTCACAGCTCCATGGCCCATCGTGTCCACGAATCAATCGCCAAGGAACACGGTCTCGCCTACAATGCCCACAAGTACGGACCAGAGATTGGCCCGAATGATGGTGCGTACGGCGAATACGAATACGCCCTGAAATAACCCTAATCTAGTTAGGGATGGAAGACGGAATTGAGCAGTTACTACAGGTAGATGATCCGATTGAGCGCAAGCTTGCTCTCAAGTCGAAGATTGTCGAGCCTTATCATCTTCGAATGGCACTCATGGATGAAGATCCAGATGTTCGCCTTGCCGCAGCCAAACATCCCAGTCTCACGCCAGAACTGATTAAGGAAGTCTTGCGTGGTGATGACAAATGGCTAGCAGAGCAGATTCTTCAACGTCCTGATTTGCGCCCAGAAGAGCTTGAGCACGCTTTAGCCGATCCAGACCTTAGGGGAACCGCAGCCAAGCATCCAGCGCTCTCTGAAGCCCAGCGGAACGCCTTAATCGAGGATCCTGAGACCCCAGACGGAGCCAGAGAACAGGCAGCCCAGGGCCTCATCAAGAACATTGGCGTGTTGACATATCCGCAGCTCGGTGAAGGCCGAGCCTATTCCATGCCGATGATTATTGACCACCGTCCTGATGACAATATTCGTGGAACTACTGTCTACAACGCTAAGCGTACTCAGCCGATGAAGCCGGGCCAGGGTTATCTCTATAGCCACACCTCGGGCCATAATCCACAGGCCGAGCATGCTGGTGAAAGCCACGAAGCACAGCACATTCTCTTTGCCAAGCTTAAGCAGCGTTTCGGCCGCGAGGCTGGTTATCGCATCATCGCCAACACGCTTGCCGGTCTTGACCATGAGCATCGCCAGCATGTCTTCAATCTTCTGGACGCACATAAGCCCAAGTCTGCTCAGGATCCAATCCAGCGACCGGAAGAGGCTATTGCATATCTCCACAACTACCTGATGGATCCAGACCATCGACGCCAAGTTCATGTCAATATGCGTATCAGCCAGAACATTAACGCCATGCGCGCGAGCGTGCAGAAGGCACGTAAGGCTTGGCATATGCTACGTGCTAGAGCTGAGGCTCTACGTCCAGAGGAAGTGGGCGTGCAGGTCAAGAAAGACGAACAGGTCATCGGTGATTGGGTTGAGAAGCTCAAGAAAAGCCAAGACGTTGATGATCCAAAAGTTGCAGACCATGTCGGAATGGACATGAAGCTGCCTGTTTTGTTACAGGCGGTCAAGTTCCTAACAGGCAAGGAGTTGGATCCAAGCATCGTACGACGCCATCTTATTGAGCAGGACGATGACATGAAGGAAGCCGTTCTTGCGGCAGCCGGTTTGACATCAAAAGAAGAACGCAAAGCTTTTGATGCCATTATGGATTTAGCTGAGCTGAATAAGTCTGAGGCAAAAGTAGACGCCAAAGACATTCAGGCACTTCTACCAGAAGATGAGCCTGTCGCTAAAGAAGTCCGCTGGTCATTCCAGCACGGAGAAGTCAAACCCGTAAAGCTCGGCGGTAAACACAGTAAGGGCACGTTGCTAGCAAAGGATTCAGACGGTCGCCTGCTTCTAATCAAGCCTGGATCCGGCAAGATTTCGCCAATCCGTGGAGCGCGCGAGGAAAAGGCCAATCAATCCCGTCGCGAGGCTGCATTCTCGTCTGTGGCTCGTTCTTGGGGTTTCAATCGTACTGTCCCTAGGGCTACGCTTCTAATCATCGATGGCAAGGAAATGGCGGTTATTGACATGTTGCCTTTGGATTGGTCGAATCTTCACAAGACTCGCATGGTGGATCCAACCGTTCCACAGAAGGCACTACGTGACTATCTAGACAGAGGTATTGTTCACAAATGGGCCGTGCTCGATTATGTACTCGGCAATGGAGATCGCCATGGTATGAACATGATGGTATCGCCAGCCGATGAAAATCACAAGATCGCTCTCATTGACCATGGGTCGGCATTTGCTGGTTCTTCATTTGATCCTGGCCAGGACAAGAGCGCCTTTGTGCCCTACTATCTGCGCGCCTGGGGTCCACAGAAGGGCTTCATGAAGCTTAGCGAGAAGCAAAAGCTCGATACGATGCCCGTTCTTCACGAAACAAAGGATTTCGAACTACGAGATTGGATCGTCAAGCTCTCTGAAGAGGAGCTTGCTGCCCGTCTTCACCGTTTTGGCATCAACCCAGAACCAAGCGTTGAGCGCCTAAAAGCACTCAAGAATGCTGTGGCTCAAGCCAAGAGCGCGTCGCGTGTAATCAACGAGTTCTGGATCAAGTAATTATCTCTCGTTGGCGTCGTACCAGAGGGCACCACCGACAAATGCGCTAACGACGCCAACTACCACGCCGATCCCGACCGCGAGCACCGCGCCGTCACCACTCCAAGCGACTCCACCGACGAAGCTAACTGCTCGACAGAACAGCACGAACAGCGGACCCATTGCGAGCCCCAGCGCGATCACGAAGATCGTGCCGATCCACTTCAGGTTCAGATTGATGTTGAGATGCATGGCTTAAATCACCTGGGTAGAGGTCTTCTCGGCCTTCTCGGCGGCCTTGATCGCCCTGTCGAATGCCTTCAGAACCTGCTTCTTGGTGCGTCGCTTGTTATCGTTCCAGGTTGGAATGGAGCTGGATTCACCCGCCCGATGGGGAATTACTTTCTCCAGGAAGGAGAAGGCAACGGTACTATGCTGCATGCCAGCCGCACGGAAGATCGCACCTGTTGCGCAGCATTTGGAAACAGCCCTGCTGTACTCGCTCACTATCCCACCCTTCTTATCAACAGCGTAGTGGCCCTGGCACCACCCCTTGGTTACGATCTTCTTGGCTTCTTTGAGAACTTCGACTGGTGTTTTGCTTTTCTTCATTTGGTTCCTTGATTGATTCAGTTGTTAGTACCGCAGCAGGCGCATTTTCTTTCGTACCATGAGAAGACCAAAACCAACCAGTGGTTGGTCACTCGTCGGCATTTCTTGCAAAAGAGCTGGATCATCGCTCCTCGTTCCGTTCAATTTGACACAACACGTTGATTGCGGCCATGATCCAGTTGGCGGGAGCCGGACTAACCTGGAAGCTTTCCAGCTCCTCTCGGCACAACTGATTGAAAGTCTTGGGGTTAATGCCATCAAGTCCATATGCGAGTCGCTGGAGACGGGCATATTCACGACGGGCAGCTTCATAATTCAAGATCATGATACTATCCTATCATCTGGAAATGACAACGTCAAGCCCCGTAATCTTTGGGGTATGACGAATATTCCAGCAGCGCAGATTGAACTCAAAAAGAAGATCGGTACCGCAAAAGGTAAAGACGTTTGGCACGTCAAAACTAAGGGCGGCTTGCACCTCATTACGGATTCTGGCGGCCGACTGCTTGGATCCGGTCCTCACCGTTCTGTCGCCCGCTTCCTGGCACAGAAGTTCGAGCCTGATGTAGTGTTCACCGAGCTAAGCAAGAGCGACCACTACGATTACGATGACTTCAAGCACCTCCTGCCCGAATACGAAGCTCTGACCGAACACATGCGTCAACTTCAGGAAGAAATGAAGAAGCAGGAGTAACCGATGGCTCGCCAGCCGGTAGAAGATATCCTCACAACGATTCCGCAGGAGCGGATCAGTTTTGACAACGACGCATTTGATGCGATGCTTCGTAGTCAGGGCGTGAAGCTTGTTCACTATCAGGCCATGCGCTGTCCGGTTGGAATGACTGCACTCGATGACAATCGACGTCCACATGAGGACCATGCAGGTTGCACTAATGGTTTCATATACAAGAAAGTTGGTGTCATTACCGCGCTTTTTGTTGGCAACAGCAAGCACAAGAATCCTTCTGACCTTGGCTATTGGGATGGGAGCACTGTTCAGGTTTCATTTCCTCGCTATTATGATCAGGCTGAGGATTGTCCAGCTGATGACAAACAGGAAATTTTCGTAGCTCCGTTCGACCGCTTCTACCTACATGAAGAATCGATTGTGGTGCCGACGTGGCAGCTCTTTCTTCATCATGAGTCTGGCATCGACCGCCTCAAGTATCCTCCGATTAAGGTTCAAGCTCTCATGGATTCTCAGGGGATCAGCTATACTGAGGGCGCCGATTTTGTCATGTTTAGCAATCAGCTTAAGTGGATTGGACGTCAACCCTCTGAGCAGATGACCGTAGGCCCAGGATTGACAACGGCTCTGGCGCCAGATGGCACGGACCCTACTGACATTGCTGGAATCAACATTCAGAACTCTGGCGATTCTACGCGTGGCTCTGTATGCAGCGTGCGCTATCTTTATCGTCCGTTTTGGTATGTTGGCCAAATCATTCATGAGATCCGCGTTACCCAGGAAACTAATGCCTATGGTGACCGCTCTCTTAAGCGTGCTCCCCAGCAGGTCATGTTGCATCGCGAATATGTCCCGTTGACAAAACAGGCCGATGAGCCTGGAAGTCCTGGAACGACAAGCTCTGACAGCTTCAGGCTCATGCCTGGGCCCGCTGATGGCGGCTTTGGCCCTAAGTAATCTAACCACCATGAACGATGTCTCTTTCCAGTTTCTTGTAGGCGTTCTTGGTAGCGATGGCGCTAAGGTCTTAAAGAAGGCCACCGAACGCGTTTCCGACCTGGATCGCCTCCTGGTACCCCGCTCGGCATTATCCTGGGTGATGTCTCGTTCTTCGTTTGAAGGTGCTATTCCAGGTATGGACAACAGTTACCTAAAATTCGCCAAGTCTGAGGCTGGCTTTGATGGGATGGTCATGGTCCGTGACATTCCTATTGACTTTCAAGGAGCCAGTCCGGAATACGTAGCCGCTGCGATTGGTGTAGCTGTTGGTATTGAAGGCGTAAGCCCCGAAGTAAATGACAAAACCTTGATGAAGTTCGGCAAGTCCATCGATGTGCTGGTACAGGCGCAGAGCCTTATCAAGTCCATGGCGAAGATCGAGCTGCCCGGCCAGACTGCTAAGCCTCTACCGCAAGGTGGGCCAATAGCTGCGACCGCACCCCAGAAGCAGCCGAAGATGAGTAAGCCCAAGCTTCCTAGGCCCTCGAAGGTTCCAGCTCTGAAAGTAGAGAAATCCGAGGCAGAGCATACCTGTGATAAGTGTGGCAAGCAGCTTTTCAACGACGGCAGATTTAAGCCCTGCATCTGCTTTGCTGACCTATCAAAGTCGATTCGTGTCACAACCTATAAAGATGGATGGGTGCTAGAATTCAATGGGTCGGTCGATCATGAATCTGTACGGGCGCTTTCGAAAGTATTCAAGAGGTGATACATGGGTAAGGATCTATACTGGCTTGGACGAAAGATTGTCCACCCTTCTCATGCTGATGACCTTGAGCACAATGCGGCTCTATTTGAGTTTGAGCATGGTCTTCCTAGGAAGGAAGCCGAAGCTCGTGCCTACGATGATTATCGTAAATCGCATCATCGAGATGGGGCGGCGCATCATTTAAGGGGAATGAAGGCCGCTCAGGCTGCTGGTGATATGGGCGAGGCACGCAAGCACGGTATCGCCTTCGCTATGCACATGGAAGCCCTCGGTCATGACCCCATGGACGAAGTCCCTGAAGAGATTCGATCGCTGGCCGAAGGTGATGACAAAAAGCCGTTCGCGAAGTTCAAGGCCCACCGTGGAGACTCTTTCTTCCTTGACAAGGAACCGAAAGGGACTACTGTGTGGACACCCTTCGTATGAGCATTAGGAGAAAACTATGGAACATTGCAGCGAACATTGCGGCTCAACTCAGACCGTTTGAACCGTTATACCACTATGTCCTGGTGAGAGCAGATATCCCGTTTGGAGTCCAGCTCGCCCAGTCGATTCACGCCAGCGAAAATGAACCTCCTGGTACGCACGTTGTAGCCCTCCACGCAAATAATGAGCAGGAATTACTGAGCCTTGAGGTTCAGCTACAGGCATTGGGCTATACCTATAAGGCAGTACGTGAGCCGGATGCCCCGTGGAATGGTCAGTTGATGGCTATTGGCATCGCCTCCCAGCTTAGAACCCCTCAGCTTAAGAAGTTGATGTCGAAGTACAAGCTAGCCAAATGATGGATCCTTTGGGCCTGATGTAATCTAGGTGACATTGAAGGAGACCATCGATGGCCACTATTTCCTCTGATACAAACACCCGTCTTAGCATCGCCCTCACCAAGTCGGATGCGGGTAACGAAGTCGCTAACGCTCTAAACAACGCTCTTGCGCAGAGCAGCCAGAATCCCTGGTGCCTCCCCGCCGTAATCGTTGCTACCAATGTCAGCCAGACTATTGACTTTGGTGCTCTCGCTGTTGGAGACCTTGTCGTCCACATCCCCGCTTCAGCCGGTAACGCTCAGAAGCTGGTGATTTCGACTGCTGGAACTCTTGGAGTCGCTGCTGTTGTTGGCGATCTCTACATTGTTCTTCGTGCGTTTGTAGCGCCCACTTACCCGACCCAGCAGTTCTAATCTGCTTCTTGGAGTGGCTAATTTCAAACCGCCTTGGCTCAAAAACAATGAGCCGGGCGGTTTTGTTATTTGCTGCGTACCGGACACCAGTTTGAATGGCCTGTGGCGAATGGCTGAATGCCGCATGCCGCAGCTCCACATTCACAAACTCCGAAATCGACAGATCCCTCCTTTTCCTCTGCTTCATGGAGATCTGCGAACGGATCGAATGTAATAATGTTATGTACCGCTGCTCCGGGTACTCCCCGGCTACTGCCCGAATGTGTCAGCGTGACATCTGAATAGACCTTGCATTTGCGACAGTTCGTGCAGGTATTCGACGTTATTGAATGCTTCGACCAGGGACAACCACACTCAGCACACATGTCGCTCTGCTTTGGAGGACTCATCCAAGGAGGCAAAGTTTGCCAAAGCCCCTTTGCGTAGATCACACCGTTACAAAACTTGTGATGGCCACCTCGATGTGTGCAGACCATGAGATTGCTGCCACCGGGGATTACGCATAGATTGCTACAAGTACAGTTGTACGTATTTTCGCCGCAATCTGTACAATCACCACTAACCCAATCATACCATTCCTTCATAGCACGATTATACCATACCCTAGGAGAGATTCGGACTCTCAACCTTCCGGGTCATTACTCCGGCTGCTCTGGCCAATTGGAGCTACTAGGGCGAACTTCTTCAGTTCTTGAGGGTAATAGGATCGACCTCGTCCTCGGACTCGGGCTTGTCGCCTCCGCGCATCCTTTCGAACTCGGTCGGTTCAGGCATCGTGTTCACGAGTCCTTGCAGTAGGCTCTTGATGTTGTTGTGAACCTGGGGTTCGGCCGGGTGGAATCGATGCTTGTAGCACCACGTGCTAATGGCGTCGACCAAATCGGTGGCAAGCTCCTGCATATGCTTACCGGATTCACCCCTGAAATTGCTGGCATCTACTTCTTGTACTACGTCTTTGGGATTGCTCATTTTTGTTCTCTCTTGAGTTGATTTGCTACCATTACCTCACGCATCCAATGAGCGTGGGTGGTCACGTGACCCTTACGAACGTATTTTCCCACGGACTCTTTGAATTGTCTATAGGGAAACGACGACGCACTTCTAACTACATACCCTTCACATGGATCTCCTTGGTATTCCGGAATGTACAGGTTTTCGATTTTGGAGCGATCTCCGGGTCCGCGATAGAGCGTGGGAACCATTTGCAGCCCCAGCAACGCACACCATTCTACGGTCTCATCCCACGACAGAATTTCGTTCTTCTCGTTCCAGATGGAGAAGACCTGGAACCAGTCATCGAGATTGAGATAGTGGATACTGTGTTTGGCATAAAGGTTTTCGCCACAGATACGCCAGCCTTCGGGAATCTCGTAAGAGATTCGACCGTGCAGAGATTTAACCCAGTTGCGGCTGGGGTGAGGCTCGTGAGTCAGCGAGCGGGCATGGATGAAGTCCTTGTACATGGTGGTATTCTCGCCATCCATCTTGATGGTAGCGATCACTTCTCGGCCCTTGAATGGATCGGGATTTGTCATCATTCGATCGTCTTTGGTGAGCCCAGGACTCCAAGGTAGATGATATGTACGAGGATACTTGACGTGCGTGGTAAAGAGAGTGAGAGCACCACCGTCTCCGAGAATCTTTTGAACGGACTGATCAAAGAAGAGATCACCACGCAATCTGGTGCCATTGGGAAGAACAGGATTCCCCCATTTGTCATAGATCTGATCGTTGTAGAGGTGCGGAGGCAGGATCGCCTTTCGAATTCCAGCGGCCTCTCTGATCTGCTCAACCGAGAGCTTGGTCTGTTCAGCTTCCATATGATGAAGGCCGCACAAACTAGCACCGTTGTCCAGATAATAGCCCTCATCGGGCCATAGGCGGCGCTCGATAATGTGGTGAGCATCAACCGCTGGCGCCTTGCAAATGACGCACTGATGATTGTCGCGCTCGAAGACCCCTTCTCGGAATTGATCGCGAGTTTTAAGGTCGCTCATGGCTCCTTAGTGATTGGCAGACGCAACAAATCGAGAGCAGCTTGGAGTTGGTTGGCTCGTTGAGTCTCTGCCAAATGACGTAGAACAGCCTTCATAAGCTGATCATTCGTCTTGAACAAGACTGCCCTAAGGGCCTGAATCTCTTTCAGGGCGGCAGGCAAATTGGTAGGTAGCGGAGGACCATCCTGGCGGTTTCTCTCGAATGGGTCAGACATCATCTACCTCCGTGTCCAAAGGAAGTGGGTCTCCACATTCCTAAGTAGTTTCCTACTTCTAGTACGACCCGATGCAGTTTGTCAAGGTCTGCTCTCTTGTCGTTGATTATCTTACAGCTGAACCACCAATCAGGAATAGAGTCTTGGTCCTGTTCACTTACGTGAGCGCTGAAGCTCGCTGCCCGTTCTTCTGGATTGACAACAAGAATGGGAGCACCACCGAGCGCCTTAACCGAAAGAATCTCATTACGGAAACGCCCATCGCTGATAATCGCAACGGCTGGGCGTTCTGGGCCAGGAATGTGACCCTTGATTTTGTCGTATGTGCCACCTTCAGATAGAATCTTTACGGCTAGGTCTCGCGCGTGATCAGCCCAGATGGTGGGCTTGATCGATCGGCCAAACTCAGTACCGAGAGTTTGGAGAATGTATCTTGGGGTGGTCTCACGGGCCAGACTATCGTGGTCGGCTACCATACCGAGCCAGTCATTAAGCTTGCCATAAACATAGCCGCGTTGACTATGGCCAAATTTAAATCCCAGTTCATTTAGCCAGTTGCTGACGGTCATTCCCTTAGAAAGAATGTGAAAGTTACGATGCAAGTCATGCCAATCGTAACCGAAGAGTTTAGGATCAAGAGAGACCGGCTTGTTTCGCATCTCGCTGGGTCCCCAGAGCTGTTCTTCTGTAAAGCCGAAGAGCTGCATCGCGAAGCGCTTAAGAGGATCAGCTTGAGCGATGACAACACCGTTGAATTCTTTCTGGAGAATTGAAGCTACTGTATCCTTTCCTGATCCTGCCTTTCCTGCTAAAATTACAAGTGGATATTGCATCGACTGTTCTCCAAAGCTTTCAATTGTTGGGATCACTCTCAGGTCTTGTGGCCGCTCTTCAAGAATCCCAATAGTATCACAGCAGCGAAGGCTTGCCAGTATCCAATGTGTGGCATGATCGTGAAGCCACTTGCTCCGAGATAATTCCACACTATCTTGAATATAGCAGGCTGGCCGAACAACAGGATTAGGTATCCTAAAAGTTCGCCCAGCTGCTCTTCAATCGACTTTTCCATCTTATCCTTCACTACGGACCTTCAGATGGGCGACGATTTCGCCGTGAGTCTCAGCGATCTCCTCGTAGGCCTTGGCGATCTTGTTGAGCTTGCCAGCCAGGACGTTGTCCTTGCCATCGAATTTCTTGGCGAGACCAACAAGATCGCGCGCCGCCACTTTGCAGATTTGCTGGTTGGTCGCGTGATTATTAATCGTTTCATTCAGTTCTTGCTTTGTCATTGTTCTTCCCTCTTTCGCCGGGCGATCAGCTCTGGCGGAATGTCATGCTCTGGAACGACTACCGTGGACTTGTCTTCAGGCAAACGGAGAGCCGTGCAGCACTCTCCACAAAAGAAGGTCCCGGTCATTCGCTCCGAGAACGTGATGTCGTTATACTGCTTCTTGCTGTCCGGGCACTGCCGTGACGGCACCTGCTGCTTGTCCTGCTGCTTCTGCTTCTTGCTCACTTGTAGCTACCTTTCTTGCGGTCTTCTTGGTTGGAAGTACGACGGGAGTTCCTGCTTTCACGGCATCCTTCACTGCATCCTTGATTTCAAGGATTCGATGGGGTCGCATCTGGCGGCCGAACTTCTCCTTGATTTTCTCCTGCGCGGCACGAATAGTCACCGTAGGATCTTGCTTTACCAGTTCGACGAGAAAATTCTCACGATTGCTTACTTCTTCCTTCTTCAGTCTCATTTTGGTCATCTTCCTTTTCGGCCAGCCCCTTAAGAGCTTCTCGCAGGGGGGTCGAAACTTCTGTAATTTGGTGTGCTACCTCAAGTCTCATTATGAGCGTCTTGGCACGATTGTCAAGAGCAGAGAAATCTGGAGCGGTTTCATCGTCTTCTGCGTCTTCTGCGAGATCGACTAGGAAATCCCTGTAGACTTCCAATGCATCAATCAGTAGGTCGCGTTCGTCTTGGGTGAGATTGAGGTTCATGATTCCATTCCTTCATACTTGAAAGCTTTTGTCAACCAGTCTTTTTGACCTTGCTGAAGTGTGCATCGCACCATTCAGAGTGACCGACGTTCGAGAAGTCTTGAAAGCCGATCTGGTGGCCGCCACAACAGCACAGGTAGTTTTTGACAGGAGCAGAAGTGGGTTTGGTGTCAATAGCTTTCAGATAGGTAATGCAGTTACCATGGCAACGAGCGCAATTCAGACTGAAACCACTTGGCCTGTTTGGAGGAGTAGAGCGATCCCATGTCACCACTATGAAATCACCACCTACACAAGAGACCGTTCCTTTCAGCCCCTTGGTTGGTTGAGAATTGTGTTCTAGACAATCCTGAGTCAGCTCAACACGATCCCCAACCTTAAAGGGAATGTTAAAGGCGTTAAGGGGAATGGGGGGCGAAGTCTGAGGCACGGGGTAATTGACCCGTGTCTGCATAATATGAAGATACTGACGACAATCAACTCCTCCGCACTTAGCACAGACTTGTTTAAGGACAGAAGAAGAACGGTTCGTGCTCTGATCCCATCGTACCCAAACGGCATCGGAGTAAACCGCTGTAACTTCACCTGTCCATCCGGCGCGGGGCTTGTTCCCGTGTCCAGGCAAGTCTTGGCTTAGCTGAACTCGATCGCCTATATTGAATGCCATATCATGCCTTCTTCTTGTTCTTCTTTTTCTCGATCAGGGCGGCCTTGATGCTCATCCAGATCACGTAATCGGCCACGTCCTGTAGTCGCGCCTCGTAGGCCTTCTTGAAGTGCTTGGGCCGAACCTGGATGAAGCCAGTATCACGATCGATCTCGACCGTGACCTCGTTCTTGTGGTGGAACTTGCTTGCTCCAAAGATCTTGAATCTCGCTACACGCGCCATGCGGCTTCCTAGTTCTGCTCATCGTGGGGGACAAAAGCTTCCTTCTCCAAATGGATCAGCCGTCCATCCATCTTGAGAACGAATTCCAGGGCCTTGTATTCGGCCATTGTCATCAGCATCGTGTAGGCATTTACCTTCCCATCTTTGGAGAAGAGCATACGCGCCAGTACCTGTGGGGTATCCGTCCTAGGTGTGGACTCAAGCGTCAGCGTTCGTTTGCTGCTCACCCCGGCTCGCTTCCAGTCTGGCAGCTCACGAACGGCCGAGGCGTCCTCCTTTACGCCCGTCCAGAACTCTTTGCTTTCTTGATCCCGCAGGTTTCGGGTCACCTTCTTTTTTTTACTTTCCAGGCGCCTCTCTTCATCGGTCTTGGTGTGTTTCGACATAGCTTCTCCACATACTACGGACTGAAAACGGTGTCAAGCCACCGTCTTCTCGAAAAACTCTCCCAGCTCGGCGCGCTGCTCACGTTCCAAAGCCAGCTTACCCTCCTCAAAGGCCATGGCCAGGAGAGCGGCAATCTCGCTGCGGCCAAGGTGGGCTTCCACGCCGTTCGGATTCTTCCGCTTCTGGAAGATCTTGTCGGTCACCAGCATCCCAAATTCAACGGAGTTAGAGGTTTTCATGATTAACATCCTATCATATGTTTAACTGAATGTCAACAGCTGCCACGAGAGAACCAAGCAAACATGTCCGCCTCTGAACGCCAACGCCAAAGTAACTGTGGCAGAGCGAAAGGAGTGATTGGCAGAGCGAAAGGAGTGATATCTGGCTCGGATACTTCTAGGGCTCCAGTCTCAAGCAAGTGATCCAGGGCGACAGCGCAACGCTGACAGGAGTAACGGTCGGTCTGCCGCGCGACTCTTATTTTTGGATCAAAAGCGGGTTCGATGGTTTCGCGGACATCCCAGCCACACAGACATTTCCTGAAGATATCCTGCGTGAGCGCCCTATCGTAAAGCCTTGTCAGGTTTTGAAGGTTTTGAGGCCACAGCGGCCAGCAATGTTCTTGGTACACCATATCCCCTTTATAGCACCGGCAAGTTTTAATGTCAACACCGTTCTGCGTGTAATCTTACAAGTACCATGACGAATTATCGTTTAACTCCGGAACAATACCAAGAAATTTGGGAAAAACAAGGGCGTTGTTGCGCGGTCTGTAAGGCAACCAAAAACTCTATTGAGGCCAGATCCTTTCCAGTAGATCATGATCACATGACGGGTATGGTTCGAGGGATTCTTTGTAATTCGTGTAATTTAGCCATAGGGCATCTGAAGGAAGATCCGCGACTCCTAGAGTCTGCTTTGAGATACCTAAATGCGAGCCCCGCTTTGGAGAAAACAGAATGAATGCCATTTGGGTTTACATCTCGTGGTCGGCTGACCAGATCGACCGAATTCTTGAAGATGCAAAGAGAACTGACGAAATCGAGAACGTTCAGCGCATCATGCAGGCTATTGACAATGGCAACGAATTGTGGAAGAGTTGGGCTCTTTCTCATGATGGAACTGTTGTATCCATGTCGGGGACAGAGGGCTGTATCAAGATTGGCGCCGACCATCTTGCGGATCTCGTAGAACTGAGAGAACGTTACTCTAAGGCGACTAAGTCGACCGTCAGTGTGGGTGTAGCTCCAAAGCTCAGTGAATCTGAAATCGCACTCCAGCGTGCTCAGAGTGAAGGTGGAGACCGGATCCAGCTCTTCATGGAAGAGGATAGTCGAGACGATGAAGGTAAGCTCTCCAAGGCCGACAAGCCTGCACTTAATTCCCCAGCCGCTGGTGGCGGAATGACTGGGCCTTCGATGGCTCCTGCCGCAGCGCCAGCTGCGCCTGTAGCTGAAGGAAGCGAGCATAGCGAGAATGAAGCTCTTCAGAATTTGATTGACACGACTCCACCACCTCCCGAAGCGTCTGGTCCAGACATGGATCAATTAAAGGACTTTTTGTCAAGCTCCGCAGATGCACAGGGGCAAAAGGACACAGCTGAAGCCGATGCTGCCCAGAGTGCTAATGACAAAGCAGAAGGACAAAAGGATATTAAGGCACAAATCCTTAAGATCCTCAAAGTCTGGAAGACTCGCGGCGTAGAGCTTGAGAAGCTATCCGAAAAAGACCCGGAGCTATACAAGTCCATGGTCGGCATGCTTCAGACCATGGTCGCCATGGCTAAAGAACTGTTCGGAGAGAATCCTGCTGAACCTGAAGCACAGGAGCCTGAATCCGGATCGGAAACTGTCTCTAAGTCTGAATTTCAAAAGGCTTTCCCTGGAGACTATCCTCCTAGTGATCGAATTGCTATCGATGCGATGGGAGAAGCCGGGGGTATGCTTAAGCAGCACAAGGGTGTCGGGAATGTACTTAAGCAGAAGGCTGCCGCTGCTAAAAGGCAAGCTTTGGCTGGAATCCCAGATCCCGGTAACTTAGGAACTCCAAATGGTCGATGCAAAATGTGCGGAACGGCCTACGAGATGGGGCCGCACGATACGCTGTGCCAGGATTGCGACACCAATGTAGGGCCAACCGCTGCTGGTGGCGCGGGCTCGAAGGCCAAGCAATACGCTCTAAACTACAGAATTCATGATGTTGCCAATCGCAATTCGGCTGAACGACAAAACAATCAAATCCCACTAACGGACATTGGAGGCCGAGCCTACGATGTCAATTCCATTGATTACCCAGAACTAGGTAGAGCGGCCGAATACGGTATGACTACTGCTGAAAAGCAATCGATGCCAGTAGAGCATGGCTACGAGCGTCCCAACGCTTATGGCCCTACTTCCTTAGCGGCAATGCGCGATCGAGCTAGGAAGCAGGGGCTTCTTGGCAAGGCCGCTCTCGAAGCCGGTAAGACCGGCCGCCACAACGTCGTTCTACCTCCTGGTTCTCAGAAGGACGCAGCAGCCAATGGCTCGCGTGACAGTGGACAAATCAAGATATTGGATCCAGCCACAGGCAGGACCAAATGGCGCTCCGTTCGCGCAGGTCTTGTAATGGCTCCTGATGGCACTCCCGTTTCTTCTCGCAATCCTTCTGGTGGAAAGTGATTTTTCTGAACGTCGATTTGGCTAAAATCTTGGATCTTAACGAAGAGTTGAAGCCCAAGATTGAACGTGCTCTTCAAGAGGCTGGCAGGGCTCTAGCCAAACAGGCGGACGCTCATATCAAAGAGAATGTGCAGAAGTCATTACACAGTACGCGCGAAAAGTACATCAAGGCGATGAAGTTTGAGGATGTTGGCAATAACACGTGGATCATTTCGCTCGACGAGAGTGTCATGTGGCTTGAAGAAGGCATGCAAGAGCACGAAATGATTGATGACCTTTTGGCATCATCTAAGGCCAAGACCGCCAAGGATGGCTCTCGTTACCTCGCCGTGCCCTTTGAACATAAAAAGGGACCTACCCAACAGACGCAAGCAGCGACCGATTTGACAACAACTCTCCGTGCCGAGCTTCAGAAGCGCAACATTCCGTATGCTGGCATTGAGACAGACAAAGACGGAAAGCCCAAGTTGGGGAAGCTACATTCCTTTGACATTCTCAAGCAGCCAATCAAGACTCAGGAAGGCCCAGGAATGGGTCACGGGCCAATTGGAGCTGTACGTCAAGGCAATACAGGCATTCCTTTCCTTCAAGGTGTGAGGATCAGCCAGAAAATGGTCGGCGGTAAGGTTCACCGAAGCATCGCTACGTTCCGTTTGGTCTCTTCGAAACAGAAGGGTTCGGGAAAATGGGTTCATCCAGGCATTGTTGCCAAAAGGTTCTTTGATGAAGCTGAACGCTGGGCTCTAGACCAATGGGAGACCCAAATCGTTCCTGCCATTCTCAACAAGTTAGGACAGACCCTCTGAGTGGTCTTTCTTGGCGTACTTGACGCTAGCTCGATTGAGTAGGTCTATGAGATTGGCAACTACGTCCATCAGGTCGGCGCCGCTAATCCTGTCATGCGGATAGGTCTCGTTGAAGCGTTTTGCCTCTTCTTCCAATAAATCTATCATCTTAGAGCGGACATCGTAAATCCAATCGGTTCGATAGTTGCTGACATTCTCGCCTCTATCTAGTGCGGCCTTGATTTCTAGCCGCTTCATACGGCCATATTGCATCTTGATTGCTGGATCCGTACGTACTCTGTACAGGACATTAGCCATGAATTGGACTTGGTCTTCTGTGAGTTCCATACCGTCAAGTATACCAAATCCCGATGTAATCTAAGCCTCGTTGACGGTTAACCGTCTGGAGATTTAAACCATGGCTAAATTTGGCGTCACCTTGCAGCGCACCGCTTCTACCACACTCGCTGTCGGATCTCTGACTGCGGCTGCCTCGAACATGCGTCGCGCAAAGGTCTATGACTTTTTCCTCGGCTCGGAAGCAACCCCTGCTGACAATGCATTCCTCTGGCAGGTACAGCGCTGCACAACCGCTGGTACTGCCGGTACTAACCCTACACCGCTAGCTCTCGATTCGGCAGATACTTTGGCTTCGACTATCGTTGCTGGTCAGGCTCACACAGTTGACCCCACCGGTTCGACTGTCCTCATGTCGGTTCCTTTGAACCAGCGTGCCACCTTCCGTTGGGTCGCTGCCCCGGGTGGTGAACTCGTGATTCCTGCTACCGCCTCGAACGGTGTCAAGTGGGAGACTCCTACCGCTGGCGGTCTCGTCAGTGTTACTTGCTCGGTCCAGTACGAAGAGCAGTAAGAAGGTCATATGCGTAAGGTTCAAGGATACGCAATTATCACTGATCCGAACGCGCCAACAGTTGAGTTTGATACAATCACCTGTTGTCACTGTAACATTGTCGTTCGCGTCTATCCGGCGCCCGCCCCCATGGTTGGTGGGTTTTGCCGAATGTGCATGAAGTATACGTGCGACGCTTGCGCGGGGAAAGGCTGCACGCCTTTTGAGAAAAAGCTAGAGGCGATCGAATCGCATGAACGGTTCCTTCGTTCAATCGAATAAGGATAACCCTTCATGGCAGATACGAAAATCACCGGCTTAACGCAATTGACTGGAGCCGGATCCACAGCAGATACCGATGACCTTGTCATTGTTGATGTCTCTGACACGACAATGGCGGCATCTGGTACTGATAAGCGTATCACCGTAGCCGACGTATCTCAAGCGGTCTTTGAGCGCCCACCTCCTGTCTGGACTACAACTACTCCCGCCGTGCCCTCGGCTGGTGCCAAAATCTTCTCCCGAGTACGAGCCGGTAAGGCGCGTGCGGCACAGATTGGTCCGAGTGGGCTTGATTATCCGTTTCAAGCTGGAGTTGATGTCAATTCTTGTTGTTGGTTGAGACCCGCAGGTAACAGCACTACGGTTACTGCGATGGGTTTCCCCGCCCCAACTGCTATTGGTACTGCTACGACCGCTAACTGGGCGAACACGAACCTGCTCACATCGATGAAGAGAATTTCCTACATCTCTTCGACAACTGCTTCTTCTTCCGGTGGTATGAAGATTAACGTTCTGAACTTCTGGCGCGGCAACGCGGCAGGGCTCGGCGGATTCTACTTCTGCTGCCGTTTTGGTATTGCGGCCCAACCCACCAACTGGCGTATGTTCTGCGGCATGTACGGCAGCACCACCAACCCGAGCACCACCGCTGATCCGAGCGCCTGGACCGTTGGTGCGATTGGCGTATGCAAGTCGTCCGCCGATACCAACCTCCAGTTCATCACCGTTGGTACCTCCGCAGCATTGTCATCGACAGGTCTCGGTCTTCCAAGCACAGCCCAAGTCGTCGAGGTACGCATCTTCGCCGCCCCGAACAGCAGCTCGGTAGGCATCTCGTGCGAAATTCTTAACGGTGTTGGCGGTCCAGTTGACTATACATACAGCAGCACTCAACTGCCAGCAATTACTGCCGGTCTGCTTCCCATGCTTTGGGCCAACAACGGTGGCACAGCAGCGGCTGTCGACCCGCACCTGATGGGTATGTACGTCGAGACCGACTTCTAATAGGTAGGAGGGCTTCATGGCCGACAGTTTCCTACTAGAAGACGGTACAAGTCACATCCTACTAGAAGATGGCTCAAGTAAGCTACTTCTAGAAGGTACACCATCACCACCGTTTGATCCTTCAACGGGTTTCCCTTATCAGCAATCGGAAGCATTTCCGCATCGTTCGGCTGCGCGCAGCATAGCTCTAGTCTATGGAGCATTTGTTCCGCCTCCGCAATTCGGTACTGCCGTTCGATTCAATGGCAATGATAACTCGGGCCTAGAGAACACGACAGTCCCGGGAATTGGCCCTACTAACTTCACTGTTGCTGTGTTCTTCTGGATGCCGTCGTTGCCGTCTGGCTCAGACGAAAGCATTTGGATGCTCCAAGACAACAGTGGAGGCACTCCAACTAACTGGATCAACCTTGAAGTCAACGGCACAGATTTGCCTGGCCATCTTGTATGCAGCAGCAGTCCAGCTGTTGACATCGACCTCGGCGCAGTTTCGGCCAACACGTGGTATTTCGCTGTCATCAGCGTGAATACTAGTGGCAATGGTGACGCATATGTCGGCAAGATAAACACCACTCTGACTCATACCTCGCTGAGCAGCTTGGCGACTGGCTGGACACCGACTGACTGGACAGTTGCGACAGACAACTTCACCGAGCCATTAAACGGCCGTATCACTGGTCTGAAGTTGTGGACTACTGCCCTAAGTTCTGGGCAGGCTTCCAGCGAAGCAACTTCAATCAGTCCTATCTATACACCGAATGTTTACGCGTGGTACAAGCTAGACCATTCAGCCACCAAGCTTACGGATTGGAGTGGCAATGGCAATACACTGGTTGCTAGAGGTTCAGGAACCTGGGTAGACGAAGAAGGACCCTTCTTGCTCCCCGGTCCTTTCGATCCCCAGCTGTTTCCATGGAAAGTTCAACCTACAGATTTTTCTGTGGTTCCAACACAGAGAAGGCAGCTGCTCTCTAGTATTGCAGAGCCAATCTATGTTCCTGCCGTTGCTCCGTTTGATCCTTCAACAGGGTTCCCGTGGGAACCTCAAACGGAAGTCATTCGTGCTATCTATCGACGCCCCACTACGGAAACGTATGAAACGATTTACATTCCAGGTGCGGCCCCGTTTGATCCTTCAACGGGATTCCCGTGGGAACAACTGCCGGATCCTGTACGTGCATCCCATAGAACCAGAGCAAGCGCTAGTTTCCTGTTCGAAACACTCTTAGATTTTGGACCCACTCCTAAGTGGTATCCTGACTATCCAGACTTCCCAGGACGCTCAGCCAAACGTCCAGTAAACGTTGGTGGCTCGTTCCATCAGTTGTTGGATTATGGACCGTTACCGACATGGCTTCCTGACTATCCAGACTTCCCAGGACTTTCAGCCAAACGTCCAGTAAACGTTGGTGGCTCGTTCCATCAGTTGTTGGATTATGGACCAATTCCAAGATGGCTTCCTGACTATCCAGACTTCCCAGGACGCTCAGCCAAACGTCCAGTAAACGTTGGTGGCTCGTTCCATCAGTTGTTGGATTATGGACCGTTACCGACATGGCTTCCTGACTATCCAGATTTTGTTTGGGCAGCTCGGCGTCCAGTCAACACTGGCGGAAGCTTCCAGTCTTTGCTTGACTTTGGACCGCTACCGACATGGCTTCCTGACTATCCAGACTTTGCGCGTACGCGCCAGCCTTCGGTCGAGAAGGGATGGTTTGCTCTGGTCATCCAAGAGCACGAACCGATTACGGACTGGCTGCCTGAATATCCAGACTTCGCAGCTCGTGGACCACGCAAACCGGTCGCTGTCGGAGAGTTTGAGTGGATTTTCGTTGCTCCACAAACCGTTGCCGAGTTGTGGTATCCGGACTATCCAGACTTTGTTTGGGCAGCTCGACGTCCAGTCAACACTGGTGGTTTGTTCTGGACCAATCTAGAGTACGAACCGACAGATTGGTTCCCGGAATATCCCGCCTCCATCTTCCGCAAGACGCCTCCTCCGCACACGTGGAACGCGTTTATTGATGTTGCCCAAGGTTTCGCGCCTATTCTCTCTTGGGCTCCTGAGTATCCAGACTTTGCCCGAGCCCGCCATTCACTCGTCAATGAGGGTTGGAGCGCGTTTGTCAATGTTACTGCGTCTAGCGGATATGCACCGCTTGGATCCTGGTATCCTGACTATCCAGCATTCGTCTATGGACAAAAGACTATCGCCTCAAACCTTGCTTCAGTTCTAGTCAATGTCGACTATGTACCGAAGCTAGGATGGCTGTCTGAATACCCAGACATGGTTCCTAGAAAACAGGGCATCGACCTTGTTTCGACAGGACCCACGTTTGTCAACGTTGACTATGTACCGAAGCTAGAATGGGCACCGAAATTCCCCGATGAAATGCCAACTCCGTTGAGCATGTCGGCAGCTCTTCGTGCTTCAGTAGGTGTCATCCATACTCAGGCTCCTCTTGTTCCGTTGGGTTCGTGGTACCCAAGCTATCCAGATCGAATCTTCCAGGATCCGCGTTGGGACGGTTGGTTCGCGTTTGTCAACATAGCAACAGCTACACAGACCAAACTCGACTGGCTGCCTGAAATCCCAGATTTCACACAACGCCAGAAGATGGCTGTTCAGGGCGAAGTCTTTGAAACGCTTGGAAACCTCAACCAGGTAATCTTCCAGGCAAGGTTCGCTGAGCATATTCAACGCGCCTTGTTCCTCAAGTCGCTGGAGCTTCCATTGCCTAATACACTTACCAGAATCTATGGAATCCATCAGTCCGACGTTGTCATTGCAAGCGCCATCAAGGTAGCTCTTGCTGATATGCGTGCCAATCCATGGACCCTGGATTACGTCTTCGCTTCTTTGCCGCAGGATCCAATCACCTGGAAGGAGTACGGCGAGAAGTCTGTACAGGCAGCCAAGGAATGGTTCCTTAAGACAGATATCGCCGTTATGGTAACTCCTCTCATGGATGAACTTAAGGCACCAGCCATTTCCATCACACTTAAGGAATCGACCGAAGCAACCAACGAATCGACCCTCGGTGACGTTGACAGCGAGCCTATTGAAGACAACGACACCGTGTGGCCACCACTCTGCGCCCCATTCACCCCAGCTTCGTACGTACCTTCTACCGGTGTCGTGACACTCCAGACAGCACCGGTTGACTTCTATCTTGCTCCCGGAATGTTCATTGTCGACAAACGCGGCCAAGCCTATGAAATCTTGGATACTACTGACAGCTTGACGTTCAGCATCGCAGCTGATTCAGTTCCGGATCTCCGAGATTGTACCTTCAAGTCTTCGCGCCCCAACTACAAAGTTTCGGTTGAGTCTAGCTCGTTCCGCGAAGTCTACACTGTGGGCGTACATGTAGGCGCAGAGCCTGTGTACTGCACGTGGCTTCACAGCATCGTTTTGTTTGCTCTTCTCCGCTACAAGCAAGTTCTTCTTGAGGCTCGTGGATTTGAGCGATCCACCGTTTCTAGCACCGATTTTGAACGCAATCCTGCCTTCGAGACGGAAAACGTCTATAGCCGATACATTAATGTCAGCGGCTACGTCCGTCAGTACTGGCCGAAGAATGTCAGCATCAAGACCGACGCTGTCATTCCGTATGAAATCAAGGTTTCTGGCCAGGATGCCGATGTAAAGGTCGGCGGCGATGTTGACGACCTTCTTTGGATTGGCGACCAAGATATGATCGATCCCAATAAGCGTAGGTAACGTGTAATCTTTTTCCTATGCCGATTCCGGATCATCTTCGTCAACACCATATCTTTGCTGGTGGTAACTGGGGAGCAATGTCGGGCGAAAAGCCCATGCATAAACCCATAGTTCCTGCAACTCACGAGAATCTCGTGCGTGCGCTGAAAGGTATGGGATTGAAGTTTGAAGAGACCCATGGCAAATACGAACAGCCTGAACGTTCTGTCATCATTTACAATCCAAGTCGCCAACAGATGCGCCACCTTGGCAAGATGTTTGGCCAGGACAGCGTAGTTCACAGCCAGGGCGGTCAGCACAAACTCGTCTACACTAACGGACCCCACGAAGGAAAGGAACGTGGCACCGCTTTGACGGGAGAGCCGATTGAGTTCTTTGCCAATCCACCTGATGACTACTATACCCATCTTCCAGGCCATGGCTATTTCCGTGTGAACTTTGATTGGAACAAAGAGCCGGAAGGTGAACCTGTTCAGTCAGGCCTCGCTAAGGCTTGGCCTACTGAGAAGGAATCTAAGGCGAACCAAGAAACACATCGAGTAATTGGAGATCTCGCAGAAGAAAGGGGCAAGGTTATAGCTTCCCCACGCCCCGTCCATTCCAAGGATTTTGGAATCAATGCTCATAGAGCACCCTTTGGTGGTGGTGGGCTCTCGCTTCGTAATACTGCTATCTCGGGCGATAAGCGACATTATATGCCAGCCATATCTATCAACGACCAAGAACTTGAGCGTATGAATGAGTTGGCCACACCTCCAAATCCAGAAATGCGTTCCACCTCTGAAAGATACGGTAACGCGGATCTCCTGAATTCAACTGCCGAACCACTAGAAGGAACTGAAACCTATTGGCAAAGCATTGGGGCACATTCCGCCCTGCCTCATCCTAATGCTTACCCCTGGCACGATGACAATTTGCCCGATTGGGATCGCGAAGATGCGCTTGCTCGCGCACGAAAGCTAAAGTTGATCAAGGCCGATGAACAGCATCTAGAAGACCAGAATGCGCCAGTAGGAGTTTCGACATACGCAAAGTTCGCAGCTCCTTATGGTTCAGTCAATCCTTCGGCTCCATCCGATCTGACTCATTATCCATACCACGGCAAGCTTCCTGAGATTGAAAATCTTGTGAAGCAGCATGGCTACAAAACTTACTATGCCGGTGGTAAGTATGGCAAGCCCGACCTTGTGAACAAGAACTACAACACGGGCCATCTGATGATTTACGATCCGACTCCTGGCTCTGGTGGCGACTTCAAACATGAAGAATACACCAAGGGTTGGCGACAGATTCACGAACTCGCCCATGCATTGACATATCCTGAGCTGAACAAAATCTACGGCGAAGGGCGTCGAATGGGCAAGCTTGGTATCCATCGCAATCTCAATGAAGCTATGCGAGCCGTTCACTGGGAATGGTTGGCTGCACACAAGCAGCGTGAACTGGGAGAGCAGCTTGGTATCCATATTCCAGATAACGTATTCCACAAAGAACTGAATACTGTGATGCACGATGCCGTACATCGTGCTGTTACTGGCAAGTTCACTGAACCTTCTGGCGAAGGATTCACACCACATGAGCATAAGGTTCCATTGAGCCATGCCATGGATGTGCTACGCGATGAAGCCCAAAACATGGGCCTTCAGCATCGTCACCAGACACTCAAGCCCGCTGCTATCGCTAAGCACGAAAAGCGCGAAGAATTACTGGCAAAGGCTTTTCCTCTTGAAAAGCGCTCCAAGAATGTACGCGAGCATCTTGCTTACACTACAGAAGAACAACGTATAGCCCGCACGAAAGCCTTCCTACCAAAGATTGGCATCAACGTTCGCGATCCTGAAGCTCTGAACTTTCAGAGTATCAGAGAAGCCCCTCATTGGGTAAATAAAGAAGGACGTACAGTCAGTGTAGCAGAATCTAAACACGCCATTAATTCGGTACCGCCAGCATTACACGAAGCTGGCCATGCGCTTACCGCTCCGTACGGAAGATCCATCGAGCAACACCAAAAGGACATCGGTGAAGTAGACATGCCCATTTCACCTAGCCAGAAAATTGACGAGGGGATGGCCACTAAAATGGGACACGACCTTGGTCGTCGAGCTGGTATTCCGCCCCAAATGAGCGATCCATATGGTACCAGAATTACGGCCCGTTCTCATGGTTATGACCCCAAAACCATTCCTCACGCTAAAAGCAAGGTGCCGGATTTTCAACGCGGCGCGGTACGGGCGGCTATGCGTACTGAGTTAATGGATCAGGGTCTTGCTGGAATTCAGAATGGCAAGGTCATGCGCATCGGTACCGGCGAAGAAGGATCCGGCTACTTCGGTTACCGTTCTCTTAAAGACATTCACGCAAAAATTAACGCTAGAGCTATGGGCTACGGCCCCAAGCCGAAGAAACCATAATCTTTCAACGAGATGGGAATGTAAACATGTCCGAGAAAACCTATACAGTCGAAGAGCTTTTGGCCGCTTGGAAGAAGGTCGAGGCCGAGAAGATCCAGAAGTTCGAAGCAGAGCTAAAGATGCTCCGTGCTCGTGAGCTAAAGAAGGCACTCGTGCCTCCCCACAAGCATGACGAAGGCACCACTGCTAGTGGTGGTATTGAGGATGTTCCTTCGGACAAGATGACCGACAAGACAGAAGTTTCTGTTTCCGTCAGTGCTTCTGATGATGATGGTGGATCCGTCAGTCGTTCGTTCAGCTTTGATACCAAAGACGCCAAGAAGGCCGAGAAGAAGGCCGAGAAGAAGGGTGCCATCTGCGCTAAGTGCGGAATGATGAAGTCCATGTGTAAGTGCAGCCTGATGAAGGATGTTGCTCCAAGCGGATTCATGAAAGCCATGGTCTCGGACGAAAAGGGCAAGCTTATTGATACCGGCAAGCGCGACGGTAGCAAGCTCGCTCATGATGCCAAAGAGAAGCAGTACAATGAAGGCACCGAGAGTGACCCGGGTTCTGGTGGAATCATTACCAAGGGGCCCAAGGCCATTCGTAAGGCAGCTGCTCAAGGTGGCCCTGCTAAGACCAACACTAACGACGCCGCCAAGAAGATGGGGGCTCCCAAGCGTTCAGCTACTGAAATGCAGCCCGACTCAAAGCTTCCACAGGAACCCGAGAAGCTTAACACTCAGAAGGCTGAATTCCTTAGCAAGCCTCCCGTATCTGAAGCACAGCGACGCGCGATGTTTGCCGCCGCTTCGGGACACAGCACTCTTGGTATCCCGAAGTCTGTAGGTAAGGAATTCTCGGATGCAGATCAGGGCGGAAAGCTTCCTGAGCACAAGAAGACCAAGAAAGACGAAGTGCCAATGGCAAAGGAACACATTGGTTTTGACAAGTTGAAGAACAAGCTTGCTCATAAGCCTGGGGTTTCTGATCCCGCTGCTGTAGCCGCTGCAATTGGCCGCAAGAAGTATGGTCAAGCAGAAATGAGTCGAGCTGCTCATGCCGGAAAGGCTGCCCATAAAGCAGAACCTCCAATGGCTAAGCCGCCTTCCGGAAAGAACATGGCTACGGCCGTTCCAACCAGCAAGCCGATGGCTGCCCCTAAGATGGGTATGATGAAAGAGGAAAAGGGTGCCGTAAATTCTGATCCTATCGAAAAGGCTGCTGATAAAGAATCCGTCTATCGCGAGCGATACGAGAAGGAACAGGCAGCCAAGCGTGCAGAAGCCGACAAGAAAGCTCATGCCGAACATGGCAAGATGAAAAATACCATTCGCAATCTTAGCCCCAATTCCCCCTTCAAGCGAGACCTTGCCGGTGGATCGCTTCGAGTGAACAAGGACGCTATCGCAGACGCAGGGCCGATGTCCGAAATGGCAGCTCCAGATTCGACTGGATATTCTATGCGATCAGAGCTTCCCATGAAGAAAGACTCGATGACCGAGACCAAGCCTATGGGTAAGCCGGGCATCTTTGGACGTCTCCATGGCGGAATGCATGCCGCAGGAAACGCGATGTCGAAACCTGCTGCTATGCCAATGGCCGCTCCCAAGCCTGCAATCCCTGCTATGGGTGCAGGTCCAGGACACGCTGCTCAGGCCCCAACTACTCCTGGTGCTATGGGATCGCAAATCGCCAAACCTCTAGCTCCGATGCCAAAACTGAAGCCAGCTGCTGTTGCCGCAGGCGTCAAACAGTACGGACAAGGACTGCCAACAGCTCCAGGTGGTCCAGGCGCAGAAAAGACATCAGCAAGTCGTCCTTCTGCAATGACAACATCAATCAAAACCGCCCCGGCAACTGGAGCTACAGTGCCCGGGAAGAAGTAATCTCTCGATTCGAGGACACAAATGGCTAAGAGCTTAGTTACAGACGCCGGAACGCTAATCATCCCAGGCGCTTATGCAAAGTACAAGGTCGTATCGAACCCCTCTGGGCTCTCGACTACTGGCGTACTCATGCTCGTTGGTGAAGCCGACGCAGGCCCTGATTATACACTAGAAGCCGATCTCGAAGAGAACGCTTTCGGTCCTGATCAGCTCGCTGATGTCATCACGAAGTACAAGTCTGGTCCGTTAGTAGACGCTATGCGCTCTGCTGTCGCTGCCGCAAATGATCCTGATATCGTCGGTTCGTTCAACCGTGCCATTCTAGTAAAGACTAATGTCTCCACTAAGGCCAGCGGAACCCTTCCTAAGGTTGGTGGTGGTACATACTCCGTAATCGCTGACCTAAGCTATGGAAAGCTTGGCAACCAGATTCTTTACCAGACCGTTCAAGCTCAAGCAGAAGTTGTTCCTTCAACGGGCGCTTTCACCTACATTCCTAACGCCGGAAGCGTTCAGTCCAGCTGGCGTGTAAATGGTGGTACTGCGGATTCACAGCTCTTCAACGCCAACGAATCGCCTTCCGCTTTTGTCACTGCTGTCGGTGCCCTTACAGGTCTCGCTGCTAGCGGCGGCGTGAATCGCGGTATCATTTCAGTCTCTGGGACCCTAGCGGTTCAGGCTGATCCTCCTGGAACCAATCTCCAGACCATTCTGCTGACTCGTTCTGTCAACTGGACGGTTCTCCCGGTTGTTGGCGATACTCTCATCATTCCTACCGGATCTGTAATTGCCGGTGGCAGCAATGTTAACGTCGGAGCTTATGTCATCACTGCCGTAACTTCTGCTACCTTGACTGCCGTCAAGCTCAGCGATGCCGGTAGCGGTGCTGCTGTCCCTGGTGTAGTTACCAACCCCGCTAACGTTTCGGCCGTTTCAATCGCAGCTGTAACTGATGCACAGGCTTGGAGCCCGGTGACAATTTCACTCACTGCCGCTACGTCAATCAGTGGCGTCGGTAAGTCTCTTGAAATCTCGGAAGAGGCTGGTGGAACTGACCTTCTATCGCGCATGTTCTACGAGCTTGGAACTACTACGCCTGCTACCTACATCAGCAAGACCGGCGCTCCCCAGCTTCTGGTTAGCGCTGCTGAACGCGAAGTAACACTCAACACCAGCCGCTCTTCGGATTCGGTCACTGAGTCTATCACTGCTGGTGGCGACATCGTTCTCAAGCTTTCGTACACTGGTACGACTGCTACTGTCACCATCACGCCGACCACCCTTACTACAACCGTCACTGGCGGTACGGGCGGCAATCTATCTCTGACGTTGGCTGATTACGCCACCGTTTCGGACATGGTCACTTACATTAACACCCAGACCGGCTATACAGCTTCGGTTGGTACGGTGGCTCTTGGCTTCCTACCTCCTTCCGCTTTGGATCAGGTCGTGGCAGCCGGTATCTGCTCGGATTGGGGTGCCCAGAATGGTCGTATCAAGGCCAATGCCTACGAATTCTACACTGCGGTTTCGCAGAACAGTGTTCTAGTGCAGATTGGTAATCCCGCAGCCCAACCCGCTCTTGGCCTACCCGATGTCATGTCGGCTCCAGCTCTGTTGACGGGTGGTGGTCGTGGCGGAACTTCTGATACTCAGATTTCGAACGCGCTTCTCGCTCTTGAAGCTGTACAGGGCAACTTCCTTGTGCCTCTCATTTCGCGAGACGCTACTCTAGACATTGCAGACGGTTTGACTGATAGTTCGTCAACCTATACCGTAGCTGCGACGCACGCGTCGTCGCTTAGCCATGTGCTTAAGCTCTCGACATTCAAGCGTCGTCGTAATCGTCAGGCCTTCCTGTCGATTGACTCGGACTTCACTACCAGCAAGAACACCGCTGCAAACATTGCCTCTTGGCGCTGCTCGATGACTTTCCAGGACTTCAAGCAGGTTGGTGGAGACGGATCCATTACTCAGTTCCAGGCATGGATGGGAGCTGTACTGGCCGCATCGATGCAGGCAGCTGGATTCTACAAGAACATCGAGTTCAAGGGAATCAACACGAGCGGAATCCTCTCGCGTGCCGGTGACTTCGATGACCGTAACGACAGCCAGCTCGAAGATGCACTCGAATCGGGCCTCATGCCCGCCAAGCGTGCTCTGACTGGTGGTTACATCTGGGCTAGCGATCAGACTACTTACGGACGCGACAACAACTTCGTCTTCAACAGCGTTCAGGCTGTTTATGCGGCCGACACCGTGTCTCTAACAACCGCTCAGCGAATGGAAACCGCTTTCGCTGGTCAATCGGTAGCTGACATTAGCCGTCCCGTTGCTCAAGCGTTCCTTGAAAGCATCATGGCCGACATGCTTCGTTTGAAGCTAATCGCCCCCTCCGATGATGCCCCCAAGGGCTTCAAGAATCCGAGCATTAAGATCATCGGTAACGCCATGTTGGTGTCGGTCGAAATCAAGCTCGCAACGGCTATTGATTTTATTGCAATAGATTTTTTGGTAGCTCCGGTTGTGCAAGCCGCATAAGGTTTGAATGAGTACTAAGACTTACTACGAAACGCACAAGGAAGAGATCAAGGCAAGGTCGCGCGCTTGGTATTGTGCGCATAAAGATGAAGCTGCTATTCGTAAGAAGGCCTATCACCTTAAGAACCTTGAAAAGGCCAAGGCAGATCAGAAAGCTTGGCGTAATGACAACAAGGATCGGATTCGCGGTAATCTATTGAAGCGAAAGTATGGAATTACTTTCGAACAGTACAAGGAGATGTTCGAAAAGCAAGACGGTAAATGTGCCGTCTGTGAAGCGCCCGGAGCACTCCTAAATCAGTACGGGAAGGTCGGCCTTCATGTGGATCATAACCACGTGACTGGACAGGTCAGGCAACTTTTGTGCTCCAATTGCAATACAGCACTTGGATTGCTGAAAGAATCGCCAGACACGATCCGGAAACTACTGAGTTACGTCGAACGTAATTCGGAAAAAGTGGAGTAATATCATATGCCCGCACGCACTATGCATGGCGCCAGAGCTAAGGTGTTCATCGCCGATCCCAACAGCGGCAAGCCCCAGCTCGTCGGTATTTTCAACAACGTATCATGGGGTCTAACCTATGATGTTCAGCCAGTGAACATTCTCGGACGCTTCTCGCCCGATGAACTCGTTTACACTGCACAAGAGCCTGTGACGGTTACTGCCTCTGGTTTCCGTGTAGTCAACTCTGGTCCTCATGTCATCGCCAAGGTTCCGAATCTGGTGGACCTTCTGACACACGAATACATCGAATTGTCGATTAGCGACCGTCTTAACCCCGGTCTTGATATCGCCCGCATTCACCACGTTCGCCCAACAGGCTACAGCACCACCCTCTCTGCCCGCGCGCTCGAAGAAGTCACCGTTACGTTCATGGGTCTACTTGTTGACGACGAAAGCACGACTAATACTGAAGCTCCTGACGCTGCTACACTTCCGTAACATTCTGTAATTAACTTTTACCCTCATTGGGCTACATGGGAGACCATGTAGCCCTTTTTATTACCATCTTGACCGAATACCACGATTCTGCTAGAAACTGGTGGCATGAAAGTGCTCGGCAAATTTTTGAACAATGGTGCCTATAAGAGGGCTCACGAGATCGAAGGTTTCCCTAAGCAGGTGGCCTTGGTCATTGGTGGTTATCACGCTCGCCTATCTGACAAACAGCAATTCGAATTTTTGAAGGGGGAACACAGGCGACTGAGCATGTTGCGTCACGCTGGCGTGCCTACTATGAAGGCGCGAATCATGCGCGTTTACAATCCGCACGAGAACAGGGAACAGTGGGCACTGATCATGTCCAAAATGAAGGCGTCCCTTCACGACCTTGGCGGGGTCCACGCGCTCACTCTTAAGCAGTGGGCATCGTTTCTGAAGACCTTGCGCTGCCTCGCCAAGAGCAATCTGATTGTCCTAGACCTTCAATTCCTCGTGGGAAAGGACAAGGTAGTGGTCAATGATCCATCTGATGTCACCGTTCCTCCGAGCGACAACGAGGCCCCCAGGAATTGGGACGCGCGCGTCCACCGCGCCGAACAGCAATTCAAATTTCTTTATCCCGATCAGGAGATCCCCCGTTAAATTATGTCAAAACCATATGTATTAGTAGGGGAGCCACTTGGTGGCGGCGCCTATAAGGACTGCTATGACATTGTGCAGGCTCCCGATTACGTGGCGCTCGTTCAGGCAGGTGGTGGTTCTGCCCAAAATGCCTTCGGAGGGTGTAAGTATCTTGCTCGCGAATTGGCTGGTCTGAAGAAGCTCGCAAAACTGGGTCTTCCTGTTTTGGAGGGCAAAATTAGGCGGGTGATCCTCAAAGGTGAACCCGGCGAACCGATTCGTCACAGTAAGGTGTGGGCTATTGTCGCGCCCAAATACGAATACTGGTGGTATGATGGCGGCGCATTCCCGAAGAAGCTTAAGCGTGGCCATTTCAAGGAACTTTTGAGGATCTATCGTACGCTCGAAAAGAACAAGGTAATCGTCAACGACCTCCAATTTCTCGCTAGAGGTACCGATGATGTTGTGATTGCTGATCCGCTTTCGATAGGCCATCAATACGACAGCGGTTTTTATAGGGATGATATCCGGAGAATCACCAAAAGAATCAAAAACTTGGTAAGGAAAAAGAAAAATGGGAAAGGCAAGGCTCCTAAGAACAGGTGAAATCCTCGGCACTGGCTGCTACAAAATCTGTTACGCTTTGGGGGGCGAGAAGAGCGGCAAGGCTGTGTTGCTAAATCGCTGGAATGAACACGATTCATCCCATACTCGTATGCTTTCTAAAAGAGAGCGTCCGTATCTACAGACTTTGCGCAAAGCAGGAGTACCTGTCATCAAGTATCAAGAGAGGCGCATACGCCATAAGGGAAAGATCACCATCGGCCTCGTCTGCAAGCGGTATGATTTTTCGTTCAAGGGGATGTGGCGAGTAGATCAGCTTAAAGAGGTTCATCTCTCGTCTCTTCAAAAAATTCGCGATAGCCTTAAGAAGGCGAATCTAAAGGTCACCGATCTCCAATTCTTGGCTACCAATTCTGGAGAAGTAGTGGTAGCTGATCCACTTAATGTCAGGAAACACGCTGAACATTTTGACACAGCCAGTTGGACTGACGTCCAAGGCTTTATCGATGCCATAACCAAAAGGGAAAAGGTCGCATGATCGGCTACATTAGGAATACCCCACACGCGCTTATGGAGCTGGTAGGCATCAGACCCCTACCTGAGGCTCCAGGTGTTGAATATCACGTCGTATTGGCCTGTTCTGGCGATCCTAGGGCCATTGCCGGTGCCACACGTCTCTTGGGAGTAGACCTACTATCGCCAGAATACGTTTATGAACGGAATGTCATCAAGTTAGGTAAGTAATCTTACTTGACATGGCACCTAAGCTCAATGAGTCTACATACGAACTTATCGATAGTCACGAAGGTCGATTGCAGCGCGTAGAAAGTACCGTTCAGGCTTTGGCAGTTGATGTCAAAGAGATCAGCGTCAAGCATGACGTGACCCAGGCGACCGTCGAGAAGGGGTTCGCTCAGATTTCTGAGATCCAGAAGAAGAAGCTAGAATGGCGCAGCAGCCTTGTTTCTGGAATCATCATAACCATAATCGGCGCCGCTATTTCTTTGGGTCTTGAAAGGCTCATTGTCCACCACTAATGAACTTTCCAAAGAAGATCGAGAAGACACTCGTCTTTGCTTGGTCTAGCATATTGATGTTCGTGGTGATCCTGTTGGCTCAGTACCTTCCAGCAGTGAGCGCGCTGTACGGTACTTTTGTTACAGGTCTTGTCGGTCTAGCCACGGCATTCTTCGCCGGGCATGTCAGTGCCCAATGGGTTTCTTCTAAGACTGCTGACCGATCTGACCGACCCCCTGAACACGGGCCAAAAGTCGAGCCCTAAAGTCATCATCGTTCTCGTTGATTGTTCTGGTTAAGCCGACAAATTCATGGCCTATAGCTTCTAGCTCTTCGCCAGTAGCCTTCTTTAGGCTTGGATATGTCTCGGTAATGGTGTTGAAGGGAATTTCCAGAAACTCAATGAGGTGCTGATGATAGCCCTTAGTTCCAATGAAGAATTGAGTTGGATAATTATTGAGACTGGTGGCTACGGGATAACTGATGTACGTATATTCAATGCGTTGAAGCGGCTGTGTCATTCTATTCAGATTTGGAAAAAGTTCTTGTTCTGTGAGTTCTCTTTCGATGTCTTCGAATAGATGATCAGTAGTATAGTTTGGACCATCAGTTTCAGCTATAATGAACATGCCGCCGTTTGAAATCCACCAAGTCGAAACTAGTCCTAGATAGCCAATTTCGCGGCGAGTCGTTGCCGGATTCATGACCTCAGACAGCCTTCGCTTGAAAATTAGGTTTGATTGGCGTGTATCTAGCTCAATTCTAAGGCCACCATTCAGACTTAGGAACTGATCTACCAAGATGGAGTCCTTGGCACTTTCGTAAGCTTTCAGTTGTAGCCAGGATGGATCTTCTTGTGGTGGAAGAGGGAACATCCTCTCATTTTACCATAGACTCTGGAAGCGGCAATTGAGGCTGTGGCTTCAGACGCTCGCGTTCTTGGCGCTCTTTTTCGCGGCGAATCAACTCATCGATGATCCATGCAGGAAGCATATGAAGTAGATTACACCAAACCAAATCAGATTACTAGCCCGATAATCTAGCCTCTATGCGCCTTATTCCGTTCCTGCTCCTAGTTATCATGGGCTGTTCAAGCACCATGGCTTCCGTAACGCCTAATGATCCAGCAATACCAGTTCTGCCTCCGTTTTCAGTACAAAGTACTGAACCAACTGATCCCGGTCCAACTCCTTCACTCGTAGAACCTAAACGAGATGCTGATGACAAACCACTCGTAGCTACTGTGTACTTCGAGGGCGACATTGGCCCAGAGGCAGTTAGAATCTTTGCCCAGCTCGTAGATGAGGTCCAGGCAAAAGATGTGGATTATTTGATTATTGACATCAGCAGCCCAGGTGGCGATGTCGAAGCTGGATACACCATTTCCAAGATGATCGAAATGTCACCTGCCAATATTGTCTGTGTAGTAGATGGAGAAGCCGATTCGATGGCATTCTTCATTCTTCAGAGCTGTGATCAGCGTTACATGACTAAGCGCAGTGTATTGATGATCCACAATCCTGCATTCCAGGTTCATCCAAACGAACCTGAATATCCAGACTACTATAACAACAAGGCGGACTTTGCCAATGCTTCAGCAGATGCTCTGCTGGAACATGAGTCTTCAAAACTGAAGATCTCCAAGACCGAACTCGCCTCGCACATTCAAGGCTCGCGACAGTGGTGGTTAAATTGGAAGAAGGCCGATGAAATTGGAGCTGTTGATGGCACAGTCAAGAGCGTTCAAGATGTGGCCAAAGACCTTCGAGCTGGCAAGAATGTTCACTTCGAATAATCGAAAAATTTCCAGTGGATATTGTGATACTTCCTTCTGAGCGAATTCACTAATCCAGCACCACCACGGCTAATCGCGGTGACCGTGACTAAATGAGGAAGCTTTTCTCGAAGAACACGGATCCACATCTTTGTTCCTAGCTTCTTGCCGCGATACTTTTTGTCAACCCAGGTACCGTAAGCGTAAAGACGGCCACGTATTAAGTCGAATCGAAAGAAGCCGACGATTTTGCCGTTCTCCTGAGCAATAATGGCGTGATCAGAAGGACCCATCCCCCAACGACATAGCGTTCGATATGCCGCAACGGGAATATTCTCTCGTCGCTTTTTGGATTCCTGACAGATGGCGTGGCTCTTATCCACTAAGTACAATCGAATCATCGGGTCCTGGCTAGGTCGCGGATTACGTCGTCGATAGGATTGGTTGCGAACCCCATTGGCCTCTTCTCTTGTAGAACAGGTGGCTTCCAACCGGCATCATAGGCCTTGGTGTAGATTTCGGCCAGAATGGTCGGCGCGGTGAAGGTTCCGGGCGTGCCAGTAAGGCGCTGAAAGACTTCGTTTGCCTTTTCAACGGCAAGAGCTTCGAAAGTGATCTCGGTCGAGAGACGTCCAGGCCGGGTGATCGCCTTGTCCAGATTATCGAGCTTGGCATTAGTAGTGGCTACAATTCGAATATCGAGAACAGCACCCATGATGCCATCACCCAGATTCAGAATCGAACTAATCGCAGAAAGATCTCCATCGGCTCGATTGACGAGGCATCTATCGGCATCTTCGATAAGAAGAACGATTGGCATCTTGCCTAGATCTTCACGAAGAGACGTTAGAGCACTGAGGGAGGTTGGATTGGCAAGGACAGCGATCTCGGCCGCTGGAGTGAGTACGAATCCAACGCCCCGAGTCTCTGCAAGTAGGCCACGAAGCGCGAACGTCTTGCCTGACCCAGGAACGCCAGCAAGAATGTGTAGACGTCCCTTGGGATTTTTGGCAACGAGATCTTCCTTAATTCTGTCATAGAGGACTAGCTCGTTTTCTGTATAGTTACCGCGCTCTAGTTTATGGCCACCGGTTCCAACAGGCAGAAACTCAATCCCTTTCGGAGTAGAGCACATCATGTAGATAGTGCCAGCTGGAGGCTCTGGATCTACTTGTGCAGCAATATCTTTCGATAGAGTTTCGAATAGACCTTCGTCGAAACTGATTAACGTGAATGAGCCGTACTTCGTTTCTTCGGTTCCCCCTTCTTCGGGTTTCTCTCTTTCAAATCGGCAAAAGAACGCGCCGCCAGTAAAGAAGAAGATACTGGTGTCTTCGTGGTATTCTTCAAGATACTCAACATCGAATCGCGTAATGAAGTTTGGATTCTGGCCGAGATCCGTTAGCTTGCCGAGTATGTTATCAAGAATTTCCTTGGGCTTAATCTTCCAAGAACAATTCCATGTCTTTTTCTGTACGAGGCCGATCTTTGCGCCAGTAGCTCGTAATGACATCATTGCCGCAATGACATCTGCTGCCAAAGGTATTGAACGAGCCGTTAACGGAAGAAGCTCCCACCACTTGTTATGGTCATATCCACAAAAGTCTTTGAATAGTTTCATTCACTTACCGGATGAGTTGAACGAGCGATTCGAGGCGACGCCCGCTGATGAAGAGAAGATAGTTGCCAGCATTACTTAGGAAATAGCCATCCAGACTTCGGATGAGATACCCAGCATGATAGCACGAGTCCACAGCTTCGCCATAGACCCTCTTGACGCTCTTTTCATCGCCATGAATAGGCCAGAGCACGGAAGCACGTTCGACCAGGGCGGCCTTGTTAGGCATTCCTTGATAGTAGGTCTTGAACCATTGGACGGCGCCAAGAACGGCGATTTGCTCGATTGTCATTTTTCCTCCAGCCATTTTGTCATCACACGGATCATCAGCTCGTTAAGAGCTTCCATGTTTGGGTGGACGGGGAGGGGACTGTCCTTTTCGGCCTTCTCCATCAGAGTACGGTAATACTTGAAAGTCTTGTCGAGCGTTTCCCAGGGAACCTTGCGAGCCTTGATTGACAACAGATCCTGGCGCTGCTCTTCATTCTGCTTGACCTGAAGCTTGCCGGTCAGTAGGGCGTTGTATCCAGTGTGAAGTAGACGAACCATGTGCATGGCATCCTTGCCATCGTAGTCGAATTCACTCGGGCCAGTGATGACTCGCTTGTAGTTGCTGGAGGCATAGCCAAGGTAGGTCTTGGCGATCTTCCGAGAAAGGAAAAGGTTGCGTTCCTTCAGAATCTCCTTGGCAAGAGGGGTCACGTAGATGTGATCGGAAGCTTCGGTGAACAAAACTTCCAGTACATTGGGATTGGCTTGGGCAGCGAGACTGAATGTCTTGCGCACTTCCCAAAGAGTGAAATCCAGGCCACCTTCCATCTTTTGGATGGTCTCCGGACCACTCAAGAATCCAAGCACATGTGCGTGTTTGGGGAAAAAGAATCCACGAAAGTCTTCGTCGCTTTCGGGAGTATTCAGGCCGTAACCGTAGCTTCCCGCGCGAGTTACATAAGCCTCTTTAGGTAGAACGCTAAGGTCCAACATACTGAGTATCTCCCATCTTCATGAGGTAATCCCATTCCTGAAGGTCACCCCACGCATTCCTTACCACATCCTCCAACAATAATACAACTGGAATCTTGATTTTCGCCATTACAGCTGCTGCGTAGCGGTGCGAGCCTGTCAGAAGTTGAATGGGTTTGGTAATGTCCCATGTCGCTTTAGGCGAAAAGAGTGATCTCGGGCCACTGATGTGGACAAATGCCGAGAAATATCCCACCAGAGCAGGTTTGGTTGTATCCCATCCGAAGCGAGCAAACTGCTCGGCCAGATCGATGACTTGCTCTGGCCGAGCAACCCTATGGGGCGGTAGGCAATCTTCGGTATCCACCCAAATTGGATCGGCCATTACAGGATCCTCCCGAGTACATTCCGGGTGCCATACACACGTTCCTTGTAGGCCTTGACAATAGCTCGCTTACGCCGCCGCTCGTCGCGCTTACGAGTCCTTCGACGCTTGCGCGACTCGACCGGAGCATAGCGATCCCTTCCTGCTTTGGCTAGTTCATCGACCTTGTCATTGAAGATGTCTCCGGAGTGACCTCGCACCCAGCGCTTTACGGCGCCAGCTTCAGCGAATAGCTTCTGGAGGATCTTGACAATGTCCTTGTTGGCATTTGCCTTGTACGTACAATCGGCCAGATTCAGAGTGTACTGGCTATCGCTCACCAGTTCCACGTCGTTGCCGATGTGCAACTTTCGGTCGATGACTGCTCGTAGACCCGAGATCGCAGCCTGTAGCTCCGCGATGTTGTTAGTGCCAACTGGGCCACCTTCGCTACCGGCTGTGATGATATCTTCCCAGTCAGTTACTAACCAGCCCATGCCGATTGGACCAAGGGCTGCCCCCGTCGAGGAGCCATCGGTGTAAACTGAAATGGTCTTCCTCTTTGGGGGCTGATCGGTCATGGCGGTTAGTTTAGCAGAGGTGGAGGTGTTTTCTTCGGGGCGGTGAAAGGATTGTTAAAATCGAAGTCGACCAGCTCGGCTCCCTTGAAAGCAGCGGCCAGCGCAGGAATGGCAGCGACCAACTTGTCACGAGCCTGGGCCTCTAGGTCGTTATTGGTATCGATAGTCGGAATGGCATCCCAGGGTCGGTTCTGAACAATGTCGGCAAGCAGATCGTAGAGATCTACTGACATCAGCACTCTGGACTTAGGGCGAGCGGCCATCTGAATGGCCCAAACATTGACAGCATCGAGCACGGCAGCGCAGTCTTTGTATGCCGTGACTGCTCCAGCGACGAGCCTGGGAAGCGCTTGGGTCTTGGTAGGATTCTCCTCGATAACCTTGCGGAAATTGCGGGCGAAATGGACGCCGAGTTCGATAATAACCAAGTCTTTAAGCGACTTCAGCTGTTCCAGAGTGAGTGACAGTTGACGTACCTTCATAATTCCTCTCGTAGACCATACAGAAATACTTCTTGTCAAGGAAAATCACGGTTTCAGCACCGTTACTTTCCTCGACCATCCACACCAGGAGATCGGACCACTCTCCTTCGTGGGTACCGCAATCCATACCCTCACCCGTCTGGAGGTTTCGGTAGTAGACGCTGTAACCGCCATCTATTGTCACCACGTCGAATCGGGCTTGCATGATGACATACTACCGAACCTCCAGAGAAAGTCAACACCCCACTTTATGCAGTGGGACGAATCGTCTTCAGGGTGTCGAGGGTGTGGTTGATCGCGGTCAGGAAGAAGTCCACGATCTCGTCGTGCTTGGTGGTCTTGAGGTACTCGAAGTCGGAGTTGCCAGTCAGGTGGGCGTGGATGGCATAGAGCACCTTCGAAGCCACCTCGTCCTCCTTGTCGCGCGACTGGTTGAAGTTGCCCATGACGTACGCCATGAGCTTCTGACCAGCATGGGTCGTCGCACGGCCCGCTCGGATGTCCTCCACGAAGTTCTTGACCTTTTGGGGGAAAGCCTCGGCAGCCAGGGTGATCGCCCCCGCTACGGGGCCACGACCAAGCCCACCACGACCCTTGAATGCCATGGCGACCTTGAGTCCTCGCTCGAAATCGTGCCTCATCATGCCAGCGAGCACCGCACTCGTACCGGTGCGACGGTGATTGAGGATCTTCTTGATTCCGTTCAACGCCTTGACCTGGAAAGCCGAATCGGGATCGCCCGTTACGAGCCGCAGAACGTCGGCCGTGCTACGGGCCGCTCCTGTATCGATCGTGTCGCGAACGTCAGGATCGATGCCGAACTTCAGGTCCACCGTCATGGAGATGCCGGACTTGATGATCGCGAGAAGACGATGCTGCCCACTGAGCAGGTTTCCTTTCTTGTCGAAAAGAATCCGCTCGCCGTTGTACTTCCACTTACCGAGCTGGAGTTCCATTGCGTACTGATCGACTCGGGTTGCCTTCACCGGCCGATTGTGCGCGTTGTGGTTGTCGAGAAGGTACTGGGCGATGACAGGAGTAATGGTCACCCCGTCTACGCTCTGGGAAGTCAGAGGCACGTCGAAAGGAGCAGGCGCCTGGGACTTGTTGTGTCGAACGATCATCATGGTTTTTCCTTTTTGGAAGGGTTGAACTTCTTCGGATGGCAACTAATGTACCATCCGAAGAAGTTTTGTGCAAGACTTCAGATGTTGACCTCGGCAAACAGGGTGTCGAGGGCGTCTTCGAACTTCGGGCCCGTGCCTTCAGCCTCGAAGGCGCTCTCTTCGTCGGTCACCTTGATGGTGATGCCTCGCCCCGTCGAAATCGTGAAAACTGGAATGGAATCGGGGGTTCTTGGCGTTGCGGGTGACGAGGTAGGCGACGGCGCATCCCTTCTGGTTTTTCGGTACCGCTTACTTCCAGCCCTCCGAAATCCAGCGACCGGCCAGCTGCTGGTAGCGGCGGGCCTCGGCCACCGTGGTCTCGCGGCCCAGAACCGCGTAGGCAGCCGCCACGTGAGCCGCGCTGCCCTGGGGGATGCGACCCAGGCGCTCCTCGGACTCCAGAACCCCCTGGAGCTTCGCGCGGTCGTCGCCCTCGAAACCGAACCCCTGCTCCTCGATGGCGTCCAGAAGAATCGCGAACCGGGTCTGGGGGTCAACCTTGTTGAAGGTCTCCTCGGTCATGCCCTCGGGGAAGCGCTTCAGCGAGGCATCCCAGAGCGCGGGCAGCTCCTTCGCGGCCTCAGTGACCTTCGCGATGTCCGACTTCATGCGGTCAGCCGCGATCTTGGTCTTCTCCTCGGTGCCGAACCGGGCCGGGGCCGTGTGGCGTCGGCGAGTCGCGGTGCGGTCATCCTCGACGGTGACGTCCAGCTCGTGCGAGATCTGGCCAGCCGAGAAGTCCACCACGGTGTCGGTCACCGAGAGGTACGCACCGCCCCAGAAGCTCAGCGAAGCGGCGCCGACCTCGGAGTTGCGGAAGTACACCACCGAGCGAACGACGCCGCAGCCGGTCGGGGTCGCGGTCGGGAGGATCACATGGCCGTTGGTCTGAGTGGCCGCGCGAGTCACCGAAGCGTTGCTGTTCTCGGGGAGCGAGGACTTGAGGACGTTCATCATGTTGCGGTCATCGAAGGCGGTCAGGCCGTGACGCGGAGTCACGACGGCGCGAATGGTCCGAACGTTCTTCTCCAGGGAGACGTAGGTGCGGAAGACCACCGGCTCGTTGCCGCGCACGGAGCGGTCGCGAATCTCGGCGTACATCATCGACCGGGTGCGGGGAGCGTACCACGCGAGGTTGTGCGACATGTAGCTGGGGTGGGCGACCTTCTGCATTGCCACGTTCACCAGCTGCGAAACCGCGTGCGGGGTGATCGCGTAGGCGGGAGCCGAAGGATCGCGACGGTCGACCGCCACGGCACCATCGGTCGGGAACAGGCCAGTGGTCGGGAGGCGCACCAGGACGTCCTGGAGCTGCTCGCGGTCGATCTGGGCCTCCCAGCGGGCGAAAGTCGACAGCATGGTATCGCGGGCCTGCATCCAGCGACCCAGGCCCTCGGAGGGGAGCCACGCGTCAAAGTTGAACGGGGTGCGGCTCGGAATCACGGGGGCGGTCTGCTCAGCGGGGGTGTTCATTGTCTTGCCTTTCGTACTGCGAGTATGGAAAGAGTATACAGCCGTCCTTTTGGAATGTCAACAGGGGTCGAACAATATTTTCAGCCACCCAGCACGGTCCTGAAGTAGAAACCACCCAGACCCTTCTCGCAGGGCTCCCATTCACAGGTCATGCCATACTTGATACCCAGGAGCTTAGCCTCAGTCACAGCTTCCCGGCTGGGCGAGGTGGTGCCCTGGGCGTCGACATCCTCGTAGCTCCAGCCGCAGCGGTCGGTATGCGTATCGAGGCACAGCACGGTATCATTGAAGAGCTTTTCGAGGTAGCCCAGCTTCACGAGCTTGCCGAGCCGCTCGTTGGCATCATTCATGAATGCATCCATGTCGATCTTGATGGGCAACGCGAAAGAGGCGTCGTAGAGGTACCCGATCCGGGCGTTGTTGGTGGTGAAGTAGACCACGGCGAGAGCGCCCTCGGGCATGTTCGCCTCTTTCCGGGCGTAAACCCAGTGGCAACGACGGGAGGTGACATTCCCGTTGGGTTGACGCACGAAGTCACGGTCATTCATGTCCTGAACGAAGGCGTACACGTACAGCCGGTTGTAGTCCAGAATCGGGCAGTCGGTCAGGTTGGATTCAACAAACTTGTAGAGCTTCTTGTTCGCCATGTCCATCCTCGGTAACTGCGAGTATGGTACAAGTATACACTCCCCAAAAATAATGTCAACAGCCTACTTCACGTCTGCTTCAATCATCTTAATCGCTTCGTCAATTACTTGTCTGGCCCAGTCATCGAACGACATATCTGCTGGTTTTTCTAGCAAGTAAGTACTACCTTCAGCGCCGCCGTGCTTGCAATAGAACTCCACTACGCTGAATTGGACTCCACTGACTTCAAGAAGAGTGCTTACTCTCATCAGCAAGGCTTCCACTGAAGTAGCATACATCCGAGGGGCTTTGGCCGTATCAGTGAGCATCCTGATGATTTTAGGGGTTAGAGCATTCATTTTTTGGAAGCGTAAATCGGCGTTCGCTTAGGAGGGGGAAACTTAATGTTCCTAAATTCTTCAATGGTTATGCGCCCGGATAATAGATCTTGATAGGCCGAGGCAACGACTCCCGGATATTCGACCATCCAACCGATGATTTGACGGCGATCTCGCTGGATTACCTTGATCAGAATTGTTGTATAAATCACTATGGCAAATGCCACCAACAACAAACCCCAAGCAGATCCGATGGTTAACATAATCCCCGACTACCGAGTCGCACAGTAGCAAGCCTTATTAAAGGAGGACACCGATGGCTTGAAACTCATTCGAGGAAAAACACCCCGTGGGGGCCAGGAGGAATCGAGGAACCCCACGGGGCGCGGGTGACACCGCTACAAACCGATTATAGCTCGACCTTGTTGATCAAGTCAACCCAGTGTTGACCATTCAGCTGTCCCTTGAGGAACAGAGAAACGATGTCAAACACGCGGTCGTTGAAGCCGCCGACATTCAGCACGTCGGCCATCTTGTCGGGCACCTGAACTGTAGCGCCCGGCTGAATGTCGATGCAGACCAGCTTTGCGCCTGGGTTGCGCTTCTTGAAGGCTGCCCATTCTGCGGCCATGTCAGTACCTCCAATGTAATGAGAAGCGTAGGCCGAACGAGCGAAAGAAACCCAGGACTCATTGTCCGACACGAAAATGACAGCGTCGGCCTTTGCCTTGGTTTCATTCAGGTGACGAAGAGCAGCCGCACAGTCAGTGCCGCCACCAGGAAGCTCTAGGAGCTTGTTTGCGTTTGTCATCACTGAATCGCGAGCTTCGAGTTTGATTGGCACAACTTGCGTGTGGAATGGCAACACGGTGGCGTCTTCGTTCTTGCGAACGACCGAGGCAGCCATGAGAGAGGCGACATCAACGCAACGTACTGCCGTCGTACCGCCGCCGCGATAACCCGTAACGGGAGCCCTCATAGAACCCGAAATGTCAACAGCAACAACCACCTTGCCGGGCAGCTCGGGAACATTCTCCGTAGAGATTTCCAAAGCGTCCTGAAGAGCGCCAGTGATCTTGGCGGGCAAGTCGGCAGCATTCATGTACGCAGTCAGAAGCTGGTACGGAAACACCTTGGACTTGACGATTGACTCGCGATCCTTCAACAGATCAGCGATCTTCTTGACCTGAGTTCCGCCGTCCAAATTGAACACGCCATTGCGCTTCAGCGTGTTGAGATTCATGCGGAGAGTCTGCCAGCCCATCGACTCGGCAAGAACAGCCCACTGATCAGCGGACATCTTGACGTTCGAAAGGAACTGGAAGTTGATCTCAGGAGGCGCACCGGCTGGGTCCTTCTTGAACTTCTCGAAGGCGGCGACCTGAGCGGGGAGCAGATTGACATCATACTCCTTATCGAGCAGGTAGGCGAACATGTTGTTCATCGCAGGCGTAGTCGCCTTGGGGTGAACCATCTTGATGACATCGGCCAGTGACGGATCGTTTCCGATCGACTGAGCAAACAGCTTGGAAGGACCCAGGCCATTCAGCATGCGCTGAATTGCCTTCTTGACCGCAGTGCCGAAGCTCTTGCGGCCGACCTTGCCCGAGCGAACAACTTGAACGAAGTTGCGGAGCATCTTGACGTTGTCAATCACGCGGGGAAAAGCCTTCTTGAAGTACACAAGACCGGCATTGCCTTCGCGCTCGACGGTCAACGATGCGACCAGGAGAGCGGGCATGTCCTTCATGTAGCCGAATTCACGAGCATACACGGCCAGCTTGGCGACGAATTCGGGGCTGCACTTGGAGATCAACTTCAGAGTCATGTCGAGCTGGGTTTCAGCATCGGCGTAGAAGGTGTTGTTGAGGCAGCCAGTCAGCACGTATTGTGCGAGGGCGTGTTCGTCAGTGGTCTGGTAAGCGACACCTCCAGCCTCGTTGACAGCGGTGGTGGCATCTAAAGTACGACCGGGGTTCTTGAAAACGTTCTTGTTCATCTTACTCCTCCATCTGACTTATGTCAGCAAATTGTTGCGTTAGATTATAGCATCCTGGGTCTGTGTCAAGCCTTTTTCCGAATACCTGAGGTAATTTCGATGGGCAATCCACGAAGAAGTTCGTATAGCGGCTCATTCGCCTTAGGTAGATAAAAATTGCTGTCTTTGGCAACCTTATGGGCTTCTTCGCCCTTACAATACTTGCAATTTTCTAGTGGCACACGGAAATCTCGATCGGGGACTCGAAAGTCTTCCAGACTTTTCTGATCACCAGCGATATAACCTGTAATCGTTGTGTATCCGTAGGAAACACTCAGAAGTGACACTCCTACGATTGGAAACGAAAAGATGTGGGCACTATCATGCTCCCAGTCGGTTACATTTAGAAAGTACGAAGATAAGATCCAAGGATTTTCAGGCCTATCGGGCCGCCAAAGCTTGATCTCCCCACACTTGATCCATTCGGCCATATCCCAGCTATGTCCAACTCGAATGACTGTTTCGATTTTAGATGCCCCACGAGAAAACTTTCGTAGATCATGCAAAAACAAGCTTTCTTTGAGTTTTTCCATGGTACCTTTCTTAGGCTCAATGCCGACCTTTTGTCAAGCAAGGTAATCTGTACCACGAGGACATCGATCGGAGCACTTAGCCCCGGTGTCCAATTCCAACTTGAGGTATCCATGCAGAAAACCGAAGAATTTACCGTTTCCATTCCCACATCTGACGGAGATACTCTCCGAGGAAAATTCAAAATCAAACTACGCCTGAGTCATCGCGATCGTCTTCAGATGGACGAAATCCGCCGAAGCCTTCTTGGTACCAAATCCTCCGAAGCAAGTCAAGAGGCTTACGGATTGGCAACAGCGCTAGCCAAGATTCAGGTCCATCTAATTGACGCTCCTAGTTGGTGGAAGGAGAACTCCAACGGACTTGACTTCGAAGACGATGAGGTGGTTCTACGCGTGCTCGAAGCCCTTACAAAGGTTGAGAGTGACTATCAAGCCAAGATAAAGAAGGATGCAGATGAGGCTCGTGGAGATCTCAAGAAGGAAATCCTTGAATCTAAGGAGCCTAAGTAATGTACGGCTACAACTACCAATGGGTCCAGCAAGGCTGGCAATGTCCCGTTTGTCAACGCGTATATTCCCCTTCGACGATGATGTGCCTTATGTGCCCTCCCAAGACAGAGGTTGCCACCACGTCAACAACCTATACGCCATTTACACAAGTAGACTTAGACTACACCTGCCCACACGGTAAGGTTCTGGGATCGGGCTGTAATGAATGTGCGAGTGGTTGGTCCTTTACTACGACCATAAATGACTCCAATAAAAACAAGTAATGAATGTCCTGGATCAACGACCTCAAAGCATTAGCGATGCAATCGGTCCTCAAAGAGGATCTCGACTACCTTCTGCGTGATATTTTCCGTTGGTACTCCAAGGAGTTTGTCACTCCTTTACACGTTGTAGAGACACTTCCTTTAGAGGATGTTCTTCGGCACTATTATGAGGTTAAATATGCCGAACTATCTGAACATGAACGGCTCGAAGAGATTGACCGTCTACTGTTGACAGAAGAGGCCCTCCGAATTCGCAAAGAACAGGAGGATGCTGATGATGCCGATGCCTTTGAATATGCTAAGGCAGCTGAAAAGGTAGAGAAGTCTAAGGCACAAGCCAAAGAAGACCTGAAGCCACGTGTTGAACCTGAAGCTACGCTACCAAAATTGAAGGACATGAAGGAACTCCCACAAGATATGGAGATCACCTTCATTGATGACAATGTAGATCCAGACGCCCTCTTGGAGGGCAGCTTCGGGCCGCCGTCCAAAAAGCCTAAGAACGGGTAATCTTTGAATTATGTCGCGCATGTCCAAGGAATACAACCGCGAAGCTAATCGTCGCTATCGAGAGCGTCATGGCGAAGCTCTGAAACAACGCAAAGCGGAATGGTATCAAGCCAACAAGGACCCCGCTAAAGAGGCAGCCAGATATGCTGCCGATAGAGAAAATCAACGCGCTAAAAGACGAGAATACTACCAAGCCAACAAAGAAAATGTTAAGGCCCAAGTCAAGGCCTACGCTCAAAGAAATCCAGATCTGATTGTTCGAAGAAACCTTAAACAATATGGCTTGACTTTAGAGCAGTACCAGAAAATGGAAACCGACCAGAATGGACTATGTGCCATTTGTGGGAAACCACCGACAAAAGGCCGTAAGCGTTTAAGTGTGGATCATAACCATACCACCGGTAAGGTCCGTCAGTTGCTTTGTGGTCGATGTAACACTGCTATCGGAATGACAGATGAGAGCGTAGAAATACTCCATAAAATCATCGACTACCTCAAGAGACATAATCAATGAGTGCAGGTAAAGAGCTGAAATTCCAGTTCATTTTGGATGAATCATCGTTCCAACGCGTCAAAAAAGCAATCCAAGACCTTACTAGCGAAATGCAGAAGTTCGCTAAGGCCATGCAACCTGCCCAAGGAGGTGGGTTCGGACTTCTTGGTGGCGCGAATGTTGGTCGCCCCGGAACCGCCGCTGCTACTGTCACTCAGGCCGCTGGCAAGTCAGGCTTGAATCCCATCACGCAGGTAGTCGCAGCTAATGCCGATGCCTTTAAGTCATTGGCTTCAGCCGGTACGACAAGCCTAAAAGGCCTAACAGATGCTCTTAAGAGATCTGTCAATGATCAGCTCCGTGAAGTTCGTGGACTCCAGCAAGCATTGGATCGTCTTGGCGCTACCTATAACAATCTTGGTGGCAAAGGTACGACTGCCATGGCCGTACAGAACAAGATGGTCCAGGTTGCTGGTCGTCTCCAAGCAGCTCGTGGCCAACTTGGAACTCTTCAAGGTATGCTGGGTCCTCAGCCCGAGTTGATGCCAGAAATACCAGGACCAGAAGGTCCGCAGGGCCGCAGCAGGTTTAGTCAGTGGATGTATTCTCCTGCCAATGCCCCAGGCGGCAAAGCTCAATTCTTCGGAGGCGCCATTAAGGGAATCGGTCCTACCTCAGCCACTGGTGTCGCTGCCATGGGTGGAATAATTGTGGGCGGAATCATGGCAGCCATGCACGAAGCAATGGCTGGAACTAGAATGTACTCTCAAGCCGAAGCGCGCCGAGGTGACTTGGTAGCCGGTGAAATTTCACGTCTACGTAGCGGCGACATTACGCGTATGATCGCTCGCCAGGACATGCGTCAAGCCGCTGAGCGTCGTGGTGACTTGGATGCCGAAACTGGCTTTCTTGCTAAGGCTACTACCATAAGCGGCGCCGGTCTGTCTGCTGCCAAAAATCTTATTGCTATGAAAGGCGGCGCTAGCGGAACTGAAGATTTGACAGATCCTGAAGCCGCGATGTATGCGAATTATCAAAAGAAAGTAGAACAGTATGAACGTAGCGGCGACTTTATAAACAAGCGTCTTGCTCTTGAGCGATTCAATTCTGAGTTTGGAGCACGTGTCAGTACTGGCCGTATTTTAGGCGCCGGTCTTAATCGCAAGATAGGCCCAAAAATGACAGGTCTCGGTCTAGTCCCCGGCTTTGGCGGAATGGGTCTCGGCACTACAGCTCAAGATACCTATTTGATGCAAGAAGCTGGATTGCATCGTCAAGGATACTCGATGGAACAGCTAGCCGGTGCTGTTCAGCAAAGCCGCCAGCTTGGTTTAGGCGGTGCGTATGCTGGTGAAATGATGGGTGCAGGTGCCATGGGATGGGGACAATGGGGAGCCATTCGAGCCGCCGCCGCTCGTGGTGGTAATGCCAATCTTGCCTTGACTGCCCTGGGAGCTACATCTAACACCGCAGCTGGAATGGAAATTGGCCAAACAGCTTTTGGATTTGATCCTCGTGGAACTACCAGTGGAATCGGCCTCATGAGAGCCATTCAGGGTGGCGGATTTGATTTTACTGGCGGCGTCAACGACATGAATCTTGCTGCTCGAATCCAACTCGGAATGGGCGCAGGTGACATGATGGCACAGGGTTTTGACCCCTATCAGCGAGGACGCAATCTTGTAAGTGCCATCGGCCTCGGTCGTGGTCTTGGTACATACGGACAAGACTATCTTGGCAATGGAATGTCCTTTAAGCAACTGATGGATGCTGCCCAAGGCAATATTACTATTACTGGTAAAGCCATGGGTATCACTTCTGGCATGGCTCGCCAGCAACTCCAAAACATGGCCGGAAGTGTTTTCGAAAGATATGTAGATCAGGGCGAAAATACTCCCATGGCTCACGCAATTCGTTCGTTCCGTCGTAGCGGAAAGAGCCTTAGTGCGTTCTTAAGAACTAGCGATGCCTCCACGCGTGAAGCAATGGGTGCGTTCCTGGGAAGAGAAACAGGCCAAGGCGAAGAAGCGGGTTTGGGTGCCATTGGGCTTCTTGCTGGTGTTGGCAATACAAAGTTGCGATCCGGGAAAGTACCATATGGTGCCCTTGGTGAAGTCGAAAAGAGTAGGCTCGGTGCCGAAGCAGATCAAATGATCAAAGATGGACAGACCATGGCCGAAATGTTCTCTCAGGCAAAAGAAACATTCAAGCAGATGGGCACAGAAATCGAAATCCAAAAGAAATGGGCTTCGAATCTTGATGAGACTGCGGAAGCTTTTACAAATGCTTTGCATGACCTCGCCGATACGGTAAATGATACCGTCAAGCAAATCCGTACTGGCCAGCCAGCTGGACCTAGGTCTAGTACGGTTAAGGCTGAAGCAGCTGCTGCCGCAGAATCTCGTCTGCGAAACAATGGCTATATCGGCCAGCGTACCAAATCGCATCCCGATTGGAAGTAATCCATGGCTCGATACTATGATGTGCTATACGATTTCGGAGAGTTTCCACAGGACTCTGGTGGTGGCGATCAGTTTACCCCAGACAGTCTGACGACTTCTCCGTATGCCATCATGGCTGTATATCGCTATCGATACCCAGTGACTTTCAGTCGTGCGCAGGGGGCTAGTTTTGCGACCGGAAGTGATGCCACGAACGCCTCTGTTCAGCTACGAGAACTCACCCTTATCGTGTGCGATGACATTCAGAATTTGCAAGTACAATTCACTAAGTCTAACCACATTAGCCAACTATCTGCCACACTTCTGCCCGGAATGAACTATCTGACCGAAATGTTTCCTGGAGACTGGGTGATGTGTTGGATCGTCAACAACAAAGATTCCTTGACCAGTCTCATTGACAGGATCAAGAACAATAAAGCATGTAATAAGTTTTATGATGGGTTGAAATTCATTGGGAAGATAACTTCCGTCAGGAAGAACATTCAGCAACAACCTAGCGGTGTTCGCCATTCGTCCTATCAGGTGAATGCAGCCGGATTCACAGAGTTTGATGCACAGCTCTATTTTGAACCATATCTAGCAGCAACCAATCCCAACATTGTGACTCAGTGGCTCAAGCAGACAGGCGCTGACATTGACAATCTTATCGCTTCTAATGGCCAGGGAATCAGCATTAACAAGATACTCCCCTCTCTTCTCGATGCATTCTACGGTAAAGGTATTCCATCAAACTCTGGAGCTAATGCTGATATTCAAGGCATGCCAAATAACCAGACCGGCATTACGGCCAACTCATTCATCATTCCAGCACCCGTAGCAAACGCGCTTGGTATTTCGCAGGGATCCAAACCCAACAATCAAGTAGGATGGAATGATATTTGTGAAGTGTTGCAAGGCATTCAAAAGTATCAACTCAGCAGCGCATCTCTCCAAGCAAGCATCATTGTTGATCTCCAGAATGGGAAAGAGGGAGCTAATGGAAGATCTGTAGCCGACATCTTCACGCCAGATGGGGTACCAGATGGTTCACGTCTTCGTAGGCGCGAAACAAAGGATCCGTTATTGGGAGTGTTCCTGCCCAGTCCGCCACAATTTACTGGCCAAAGGACTGTTTGGTCCATCATGCAACAGTACCTAAATCCCACCATCAATGAGATGTATACCTGTTTGCGAGTGAATCCGGCAGGAGACGTGCTGCCTACAGTAGTTACTCGTCAGTTACCCTTTAGCTCGGGCCTGATCAGCGATCTCTATCGTCCCAAGTTTATCAAAGTGGCCACCGCAGACGATAGCGATACCGAACGAAGTACTACTTCTGGAGAATCAGACACAGAATCTACTGCTCCTCATCAGCTAGCACTTACCAGATTCATGGAACTTCCCCGTTGGCGAATTCATCCCATCCTCATTCAATCGGTAGACCTGGGACGTAGCGATGCGTTGCGTTTCAATTTTGTTCATGTATACGGCGAAACCGGCCTTCAATCGCAGGATAGAACCAGTTACATCGTTCGAGATCCTCCCGTTTCAGATGAAATTGACATCAGCCGTTCTGGTCTTCGTCCATACATGCAATCAGTCAACTGCGCACCGACAGATACTCTTAATCGCAAGGCGGGTGATTGGATGTACATTATCAGTGACATCATCATGGGCCAACACCTAATGCTGACAGGTACCATGACTACGAAGGGAATCCAATCTCCAATTTGTCCAGGAGACAACATTGAATTCGATGGTCACGTACTTCATATTGAGGCAGTTTCCCACAACTTCCAAATGACAGGAGATGGCAAGAAGTTTTTCCATACATCACTGGCCCTTAGTCATGGCGTAAAGGCAGATCAGGAGCCTGAATATGGAGACTTGTCTCTCTTCACTGGTTCTACACAAGAAGACCTCACTCGCTTTGATGCACATCCAGCTTCGGAGTATTCCTTCAGTCCAAATCAGCCCAGCGAGCCTTCGTCGGCTACGACGCCAGCCGGTGATTATGAACCCACCGACGATGGTTCTAATGGTACCTCTGCATGAGCATGATTCTAGATGACAATACAGTTATCCCAAGCTATCTAAGCATTCGCCAGCGTGGAGGTGGGTCGAATGATGGTGGAACCACGCTTACTGACTACACGCTGCGCCTCGGTGAAGTGAAGAAAATCATCTACCATGACGATCCTCTCAGCTACGGCAAGAAGACCGTAGAGTATGAAATCGAGGTACAGTATCGAGACGGCAACGGTATTTATACTTCCAGTACCTATCGCGGAGCAACTATCAGTACACTCTTCGGAGGTATTGCGGATCGCTTCCATGCAACATTCCGAGCCGACAATTCTTCTAAAGATGCGGCAGTTGGAACCGGTAGCAAGGTACTCGTTCTATGTCTCGCTGGCGATCAACAGAAAGCCATCATCCTTGGCGGCGTAGAAGACCCGACCGGCACGCGGACTGAAGAATCTTCAAGTGGCCACAATCTCTTCTTTGAATTCAACGGAATCCAGGCAACCATCGACAAAGATGGTCAGCTCACCCTAAAATTCCGTGGTGCTACCAAACAAGACGGCACGCTAGTAGACGGAGCAGTGACAGATGCCGAAGGAACGCAAGTTACCATTGACAAGCAAGGAACATTGACCGTCTCAACCCCTAGTCAGGCTCAATATCTACAGCTCGACCACCAGAACAAGAAGCTCAACTTCAAGGCGGATCAGGAGTGGAATGTCAACATCAACGGCAAGGTGAACGTACAGGCTGGCGACGATGTCACCATATCTACTTCTGGAGGCGCTGTAAATGTCAATGCGAGCGGTAACGTTGTCATTAAGTCTGCTGGCGTTAAGGTAGGTGCAGCTACTCAAGCCTGGATGATGGGAACAAATTACCGTAATGCCCAACAGACTCTTAATCAGACTCTGGCAAACGTTTTCACTGTTCTAGCTACCCTTCATGCTACGGCCGGAGTCTCAATGCAGGTAGCCTCTGGTTTGAACGCAACACCAGTCTATGGCGGCATCTTAGCTCTTCCTGGCTTCTCGGCCGCATCGCAGGCAATTATTCAAATGGGTCCTCAGATTGCTCAAGGAATGGCAGCAATCCGCGCCTTCGAAGCTGGATCCGCCACCTACCTAAGTACCGTGAACACCAACGACTAATTTATGGCAACATTTCCAATCAGCGTAGCCGAGCAGACAATGCTCGATCAAATCAAAGCAGACGGCATTTCGATTAGCTCTCGTGGCGTGGCCGTAGATGTTGATGGTGACGGCACGGGTGATACGCCCTACATTACTGATTTGCCGATGCCAGTCAAGAACTGGGATACGCTGGTGCCTTCTGGTTCAATCCTTGAAAAGAAGGTAGCCGATGGACTTCGTGTGGCCGCACTTCCCATTGTTCGTCAGGTGATGCCAATAGGATGGCACGATGAGAATGTTGGTTTCGGCCACTCAATCAGCGGATCCAACGTTACACTCAACAAGTTCAGCATTCCACAGGACCAGATTCTCCAGGCCCCCAGACAAGTAATGGCAACCGTATCCTGGTCAGCCTACTCTACAGTGGCGAGCACTGGCGTCAGTTACTTCCTTGACGTAAATGGCACTCCTACTACATCGATGCCATTCTATTTCAACGAAGCCAACTCGCACAGGTCCATGTCTGGCAACTGGTTGCTTACCATTCCAGCCGGTACAGTAACCATCACCTTCTATGCAGTAAGAAGCTCTGGAACGGGTGTTATCACCATGGATTCCAACGACTTCTCATCCCTCACACTGATGGGGTAATCTTTTGACATATGGCTATTACTGATGACAAGGTCAGGTTCTTTGGACCTGCTACGCTAGCGGCTAACGAAAATAAGGATCCGTTTGGTGCTGGTGGCACTTTCCAGTCGTCTACCTCCGTTCCGACCGATCCATTCTGGGATGTCGCATATTCTAGTGAGCTTAAGAATCGTTGGGATAAGGTTTATCCTTACCAGCTGCTTATTCTAGAACGCGTTAATGGAAGCTATAGCAATGCCAACATAAAGGCACGCTTCACTCTTCCTATTCCTCCCCAAGAACTGAATATCGATATGCCCTTCGCGATTGAAACAACAGTCACTATGGGAGGTGTGATTGAAGAGCATAACGGCGCTCCCCTTAGGACAATTACGCTATCAGGAACGACAGGACTTCTGCCGCTTCGAGGCACGGTTGTTAAGCCAGGAATTCTTTCTCAAGCAACGACCATCTTTGCTGGTACATTCAGTGGCGTCAATACTATCACCAACTCTTTCAATCAAGCCGGGAACGTCCTTGGATTTGATGGCGTGACTCCTCCGAACGTCATTCCTGAGACAGACTTTGATGGAGATCTAGGCAACTCGACCGGATTCTATCAATTCATGCTCTTGCAACGATTCCTGGAGTCCTACATCACTCAGAAGAAGACGAACGAGGGTCGAAACCTACGACTCGCCTTCGCCATTTGGAAGGAACAGGAAGTCTACATTGTCAGTCCCGTTCTGTTTAGCCGCAGACGCAGCGCTGCGTCTCCAATGGAGTATATGTATACGCTCCAACTTCGAGCTTGGCGACGCATTACACTTGATGACAATCAAACGCAACCCTACAACAACTCCGTAGGTATTCGAGACATCAATAAACTTGCGCAGATTGCGAATGCCATCGATACAGGACGCAAAATCCTTGAAGGAGTACGCAATACTCTTCAGGGTGTTCGTGCTGACATCCAGAACATTCTCTTTACTCCTCTTAGAGAGACTGGTCTCTTTGTCAAAGACATGATTGGCACCTCGCTTGTGGCTACCGACATGCCTTCCAACATCATGCAGGACTTCCGCGAAGGAATTCTAGAGCTGGTAACTCAAGGACAGGGAATCGACCAGCTTAGCCGCTCATTCAGTCGTGTGCCGCAGACCTATGAACAGACAGTGAGCGATATTCAAGAAGCCTTCCGAGACCTTGCTATCAGCAGCGGCAAGGCTGATACTGGAGCTGGCCAAGACCCAGCCAGCAAGCAAGCTGGTTTGTTCGGTGGAACACAAAATGCGAAGAACGCGGATCGCGCCAACAAGATTGCTGCCAATCCTCTTGATAACTTTAGCTTTTTCAACACCATTCGTATCTCTGACCTTAATCTACGTCCCGCTACTATCAAGAAAATCGAAGACGAGCGCACACGCGTACGCAACTATCGCCGCGAGGACTTCGAGAAATTCCGAGATCAGACTCTAACCGTCCTGGCCGACTTCAGCGATTTCGTAGGAGCAGGGAACAGTACCTACACCAAACTCTATGGACTTCCTACACGCACCACGACTCGAACTCCTACTGATGATGAGTGGGATACCATTCACTCACTGAGTCAGCTCGCGCAGACCTATGACACCCTAGCTGCTTCGACGACCATCAACCAAGACGTCATTGATGACATTGAATATGTAGCCGGTCTAGCTACTCGCTCTGGCATCGCATTCCGTGTACCCAAGAGCAAGTTCGCCGTTCCATTCCCATACGGATATACGCTTGAACAATTGGCAGATCGCTACTTGGGAGACCCATTGCGCTGGCATGAAATCGCCACCCTCAATGGTCTCCAGGCACCTTACGTCGATGAAACAGGATTCCAGCTTCCACTTCTTGTGAATGGATCTGGAAACGATATTGTCATCAGCGATGCCAGCAACATTTTCGTTGGCCAGTTACTGTGGCTTTCCAGCTCGAACGTTCGTCGCGAGTCTCGTCGTGTTCAAAGAGTCGTTCAGACCGGTTCAGGCCAATTTGTTGTGACTCTCGATGGAGATTCGGATCTCGTTAAGTTCACCACAGTCGGCGCTTCGATTGTCCAGGGTTTCCTACCGAACACAGTTAATAGCCAGATGCAGATTTACATCCCATCCGACATTGAACCTCCTGAAGAAGACTTCAGAGTCAAGAGCATTCCTGGCGTCGACTATTTCGATCCACTCGTACGTACGGGTGGGGTAGACTTATTGCTTACCCAGTCTGGCGACCTTGTCATCACACCCGATGGTGATAGTCGTTTGGCCGTAGGTTTGACGAACTTAATCCAGAAGGTACGCTTGGCGCTCGCTACACCTCGTGGCAGCTTAATGCATCACCCCGACTATGGTATTGGCATCAAGCCGGGAACGAGTACCGCTGACATTTCAGCAAACGATCTTCTAAACAGCGCGGATCAGATGTTCAAGGATGACCCAGGATTTACTGGTGTCCAATCCGCAAGTGTCCGAAAAGACACGAATGCTGTGTATATGAAAATCGTAGTCGGCATTGCTGGCGGCACGATGTACATCCCAGTAGAAGTCCAAGCCAAACAATAATTGGCCGGGGTAATCTACATTCCATCCTGACAAGTAGTTCCTGAAGGATATCAATCCCATGGCAGACAAATGGTATCAGACTTGTGTTCAATCAAAGCGATGCCCTAGATGCGGTAAGTCTAGGGGCTCATCGAAGTCGATCTATTGTCAAGCCTGTAGCGTCCATAACGCCAAACAAAAAATGATCCGTAAGAACGCGGGAGACTGTCCTAACCACAGGAACGTTAAGCGTCCGTGTGTTCTATGCAAATGGAGCATCGCAGAAAGCTCACTTAGAAAATACGGAATTTCCTTAGAGGAGTTTGCTTGGATGGAACACGCACAAAATCGTTTGTGCGCGATTTGTCAACAGAGACCAGATTCTGGTCGAGATTTAGCCGTGGATCATGATCACGAAACCGGCCAAATTAGAGGACTACTTTGTGATCGATGCAACCCAGGTATCGGAATGTTCCCTAAGAAGGAAAATCTATTGCGAGCATACGAGTACCTGAAGAAGTTCGGAAAAGAAAATGGCTGATATCCCAACTCCACGAAGCTACTCTCAGATCCTCGGAGAGATGGTTGACGCTCTTCTTTCGCGCCTCGGCCTTCCGAGTCTGCGAGTTGGCTCGCCTGCGCTTTCGATTCTAGAAGCCGCTGCCCAATCCGACCTTCGTAGCTCGCAAGACATTTTCAACCTTCTCAATTCCTTGAGTCTAGATCGTGCATCGGGCTTGGCGTTGGATCGCATCGGTGCCGATGAACAGGTTCCTCGCCTCGGTCAGACAGCCGCCTCAGGAGCCGTTGACATTAGCGATACTGCCTTCACTAAGATTTCAACGCTCATCTATCAGGGCCTTGGCTCTCCAATCGTAGGTACCATGACCTTGAATGTAGATGATGCTAGCCTTTTCCCGACTAGCGGCAACATCTACGTCGGTCGTGGCACTACCAATTACGAAGGACCCATTCCTTACACTGCCACTACCAATGTCGGTAGCTATTGGGCACTGACTCTTGGAACTGGAACCACCAAATTCCACAATCTAGGAGAAGGAGTTGTACTTGCACAAGGCGGCAATCGAAACATTCCTGCTGGTACTCTAATGGCAACGCCACAAGGCAATGCTGGTACTGCTGTGCAGTTCTCGACCCTTTATGGCGCTACTATCCCCGATGGTGAAACACTAGTTCAGAACATTCCATCTGTTGCACGTGTTCCTGGGTCTATCGGCAACGTAATTGCTAACAGCGTTACCACATTTGTCTCTCCTCCGTTTACTACCGCTGCCGTCAATAACCCAGCTCCATTCGCCAACGGTCTTGATACTGAGGATGATCAGTCCTACCGTGAACGTATCCGCTCTGCTCGCAATTCGCGCAGCAAGGGAACAGACCTTGCCATTCAGACTGGCGTTATTGGCATCACTGCCCTCGACGAGAATAAGCGCGTCCTAAGCGCGAGCATTGTCACACGCGAAGACGAGCCCGTCACTCTCTACATCGACGACGGTACAGGATACGAGCCTATCTCTGAAGGAATCGCCTTTGAAATCATAGTAGACGATGCCTTGGGTGGCGAGCAGTATTTACAGCTGGCTAACGGTCGACCGGTTCAAAAAGCATCCATTGTCAGCGCACTTTCGGCTCCTTTTGTGCTTTCGGATAACTGTCAACTTGCGGTTGAAGTTAGCGGTGTTAGAAGCACACATCAGTTCCCCGCTTCCGACTTCTCTGAAATCACCAATGCTAGCGCATTTGAAGTGGCAGCATCTATCAACAGCGACCCCGCAATCAGCTGGTCGGCAAGCGCCACCAACAACGGCAATAATGTTCTCATCTTCGCCAAGGCTGACTCGAACGAGGATCTCCAGGTAGTTGCAGCAGATGCCGGTCTGATTGATGCCAACGACCTTCTTGGCTTCAATACCAATCCCGCCAAGACCCTTTGGCTCTACAAGAATGATGTTCTCCTTGAAAAGGATGGCGAGCTGGCCCTTCTTACTACCAAGCCACAAAGTCAGTGGTCTTCTATCGCCACGGGCGCGACTCTGAACATTTCGGTTGATGGTATTCCATTGACAATCACCATCAACGATGTCGACTTTATCAACGCCGGAACCTCCTACGTCAAGGTAGCTGCTACTAATTCTTTGGCGTCTTGGGCTCAGGTTTTGAACTATAAGATTCCAGGCGTCACCGTGACGGTTGATGGCGGATCTCTCGACTTTACTAGCAACAGTGGGCGAAGTTCGCGAGCAGCGATTGCCATCACTGGCGGTTCCATGCAAGGTGCGATGTTTAGCACAATGACTGCCCAAGGCCGCAACAAGGACTATAGTCTGGATCGCAACCTTGGTCAAATTAAGCTAGAGACACCACTCATAGCTGAAGATCGCCTAACCGCTGGAAGTCTCAATACTCGTGGTTTCGTGGTAACCCCAGCTTTCACTACCCATAATATTGCTTCTGTTGCCACCAGCGTTGCTGGCCAGAATGGCGCAGAACTTTGGGTGGTAGTTGATGGAAATGCTCAGATTGTCAATATCGGAGCTGGCATAGGTACATCATTAACTGTAACCAATCCCACTTCTCCTACCTGGGGAAAACGCGTACGTTACAACAGTAACGCAGCCGCCAATCTCTTTGGTAACGCTCTAGAAGGTGACTGGGTTATTGCGACAGACCTTGCATTTAACATTGCTAACCGTGGAGCATACCGTATCGCGGCAGTAGATGCTGGCGGTACCTGGATTGAAGTTGAACGTCCATCTTCGTGGTCCACTACTCAGGCTGCCTTCAATCTCTTGACGGGCGGAATGAAGGTCGTTCGTACCTTAGTAGAACCACAGCGTGTATTCATCACTACAGCCAATAACTATACAGCCCTCAGTCTTGTGACGGCAATGCAGCCACAGCTTGATGGAGCAACCGCCGAAGTCTATCAAACCCAGCAGGTTCTTCTGCGCACCAATAGCTTTACTGGAGGCGACATTGCGGTCGTAGCAGCCAATGACGAAGGCGTTCTCCTTGGCTTCCCCCTAACCGGAGCTGTGGCTAGCGGTATTAGCCACCTTGCAAGTATCGTCGCAAGCCATCCTCAGACTGGAACTCCTGGATTCAATAACTACACGGTATTTTCGGTCACTAGCTCAACAGTCATCAACTATGGATCCGGTACTGCTCCGAGCAGCAGCGGTATTCTCGTCGGACTCAAGGCTCTTGATGATACTAGCGGTACTAAGTATAGCAACAAGAACCACATTTCCGGTATCGCTTCACAGTCCGGTACTGTGCTGACATTACGTACCCCGGCACTAGAACAATGGCTACCGCAAGACCGCTTCTACGTATCGTCTTCATATGGAATCACTGCCCGAGATCAGATTGCGGTAGTGGTTGATGGCGATGAAATCAGCAAGCGTTATGTGATGAATATGTATCGTCGCGTAACCCCAGGCAGCACCACGTATGGTTCGACTAACGACTTCCATGACGCAGACAATGGTGGTGTTAGCTTGGCTGAAGCTTTTGGTACCAACTTCGATTGGTCAGACTTTGCCGTCCATATGAAAGCACGCGGCAAGGCCAACGGCATTATGTGGCGATACTATCGTCATGGCCCCGAAGGCAACTATGCTCGTGTCCAATACACTTACCCGACAGTTGCAAGTCAGGCCACATCAGTGGTGACTGTCAATACACGTCTTGATGATTACGTTGACATTGGCATCAGTCTTAGATCCGGCGCAGCACGTACCGGTGTTGGAATTCACAACACATCAGCAATCGGCGCCATCGCTACTTCAGGACCGGACGTCAACAATCTTTATACCTACCTGTATGTAATGTACCTAGCAGTTTCGAGTGGCCAGCGTGTCATTCAGCTGAACTACACGGGCGGTAACGCAAATGTGTTTAGCGGCGTCGTCACGGGTGGCACTTCCGGAGCTACTGCGACAGTAGTTAGCGACACCCCAGGAGGAACCGGTACTGGCGTGCTTATTCTAACAGGCCCAGTCGGTTCCTTTGTCAATGGCGAAACCATTACAGCTGGTTCTGCCTCTGCTACCACTAACGGTACAATGTATGGTCTCACTACCCTAACTCTCACGCTTCCTTCGCCGGCTACAGACCATGGTTGGGCCGTTGGTAACATCATCTGGTTCCAGAGTACCAATGTCAACTTCTCGTCGGGACCATACACTATCACTGCCCGTACAGCATCTAGCATCAGTTTCGTAGACGTTGCCACAACGCAAGGCGCTACAGCTACGCCTGGGCGTGTAAGTCAGGATACACTTGGAGAAGTCACGCTCAATGGAAGTACAGTGGTCGTAGGCGACATCTTCACGATGACCCCCTCCCTTTCGATGATTGTTGGAGCGCCTCCAGTATTTCAAACAATCAAGACCTTAACGCTCGGAAGTGACAGCTTTACGGGCCAATCACCTAATGCGGGAACTCCTACAACCACGCTTTCGTGGTACTACATTGGAAACACTGCCAATGTCTCGTGGTATCCATTGGATTCAAGTAACACGCTTACGAACATCAATACCGACGTTAGCGGATCTGCCAATACGCCAATCTCTGGATACATCTACGGAACTCCTTCGAGCACCATCCTTGCTGCAAGCTATGAAGCTCCTGGCAATGGCGGTATTGGAAATACCTATCCTTGGTACAACCTCGTTGACGGCATCAACTACGTACTCTCTAACACGATGCCAGGATCGCCTTCGACCCAGGTCAATTTCACATTCAAGAATGCTACGGATGGATCTCTATCGACGAATTCAGATTGGATTGATGAAGATGTTCGTCTTGTTCCGACCACCGTCGCAAACATCGTCAACTATCTCAACAGCGCTGCTATCGGCGGATTGTTTGAGGCAACCGAAATTGCTATTGCCCAAGACGGCCAGAAGCCGCAAATCACCACCATCACAGTTGGAAGCCAAGGTGACATCAATGTCAGCGGCGGCAATGCCAACAACGTAGCGGTACCCATTGTTGGTAGCGCAGTTGTGGCGGCTGATACCTCCGTGGTTTCCGTCCTTGCTTCTGAAGCTGATGGACTGAGAGGAAATGCGTGGGTGCGCCTAGAGAATGCTGTGGTTGCTCCAAAGGCGATCATCACCAGTGCGACTGCGTTGACTAGTATCGACGCCACGGGCGCAATCGTAGTAACGGGTACGAAGCTTTGGAAGTGGAGTGCTGATGGTGGATCCACAGAAGACATTGCATCGGCAAACTGGCAGATTGAACGTCAAGGAAACTACATGGCTTATGTTTGGACGGGCGCCAGTCCGTATACCAATTTCGCCAATGTAGCCGAAGGTGACTGGGTATACCTTACCAATTTCACCGGAACGATGAATACCCTCAATACGGGTGTCTTCCGTGTAGTGCGAACCAACGGAGTAGATACTTTCTGGATCGAAAACCCAAACGGAGTAGAAGAGATTTCGAGTGCGGTTACGATGTTCTTTGACTACAACAGCGCTATCTACAACGATACGCTGATTATAAACACTCCATTGTGGGGTAGCGCCAACGTTGGTACGTGGACCGTTCTTGCACCAGACCTTACCAATCAATACCGAATTCTTGTCAAAAGCTTGACAGGTCAAGTCCCCGTAGCGGCGGGTCCTGTAGCAGCTCTTGGAATCAACGCCGGATTGATCCAGGTCTATGAATCGAGCCCTTCACGCCTCACTAAGCAGATCAGTGGTATCGCCCCTAATGGAAGCTCGCTTGTTGACATCAAATTCACGACTAAGGGCGGCTACCAGAATGTGGGTGCTGCATATGGCACGATTATCAGGGCTCTAGACAAACTCCAGTTTGGTATCGACCAGACAACGGGAGCCGTACAGTCTATCAATCCAGGTGTCGATGCCTATGTTCACAACGCAGGCCTAATTGCTGAAGCTAACAAGGTTGTCTATGGCGACGAGAGCGACAGCTCAAGCTATCCTGGAATTGCCGCTGCTGGAGCTAATATCAATATTAGTGGGCCAATTATTCGCAGGATTCAGGTCTCGTTTGCTGTCCGTGCCGCTACTGGCGTAGATACCCAAGACATTCGAGCCAAGGTACGATCGGCCGTTGCTTCTGTCATCAATCAAGCTGGCGTAGGTGAATCTATCGCTATCAGCAAACTAATTACCGCAGCCCAGGGCATCAATGGAGTCGTGGGTATCACGGTACTCGCTCCTGTCTATGGAAGCGGCAACGATCTAATCCCAATTCAACCCTTTGAAAAGGCCTTGGTCTTGGACGTTGAACAAGACATCCAGGTCAGTCTCGTGGAGTAATCATGTCTCTTCCTGCACTTAGCAAAACATACTACGCATACGGAAACGCTACTGCTCCAGCTACAGATACCGTAGGGCACATTGCTTCATCGAACGCCTTCCTGCTGAAGCAATTTCTCGTTGGTAACGCTGTTGTAGGTGGCTCGTCATATGGCACCCGCAATCCCAACAGTCTTTGGACCATCATGGGCTGCTGCGATTCTACGCAAGTGAAGACAGATGGTACTGACCTCTGGACCGACTACACGAAGGTCGTCTGGGCGAATAGTGGGTCAGCACATTCGTGGATATGGTTGCGTAACACGACGATTGGCCGCGACATCGTGATTGATGCCAACTCCTCTGCCTTCACGTCTATCCGCATCACTGGCTCACGCACCGCTGACGCTCCGTTCTCTGGTGGCACGACTACGGCTGGGCCGACCAGTACGTACGAGTATACGGCGAAGACTTATAGCAACGGTACGAACATCAACTCTCCGTGGATCGCTGACACGGTGACAAGTGCTACTAATTATGCGCATTTTTGCTGCCCGGGTGATGGCACATGGGCCTTCTACACCTCGCGCGGCGGGTCTGGATACTTCAACCAAGCGATCGAGATGGTGCAGACGACCAACGCTGCGTCGGCCGACCACTACAACACTTTTTGGATGTTGGACTCGGCCAGTGCCACGCGCGGTTGCTTCGCTGCTGGAAATCTGACGAGCAACAACACGGCGGTCGGCCGCACCTTCAATAACGCTACGGGCGCCAACGGCGGACTCAGCGCTGGAAATAACTTCGGCGGTAACGTCCTCAACTCAACGGGGCTCGACGCAGGTACATCGAACTACATGGCTGTCCCGATCCATATCTACACGTTCACGGGAAGTGCCGCGTATCGAGGCCAGTGGCCGGATCACTACCATGTGGCGAATGCGCCGATTGGTGGAAGCTACCCTAGCGCTGCCGCACAAACACACGTAGTAGTTGGTGACGTAGTGTGTCCTTTCCCCGGCGTGAACCTTTTGACCTAAGAGATAAGCCGTGACAGACGTCTCCAATATCGCGCTCTATGGGGATCAGGGTCCTTACTTTGTTCCGCTTGCGCAGATTCAGCCTAACCTTTCAGGAATGTACCTGCTAGGTGCCGTTAACAAGCTGAGTCTTGATGCTGTCGTCACGTCTTCCAATCAATTTATAGTAACTCTAGGTGAGCTAGTTACTCGCGCATCGACTAGTGCTTCTGACTATTCTGTCAGTGGTCCATCAACAATTACGGTGACAGGAGTTACTTGGAACAGCACAGATACGTTCATCACGTGTACCTATACCGGCGCTTTCGTAGCTGGTACATACACACTTTCAATTACTGCCGATACCATTTCCGATTTGAACGGAAACTTCAACAGTAACTCTCCTATCCCGCTTCTAAACACGACGTTTTCCGTGCCAACGATGACCTATGTCAGTCCTACTGGCGGTGCGTCTACAATACATCTGACCTATTCGTTGCCTCCTTACATTTCTGGAGACGCCGCTGTACCTGCCAATTGGATCATCACGGGAAGTGGTGTACCGGTGACAGTCACGAGTGTCACGACATCGGGGAACGACATCGTCTTGGGCGTTACCGAGCAAACCCAGGGGGCTAGCTATCAGGTGACAATGCCAGCTGGCATCAGCGGAATTTCAGGCGTTAGCTACATAGCGTTATCTGGATCTTTCGTTGCCAACTTCACCGGAACCGGTATTGCACCGACTATCCTAATCGCCTTCCCAGAGAACGATGCATACAAAGTGGACGTAATCTTTAGTGAGGCGGTAGTGGACACCGAAGCTTTGGTTGCTGCTAATTACAGCATCAACAATGGGTTGCAGGTGTACTCCGTGGATAAGCTAAGTGATAGCTCCTATCGTCTCCACACAAGCCAGCAAACCGCTGGAGTAGTGTACACCCTCATCGTTAGCAACATTCATGATCTCAAGGGGAATCTGATTTAAAATGCCAGCAACTACTACGTTCACAGGTATTGGAATTTCGCTTCAGTCTGTTACTCCACAGACTAACGGATCTTCCTTGCTTGTGCGTTTTACAACAGTTCCACTTCAGGTAAGTCCACTTGGCGCTAATGATGCGTTGAATCCGGCTAACTATGCTCTTACGGGTCCTGGTTCTGCTGCCATTTCGAGTGTTTCATCGGTAGCTACGGATTCGCAATCTGTAGCCATCGCATTCAGTTCTCCACTTGCTGCTGGAACGTGGATACTCACTGTAACGAATATTCAAACCCCCGGGGCCGTTGGCCTGATTCCGCCTACCAGCATGACCTTCTTGGTCACGGTTAGCGCCAATGCCACCTCATTGGCGGCTGGCGCTAGCAATGATGATGCAGAAAAAATCATTCGTAAGCACCTCAGTCAAGGAATGGCTGGTGACAACTGGAATGCTCTCATCGCGGGGCTAGCTAGTGGAGACGATGCAAACTGGACCAATGCCGAGCTTGCATTTGATCAGCTCTTTGAGATTTCCGCCAGCGGCGCTTATCTTGACCGTCTTGGCTCCAATCGCGGTATTGTTCGACCACCCGATGTCGGACTGAGCGATGACCTCTACCGCCAGCTCCTGATCGCCCTTAACAGCAACAAACTGACCCACGAAGCTCTCCGTGAAATCCTGGCTATCTTCTATGGCCAGGATGCATTGCGAGCCTGGGCAGAGACCTCGCTTGAGGAGCCATTTGCCCTTAAAGATGGATCTACGCTGACCTGGGAACTCGACGAAGATACGGACCTATCTACGACCTTCTCGGCTGAACAATTCACTCAAATCGAAGCCGCTACCGCACTCGAAGTCGCGTCCATACTAACCAAAGCCATGGCCGATGCTGGTACCTTCGGCTATGCAGCGGCTGTTGTCAATCCAATTACTGGTGGCAAGCGAGTTCGCATCTATAGCGGCAGCCTGGGCCTTAAGTCTTTCGTACGCATTACTGGTGGAACAGCACAGCCCTTCGTTCGTTTCCCGCTCTACAAAGAGGTCTACAGTGGTACGGTCACTTCTGGACTTGGTTACAACTGGTCATATAGCAACCCTTCTCAGGGCGTTACCAGAATCTCGCTTACTACAGTCGGCCAGCCGCTAATCGATATCTCGTCAATTCAGGCGGGGGACTATGTAGTAATTGGCCCCAACATCAACGTAGCTTCGGGTTCGTACTCCATTACGGCTGTTGATTATTCGTGGAGCGGCACATCACTCACGCAATCGTTTGATCTCGATGTCGATTTGGGATTCGTTGGTTCTACTCTTCAAATAGGAAATGACGACTATCGCTTCTTCAACCCTCAGAAACAAACAATCCTTAATGGATCCAGAACTGTGGTGGTTGCCCAGGTTCAGCCCGGTCAAGTCGATATTCAAATTCCTGCAACTACCCAGGCTGTCAGTAGAGGACCCAGAATCGCTGCATATGGTCGAGATAACGCAACCACATTGGCAGTGGAGAGCTACATCCGTGACACTGACGGAACGGTTACGCTCAATCTCAGCGAGAGCCTTGGTTCACCGCTCGCCGCCAATTCTCAAATCTTCCTAGAGGGCTTTAGGCCTGCGCTTAGTCGCCCATGGACTAGCCCCGGCGTACCTGGAACATACCCTGCTGTAGCTACAGCAAACGCCAGTTATGGCACTTGTTGGACATCTACCCAGACTCCCCCGTCTGCAAATAAGCATTTCAGCAGAATGGTGGCGTTGCAGAACGATGACATTCTGATTACCGGAGGACTCTCGTTCTCTGGTGGTGTCACTGCCGGTGAATCCGCGAAAGCTAATAGATTCCGTCTTGCATCAACCACTACCACGGTCAATGACGGCAGTGAAGCCGATGGAGCATCGAGATTTTCGTATCAGTGGATCGCGACGGCAGATATGAATACGGCACGCCTGGAACACGCACAGTCCCTGCTTGCTGATGGGCGCGTATTGGTGACGGGTGGTCAGTCATCAACAGGAAGCGGGATAGTATTCAACGTTATCACCGCTAAGAATTCGCCAGAGATTTATTCTCCATCTACCAATACCTGGACCAATGTAGCCGCAATGTCTATGAAGCGTACGGGCCATCAACAGGTGACGATGAACAACAACAAAGTCATCGTGATTGGTGGCGCCTTTAACATGGGCACGGCCACGAATACTACCGAAATTTTCGATCCGTCAACTGGCGTATGGTCAGCTGGTGCTTCGATGTCCATTCCCAGATACCAGCACAAAGCGGTTGCTCTCTCTGATGGTCGAATCTTTGTGACTGGCGGACGCACGCTCGGCCAAACAATGGCTACGCCAAATACCTGTCTAGCGTACTGGACAATGGATGACTCCAGCAATCCTACTTTTGTCAACGATTTAGTTGGTAGTTGGCCGCTGGCTGTGCATGGTAGCCCTACTATCATTGATGGAAAGGTTAATTCGGCACGTGACTTCACTGTCTCTGGTTCATGGGCAGATGAAAATGGCTACCTGAATGATCCTACCGCTATTTCCCTGCTAACAGGCGAATGGACTATCGAATTCTGGCTTCCCGCTGGATCCGGAACAGACGGCGTACTATTCGCGTATGGAGGACCAACCGGCGTCCTTGCAGACAATCTACTTTTTGAAGTAGGTCTTGCCGGAGGTGCCATTTATTGGAAGTGGCAATATGGTGCTGGTGTGAATGTCACTGCCACGGCTACTACCACTTTGGCTGGATGGCAATATGTAGGAACATTCATTGCTGTCAGAAAGAAGTTCAATGGAACTAACTATGACGTTTCTTGGTTTCTCAATGGCGTCGTAATGGACACCTGGACAAACCAAACGAATTGTGCAGGCGGTACTAATGCACAATGGTTTATCTGTGCAGATCCTAAAACCTCACCTGTTGTGAATGGTGGATCGCGAGCTATTCTTGATGAAGCTCGTATCAGCAACGTCGCTCTTTTAGATTCCGATATCCTTAACGACTACTACACTACCTCAGGTTGGGTTGGTTTCTTGTGGGATATCGAAAACGTTGAGGGCGTAGCAACAGATAGAACCGCTTTCTATACTCCCGGTACTAATACCTGGACAGAAGGACCCAAAATGCAGTTCGGTAGAGCCCTGCATAACATGCATCTGCTACCAGATGGGAAAGTTTTGGTCTACGGAGGATATGGCCGCGATCTCACGACAGAACTCCCACCACAACATCAGGATGAAGTCACGACTTGGCCCAATCTGTCTGGCGTAACAATGTCGGCAGAGTATTGGGATCCAAATACCAATCGTTGGTATGCAACTGAAGCACCTTCACAGCTATATGTTGATGCATGTTCAGTTTATTTGCCAACTAGCAATCAGATTATAGTCACAAATCCTCGTAACACCGCACAATCAATTGACTATTCCCAAATTGGTGTTTACACTAATTCTATTCCTTTTAGGGTTGAGGCGTTCGATTGTACAAATAAGACCTGGAAAGTTCTTCCGATCCAAAATACATCGGATCAATATCTTTCCACCACCTATGGAATCCATGCAGGCAGCGATGTCGTACTGATTACAGGTGGAGTGAATGGAAGCCTTGTACCGTATCCTAATGCTACGCTTTTGACTCCAGGTGCCACACAGTTTGTAGGTGGTGGTCTAAACGGGCTCCATTCAGTCGTATCATCTACCACTGGATCTATCACCATCTCGACTCCGAGCTATCCATTCTTCTCGACCAATTTTGGAGACGCAGGTTATCAAGGCGGACAAGTTTTCGACACTACCAATTGGACATACAACGACCTATACACGAACTACACCTATCAGATTAGCAATTTTGTGCGTAGCTCTAACGTGGCGACGTTGACATTAAATACGACTGCCGGGCTCTCTGTCGGCCAGTCTGTATATGTCAACATCAATACCAATGTGCCGATGGGTATCAAAACCCTCACGGCTGTAACACCTACAACTATCTCGTACGTTGATACTGGTACTGACATTGGCTCTACACCTACAACAGGCGTAGTTGATATCAATCAGAATCCCAATGCAGCGATCCGTATCGGCGCAGTAGCAACACAGCCCTCTACTGACCCTGGTCCATACATCTTTGATCCAAAACTCGGACTTTCTGTTCTCAGCACAGCTACTACTCTTCAAACAGCTATTCTGACCGGCCAACAAGTAGGCACCTTGACGGTAGCAGACAACAGTGCGTTCCCTAACGCCGAAGGATATTTAGTCATTGACTTCGGAATGTCAACACAGAGCAGCCCCATCCGTTATCTAGGCAAGTTTGGAACAAACATGCTCATCGTTGATTTTAGTTATGTAGCCGAACATGACTTCACGGTTGGCTCTACTGTAACCCTTCTACAGGGAAGGAATCCGTTTGTACCTGCCATTCCTTTGGACTCGGCCAACTTCTACATCACCGGCTCTACTATTGGTCGTATCGCTGCCCAAAACTTCCTCGCTGGTGCTGCTGCGACTGGCATCACTTTGTCAATCGACGTGGTCTATCCAGGAGATCGCGGACTTGGAGCAGAAGGCTATCCCACCGAAAACGCATCCAAACTGTCAGATGTGGTCAGAATGTTCGGTGGAGATAACCTTGACGAGGAGGGCCTATGAGAGCACGTTCGATAGTCACAGCAGGTGTCATTTGTTACATTAATGGTAAGCCTTTCGGGCGCGTCAAGGACTTTAGATTTGAAAGTTCTACCGGCAAGAAGCCGCAGTACGCTGTCGACACGCTTGAGCCATACGAGTTGATTCCCACTATTACCAGGGTTACGGGGAGCATGACACTTCAACGTACTGTAGGAGACGCAGGTGCAGAAGGAGCTGCCTTGACGGTTCGTTTCGAAGACCTCCCACGCGAGCGTTACTTTAGCGTTCAACTCATTGAACGAGTCAGTGATACCCTCATTTTCGAAGCAAAATACTGTGCAGTTACGCGTCAATCCTGGAGTTTCCCCGAGAAAGGGGTTGTCACCGGATCCGTGGAATTCGAAGCCATCGACTGGTCCAATGAACTTCGCCCAGCCCAGGCGTAATCTTTGATCTATCGAGGTTTGATAGATGAAAATTTGCAAGTGTGGTCAAGAATTTGAAGGAAAATGGAAGTGTGCTAAGTGCAAATCTCAGTATCAGCACGATTGGTATCAGAAAAACAAACATAAAATTTATATAGATCCTCGTGCTAAAGCAAGCAAAAAGAAATGGCGAAACAAAAAGGCGGCAGAGTGGACGAAGAAATATCACAATCTTAAGCGCGGACCTTGTGTGGATTGCGGTAAGACTTATCAACCCTGGCAAATGCAATTTGATCATATTGGTGATGACAAATTCGATAATGTCGCCACAATGGTTCATGATTTCAAGCCCTTTGAAGAAATTGTAGCAGAGATTAAGAAATGCGATTTGGTTTGCGCAAATTGCCGTGCTGATCGTACCTATAAACGTTTGCATTCCGAGTAATCTTAGGAGTATTCCCCAATGGCTATCATTAGACAAGAAAATTGGCTGTCACAACAAAGAGTGGATTTGCCACATCTTCGTTCTATTGAGCTTGGAGTCGCAGGCGACTTCGACTCTCTTGTCGGCCGCGCAATGGCGGGCAGCAAAGCCTTGGTAGTTCGTGGCTTTTCGATGGCTAATATTGCCACTAGTTCTCCTGCGACAGGTCTTCAGGTATCAACAGCTAACGGCATTCTCTATAATGTCAACGCGACTGAAGCAGGAAGCATTCTATGGGTTCCGGCCGATCGAGCCGTGGAAATCCTTAACCCGGCCACGAACTCTCGTGTAACAGGCAGCTGGACCCCTTCAGCGGTCAATTACGTAGGTATTGACTTCACCAGAACAGCCGATGCATCCACGACCGATCTCGTTCAGTTCCTTGATGCCAATACGCTCGTAGAGACACCCAAGTCTGTTCCACTAGCAAGGACGCTTGACTACCAATTTGTCATCAGCACCATCCCATTCGCTGGTCAGCCAAATCTTGTTCCTCTTGCTATCGTCACCCTGAATTCCAGCAGCCAAATGACGGCCGTTCAGGACGCACGTCCAATGATGTTCCGTTTGGGTTCTGGTGGCGATGCTCCAAACCGTCAAAACGCCTATCCATTCCCAGATGGTCGCTTCGAGAATTACTCAACCCTGAGCAATACCCTCTTCAGTGGTGGCGACAAAGCCATTTTGAGCCAGAAAGATTGGTTTGATGCTGCGATGACTCGCATCCAAGAAATTGGTGGTGGCGAATATTGGTATTCGGCCACAGCGGATCGCAACGTCAACATGATTACTCACGACTCGCCATTCAGTAACGGCGAGTACTTCAGCTGGAATCTTGGTACCCAGACAATTTCGTGGCAGAACATTCGGTTTGTCTTTGACAACAGTACCGGATGGTACAACGATGTCCAGGACGGTAGCCTTTCGCCTTTGGCTGATGGACAATGTATCTACGTCGACCTGGATCGCACCAAGAACGCTGTCGGTCTAATCGTTCAATCCGCTACCTTGACAACCCTTGGCCCCGGAGCTGTACCCGGTAGTCGCTGGATTCTAGCTTGGCGCAAAGGCAATGACATCTTTACGCGCGGTTGGCGTTATGCTGTAGGCACTACATTCCAGCCAGCTACCGCTACGAGTCTGGGAGAAGTAGAACTGAATCAGACTCCAGCCAATAGTTTGGCTCCGGTTGTAGTGACTATTGGTGTAAACGGAAGCGTACTGGTTAACGGAATTACTACTAACGTTGCAGGGGCTGGCTACTATGCCATTTCTGCAATCGGCGGAAACACCTCTGCAAACTCTACGGTAGCTGGTACTGGATTGATCGGTTTAGGGGGTAATGATAGCGGCAACACCGGAGGTGGCGGTACAGGCGTTAACGGATTAGGGGGTAATGGTTCTGGTACGAGCATTGGCGGCTATGGTGTTGTCGGTCAAGGTGGTACTGCGTCTGGAACTGCCAATCAAGGTATCGGCGGATACTTCAGCGGCGCGGCCGGTGCAGGTTCAGGTACGGCCGTAAACGGCGGTACCGGTGCCGTTGCCATAGGCGGTATCCCTGCTAGTTCAGGGAGTGGCGGCATTGGTCTTATCTCAACTGGTGGAGCTGCTACGAGCGGGAACGGAGGCTTGGGAGCCGAAATTTCTGGCGGCAATACAGCTACTGGTGTTTCGGCCGGTACTGGTTTGTTGCTCTTTGGCGGCAACGCCACTGGCGGTACTGGCAACGGCGGAGTAGGTCTTTCCGTAACAGGTGGCTCTACGGCTGGAGGCGTGAGCGGTCACGCTATCGTAGCGGTTGCTCGCACATCAAGTGGGGCACTTGGCATTCTGGTTCAAGATTTCAGCAGCATCAATAGTAATGTCCTTGCTGAAATTGACGGATACCTCAACATCGCTTCTGGCGCTCCAAGCACCAGTGCCAATATCAAGAATTTGATCACATCCAAAAACATCAATAAGATGTGGGCAAATGTCTCTCTACAATCCAATACTTATACGATCATAGATGGTGTTGGAATACTTAGTTGCACGGTGCATTTGGGAGCCATCGATGTATCTTTCGCTGCCAACATGGCAGATACAAACTATGAAGTCGAGCTTTCGATGGGTCGTCCGACATACACCGGTATTGGTGGGATCCGCTTCGGAAATCTGCTCGTACCATACGTCATTAGTAAGCACGTAGGATTTGTCACGATCGGCTTCAAGACAAGCATGGAACTTCATCTAGCGTATACCTCTAGAGGCACAACTGCCTTTGCTGGTGGCGATATCGTTACTGAAGCCACTAGCAATGCCAAGGCTGTGGTGATTGCAGACTCCAATGCTGGGGGATCTTTGGCGGCTGCGGGCTATTTGACGGTTATGCCTATAACGGCACTCAGTTTCGCGGGTGGCTTAGCATTAAGTTCTAGCTCTGGATCTGCAACTAGCACAGCAATTGGTACCATCAGTGGTTTGTGGCCTACATATCCTGGCTACATTGACCCTTCTGCAAATGATCCATTTACTGGCGCTGCCGCTTTCGGTGGTGAAACCTTCTATATCTCCGTAATGGGAATGCAGGCATAAAATGGCTGATTTTGAAGATGCAATCGGTGTCATACTAGCGCATGAGGGTGGCTGGTGTTCTGTTGCTGCGGATCCTGGTGGCGAGACCAATTATGGTATCAGCACCCTCATTATCGAACGCGAAGGCATCACCAATGAGCAACTTGGATTACCGCCAGGAAGAGATCCTGGTTGGATGAAAGCCATGTCCGTAGATGCAGCCAAGATGATCTACCAGAATCTATTTTGGAACAAATGGGAATATGGCGCTATTTCGGATCAGACAGCAGCTACCAAGCTCTTTGACTGTTCCGTCAACTGTGGGCCCAATAGAGCCCATTTAATGGCCCAGAAAGCCGCCAACGCCTGTGGCCAGAATATCGCTGAAGATGGAATTTTGGGACCCGCCACGGTCGCTGCTATTAACGCTTGCGATCCAAAGGCTTGGGTAACCGCGTTCGCCCAGGAAATGACAGACTACTACACTAACCTTGTCAAGGCCCGTCCAAGTCTCGGGATCTTCTTGAAAAATTGGCTGCACCGAGCTTCTTGGGGCGTGTAATCTTATTGGAAGGAGAAAACCATGGCAGGACGTCTAATCTCAGCTCTACACCTTACCATTACTGGTGCTACTAGTGGCGGCCAACTAACCATGGCTTCGACTGTTGGCCTTTACAAGAATGCCAAGGCGTGGATTAGCAATACCGGTCAGACTAGTCGATTGGTGACGATCGCCCAGATAGTCGATTCCACACACGTTTTGGTCCGATTTGATTTGGATCCACACGGTGGTGGCGTCGGTTCGACTCCTAACGACACCATTGGCATCTATCCGAACTACGGGTATAGCGACGTTTCGGCGTATAACGGCGGAACGCTTGATCAGATGGATCAGTTCATCTACAACCCCAACGACGAGCCGCTGAGCTAATTACTCATCGCTGTAGTCGTCGTCGTATCCCCAATCCTTCTCGAACTCGTACCAGTGATCGGCGCCAGCGCAGTCGCGCAGTGCGTCAAGAGCCCAATCCATCGGCGCATGGAGTACTTCAGATTCAGTTGGGAAAGCTGATTCGACCCGCATGAAAACGTCGTTGTTGTCGTTGAATCGAACCCCGGTGTAGTAGCGGCTATCGCCCTGGAGTGAGTTTTGGGTCATGAAGACGCGGAATCTCTCACGGGCATAGGGGAGGACAGCCAGAAGCGCCTTCTTCGTCTCTTCCGAGAGAAAAGGCGCCTGATAGTTGACTCCATTGCACCGCTTGAGGAAGTTGATCATGATGTAGACTATACGCTTACTTCTTCGTATTGTCAACACCCGCATCTGGCACAGAAATTTCCACCTTCTCCAGGTGCATCATCATGTCGATGCCGATGAAGAACGGGCCAATCTTATGCCAATCGGTGTCACCCTCGCGCGCGTAGATGACGGCCATCTGTCCGTCGTCATTGCCAACGTTGACAATGATCGTATCTTCATTGTCATCCTTGTCAGTAGAAAGACTAAAGAAGACGTTGTTAATCTTCAAACCGTCTTTCTCTTCCATCTTCTGGAAGAGAGGATTGGTATCAAGCGACTGAATGAACTTGGCACGCCACTGGTCCCTGGTGAGATGTTGCTTGGCCTTAGGATCGTTCTTGGCGGCCTTAAGGACCACAGAAGACTTAGTGGTGGTCGTGGTCGGGGTGGTAGGCGTCCCAGTAAACAGGACAGCAAGGAGGGGAAGGAGGATCATTTGATTTTACCTGACTTTTTGAGTTTGAGGATCGTACCCATGATGCGAGATCGATCCGCTGGTTTAAGGTGTTCTACGAAAATTTTCCCGTCAAGGTGTTCTAGCTCGTGCTGTAAACATTGTGCTCGAAGCCCAGTGGCGTGACACAATCCAGATTCCATCGTGTCGAGTTGGTATTTTACCACAACCTCTGGATACCTGTAAATCGTTTCGAATTGACCGGGTACACTCAGGCACCCTTCGTTCATTGGAACTTTCTTGCCGATAAATTCTGTAATTACTGGATTGACATATACTTCGCGACCAATACCAACGTCTACGATGACAATCCGTAAAGGAATTCCGACTTGAATGGCGGATAGCCCAATTCCACCAGCCTTCTTCATGGTAGCGTATAGCTCATTCAGAAAATCCTGATCAGGTTTGTCATCAACTTGTTTACTGACCTCTTTGAGCATTGGGTGGGGCCAGATCAAGATTTTGAGCGGTTCACCCATGGTTATCTTCCTTGCTGTTCGAGCCCTCCTTGAGAATGCGCGAGGCGGCCTTCGCGTCTTCGACGGCAGGAAGATGCAGCCGCTTGGCGATGGTGGAAATCACGGCGCCTTCTCCTGTTCGAGCACCTTGCGCGCGGCTTCGATGGCGGCATCTGTCACTCACGGCGCCTTCTCCTGTTCGAGTTTGTCTGCTGCCCACGCGAGGCCCGCCGTTATCACAGACGGATCGCGCAGCCATGCCACCACCCGCGCCCGAAACTCGCGCTCCCGCTCGGCCTTCTCACGCTCGTCGATCAGTTCCTCATTGCGTGCGGCGAGGTCGTGCTCGTTTCGCAGCGCGACCTTCAGCTCCCGCTCGGCCCGCTTCCTGGCTGCGCGCTCGGCCGCAAGGGCGCGCACGGTGGCGAGCAACAACTCTTCTTCTGTGTACGGTTTTGGCGCGTCGTCGCTCATCGATCCTCCAGAGTGGGCTTCAGCCACAGCTTACCCGTAAAGATGGCTTGTTGAAACTCGATGCCCATGTTGTGTAGAAAGTCCAAAGTACCGATCGTGTCATGGGCCAAGCATCGAGTCAGCTCTTCTTGCTTCCTTTCGACGGAGATCTTGGTCTTCAGATTCTCCAGGACATGAAGATCCCACATAGCCAGCTTGGTCTCTGAATGGATGCGGAATCCCTTAGTCAGAGAGAAACGCATCGCACGCATCACCCGCAGCGCATCCTCAGTAAAGCGGTCCAGAGGATTCCCGACGCAGCGTAGAACCATGGCCTTCAGATCGGCCATGCCGTTGTGGGGGTCGATGAAGTTTCCATTCGAGTCCTTGGCAATAGCATTGACGGTGAAGTCACGGCGTGCCAGATCGTCCAGAAGAGTACCAGCCTCGACCTTGTCGGGGTGCCGACCGTCCGTGTAGCCGTATTCCTTGCGACACAGAACGAAATCAGCTGGTTGGTGACCCTTCAGATGGGCTCGAATGGTGAAGTGCTGAGGAGACTCCAGAAACACCTTGCCGTTGGCCTGTACCCACTCCAGCATGTGGGTGTAGGAATCGGCCTCGACAGCATAGTCGATATCCTTGGACCTCTTGCCCAGCAGCTCGTCGCGCACGGCGCCGCCAACCATGTAGAGCTTAACTTGCTTATCGTGATGGTCGCTCATTACATGATCTCCGGATGGGGAATGTTAAAAACGTGACAGGCGACATGCAAACAGGTGCGAATCGCCCAAAGAACTTCCGGAGTGGTATAGGCGGCAAGTCGCATCAGGGAGTTCATATATCGGGAAAGTATCATGTCGGTAGATTACCTGTCAAGTGGGTCTATACAGATGGGTACTAGTGTAGTAATCTCAACTACATATGGACCAAAAAACTTGCAAAAAATGTGGACAACTTAAACCCATTGATCGTTTTTCCACTTTTAAAGGCCGAGATGGAACTATGCGTCCTCGCGGTACCTGTTGGGATTGTAGAGACAATAAAAATCGATACACAGCCGACATCCTAATTGCTTACAGGAAAAACTACAACCAGAAGAAACGTTCGCTAAAACGAGAACGAGACGTCCAAAGAAGGCTAGAAGGGAAAAAATATGTAGATCAGCAGAAAGCTAAACCTTGTATGGATTGCGGAGTTCAATGGCCTCCGGTAGCAATGGATTTCGATCATGTTAGAGGTCACAAATCCAGAAACGTAGCACAAATGGTTTCTGGAGCACTCAAACTGGATCTGATCAAAGAGGAAATCGCCAAGTGTGACTTAGTTTGTGCTTGCTGCCATAGACTTCGAACGGCTGCTCGCAAGGAAAATTTGAGTCCTACAGCCAACAGATCTTAAGCTTTTTTTTGCTTCGAGTTATTGCCGTATAGCACCATCTTCTGCCCTCTAAAGAATTCAGTCTGATTGTAGGTTCCATGACCACTAGGACGTTTCCAAATTCAGATCCCTGGCTCTTGTGGGCCGTAAGAGCGTATCCGAGATTGGCATTCAGGTAGACTGGGCGCTTACCGTCAGTGTCTTCCTTGTCGGGATGACCATACCACGTATCAATCAACTTACGAGCGGCCTTCTTGCTCGCATAGACGCTCACGTCACCCATGGTACCAAAAGCCTCCTTGTCGGCGATCAGGACATTCTTTTTACCCCATGGTGTCATGATCTCGGTAATGTAGTAGTCGATGAACGTGCTTGCGTTGCGATAGCGATCCGTAACAGGATAGGGCAATCGATTGAGCTTGAAGGGCTTGAGCAACATCGGCATGATTTCGCCGTTGTAGACATCCAGCGCATAGTTGTTCTTGGTTACCAGGAGAGGTTCGTGGAGCTGAGGAACATCAGGAAAGCCCTTTATCTTGCGGATCCCGTTATTGATTTGGTGGCGAGTAATGTTGCGATGGCTGATGGTGGCACCCTCGTTCTCCCAGACTGTCAACGCCTCGGGATAAAGTTGGCTCGGTACGACCGTCTCCAGTTCTCCTAGGGCATCTTCAGCAAAGTTCTCGGTACGAACCTTCATACTAACGCGAATGATCGGACTGTCGAGCGCCTGACGCAAGACCTCAGTGAGTTGTACCTTGAAGTTGGCTGGAAAATCGGGACTGAAGACGCTGAATTTCTGCTTGATGACCTCTGGCTCTACCGGAGGAAGCTGAAAGCCATCGCCGATCAGCACGATGTTGAGCTGGAGGCGCTTGGCGTAGCTGTATAGGTCGCTGAAGACATCGAAACCGACCATGGAGGCTTCGTCGATAATCAGAACGCCACTACTGGGGATCTCAACGGTGCCTATCTCACGATGCTTGAAGGTGACGTCTCCAGTCTCTTCGTCTTCCTCGGGCTCATATTGCCATCTGTGGATGGTTTTAGCTTTTAATCCCGTAGCCTCTCGGACTCTAACGGCCGCTTTGCCAGTAGGCGTAAGAACGAATTGATCGTCCCATTCATCTCCAAGAATCTTTATGAGGGTGGTCTTACCAGTACCAGCATAGCCGCTTATGACACCAACACCGCCGCCTTCGGGATGTGTTTTCTTAAGATCCCTCACTGCTTGAATCGCAGCTTCTTGTCCTGCGGTTAATTTCATTGTGAAGAGCCATGGCGACGCAGATACTCTACGCGAGACTTGTTTGTGTCCATCAAATTTCTACCTTGATGCGGTTCCAGAAGTTGGGGTTCGCACCTTCGTTGGGGTAGCCCCCAGGATTGCAATATACGCGGAACCCAAAAACAGACTGATAGTCAAAAGGATCATGCGTATGCCCGTGGATCCAAAGCCTGGGAAGAGTTCCGGCTTTCTGCCATTCAAGGAGCTTGTCTTTGATATACGCACAAAAGAAAATATTCCCAGAGCTGTCTTTCCATTTGGCAGCGATAGATTCATCGGTTGGGAAATGGTGGGAGACCACGATGTCGCCTGGGCTTGTTGCCAAAAAGGCTTTATGCTGAATGTCAATCTGAGTTTCAGCATCGTGGATCAGACGATAGTCGATGAATGATTTCTTGGCGTATTTGTCACCGCAATCTGGATACCAGAGAGTACCGCCAGTGAAAGTCAGCCCTTCAAAGGGAATGCGATCTCCAGGTAGAAGAACATTCAGGTTGGGGATCTTGATGCCTGACTTCAAGAAGATGTTGGCGCCAACAATGCTTCGATAAAAGTACTCGTGGTTTCCCGGAGTATAAAACACCCAATGGTAGCGATTACAGAATTTTTGTAAGACGTCTATCATCGTAGCTTCGGTCTTGAGACTTCCGATGTCTCCGGCGAGCACGACAGCTCGGGGCTTGTCAGTCACAATCTGTCGATCAAGCTCTGCCCACCACGCCTGCTTTTGACCGGGTGCCATGAACTCGAAATGTAGGTCACTCATTACATGTAGAATCATCGGATGTGCCACCAAACGAGAACCCAATAGCATAGGTATCCCAAAAAAGCCATAATCGCTACTGACAACAACATCAAGCCAGTTTCTTTGAAGGAATTCATGGAGTTCCAGGACTACTGCCGATCAGATTGATTGGAAGGTACTTACAGCTGAGCCCGCCGTCTTCGCCCGAATCGGCATCAATCTCACCAGCATACCACACTTCTTTGATGTTGGTGAAGAGGTGAGTACCCGTAAAGACTACGGTTCCACCGCAAGTGATGGTGAGAGTGCCGGTAGGCAGGTCGGTGGATCCAGGCAGGTCGTACCAGTGAACAGCCACATAGTATGGATGGGTATTCACGGGTTGTACAATCTGGGTAATTTCAGGACCGGTGTCATAAATGTCATCATGGTTCAGGTGCGGATCATTGAAGCCGCCATCATCCCAGGTTGGATTGGACCCGCTGGTGCAATTCGCATAGTAGCAATCGTGCGTCCAATCGGTGAACCAGCTGGTATAGGAACCACCGTTGTCAAGCGGGATACCTAGATGTAGGTCGAGATCTTCGTTATAGAGATCCCATGTTAGCGTGGCGACAAGATCGCATCCTTCATCGATGATGCCATTACAGTTGTTGTCAATACCATCACAAATTTCGGGCGTTGGAGTCACAGCACCTTCGCAATCACCATAGCCGCCGTCTTCGCAAAACTGCGTACCATACCGACAAGCGGTGTTGGGGTGTTCCAAATCTTGTGGATTCCCTGGATAGCAAGGCTGAGCTGGGATATTCTCGTCGATCAACCCATTGCAATTATCATCCCTGCCGTTACAGACTTCGGGCTGATTGAACTCCTCCGGGTGTGTTTGACAGACTTCCCAATGGCTGTCTCCGTCGCAGTCCTGCCAAGATTGAAAACCGCACTGATCACGGCACGCACGAGGAGCTGCGTTCCCAACTACGCCGTCACAGTCTAAATCCTGGTTGCCACAAGTCTCGGTGGTCGGCAAAACAGCGCCAATACAGGCGCTTGCTTCGCAATCGAACCAGCCGGGCTTACAGGCGCCACGTTCTAGGTTCTCGACGGTGATGTTTGGATCTGGGGAACAGGCCTGTCCACAATAGACATCGGGCCCAAGCTTCGAAGGTCGACAGCTAAAGAGAATCAGCAATAGAATGCTAATCCTTTTTACCATCGATAGCTCCTTCCAGCGCTCCGGTTCCGACCAGCACCTCGCCCTCTGAATCTAGAATCTTTTCCTCAGTAGCGCAGACCGAGCAGATGTGGCCGTAGTCTCTTACTTCCCAAGCATCGTGCTCGGCTGCCTCAGCGAAAGTTCCAGGGAAGACTCCACGAATCGCCAAGACCACCTTCTCGCCGGGCTGAAGCTTCATCCCCAGAGTCTTGACCCAATCTTCGGGGACTTCAAAGGTTTTATTGGGATCCTGGCCAGGATTGCACTTGTCGCAGAATGTGGTTGTAACTTCCATTAGGCTTTACCTCTGTACCCGCATTCCTTGCATACTAACATATTTCCGAACGGAAGTCGAATGACGCTGACCGAAGTCTGCTTACAATCTGGGCATTCCAGTGGGTCTGGACGCTTAGGGAAGCCCTCAAGATCTTCTGCAACCTCAGTTTTATCCAGTATTTTCTGGATGGCCTTCTGGAGGCGCGATATCTGACGCTTCAGCTGATGATTCTCGCGCTTGGTTTCGGCAAGTAGCTTGTTGCGCTTCTTTTCTTCCTTTTGTTCCCGGTGCTGCGTACTGCGATACTTAGGCATCTTACGCTCCTGTTGCATCCATCTCGATGATCCACTTTTCTCCGTCGTGCCACATCTTCATGGATTGGAAAGGGAGATTGCCACAATCCATCAATCCTGGGGTTGATGTCAAAGTCTTCAATAGCTCGTACTGTCGCATCCTTGCTCCCATTGTCTTGGGGGTCGAAGGTTCATCCTCGATCCGAACGACAAAGCGGCTTTCGGAGTCGTTGATGCGAACTTGCTTGAGCGTTTTGTTCATTAGAACACCAAGTCTTCTGGAATGTCATCGTCTTCGAATTCTTCTTCGTCGACCTCAATCAGGCCGCGCTCAATAAGCTCGGTGACGACCTCCTGGACGATCTCTTGTCTAACTGGTTTAGTTACTACCTTCGGTGGTAAGTATTCAGCAAAAACATCTTGGACTGCTTCTTCGAATTCTGCACGTGTTGCCATTAAAAACTCCCTGCGTATGCCTCGTTGAAATTTTGCACTGCTTGCTTGATGATGTCGTTGGATTGACCGGTCGAGATCCGATAGAAATTTGGAGGGCCACCAAACGCAGTGCCATTGACCATCATAACCTTGGAGTCCTTTAGGGCCTTAGCAAATTTCTCAAGAGAAACGACTCCGATCCATTGAAACATGCCAACGGTTTTTTGACAGTAACTGCCACGACCAGCGAGCCAAACAATTTCATTCGCGTTGTCAATATGTTGGGAATGAACTTTCTCGAAGATTTGGTCTCGAATTAGATGGGTGTTACGAAGAGTAGCCGCAACATGGTATTGACTGATGGTAGGTACGCCACTGGTAGTCATTTCTACATACCGGCTAGCATGATCAGCCAAGAATTGGTCTTCAGTTACAAGCCAACCTAGACGGACACCGGGCGCTCCGAGCATCTTTCCAGCACTCCATACTGAAATCTTAGCGGGTACTGGAAGATCCGAGGGCCATCCGTACGCCCTATGTGCATAGGCAGCATCCCAAATGTCAACGGGCTGTGTGAAGTTCTTGACCAGAAATCGAAGCGACAGTTTGCCATCTGGATTGTTTGGAGAAGTGATTACTTTAATGCTATGATCCCAGAACTTCTTGGGCTTATTGAAGCGCAATCCATGAAGGCTAGCGATCGTCGGATAGGTCGGCCAGTATGGTACGTCCATGCTCATGTTGTCAATCTTGGGGTCTTTCTGCTTGAGGGCGTAGACAGCAGCATGAAGGGCGTGCTTGGCCCCTAGAGCGATGACAATCTTCTTACCGGGATGAAGCTTTTCTAATTCGGCTAGAAGCTCTTCAGATGGCTTGATGTCTGGATAGGACAAGTCAGGAGGATAATGGCGCGGGTAGTACTGCTTCATCGCGTTGCGAAGTACAACCGGTTCACCGATGGCGAGGTTAATACCGTCGTGTGATCCCCTAACTAGCTGCTTATCGCCTTCCCAGTTCATTACCAAGTCGCCTTCAGGTTAAGGTCGACCTCGACACTACGAGGAGACCCACCTGGGAGTCTTAGCATAGGACCAGCACTGAGTCCAAGGTAAAACGGGCCGAAAATGCGGCGATCAACTTCGGCAGCTACGTGAAGGTCAGGAAGTGAAGTGATTCCGCTTACATTACCGCCTACCTGGACTCCAAGAAGCCAATCAGGACGTGGACTTTCAACCTTCACGTCGACCTGCTTTTCGACGATTCGATCGACATATTCAGTCTTGGTGACTACCTGCGTTACAACTTTCTGTTCCTGAGTCTTCGACTTTTCTATGTCTTGAACATCAGTAGTAGTCTTCTGGAGCTTCGTACCGTTAGGCTTGGTGACAACGACGGTGACGGTATGGGTCTTGAAGTTCTTCTGAAACTCTGCCACACGTTTGTCTACTTCAGCTTGCACCATCTGCTCGTCGACCACCTTCTGCACCTGGGTGACCACCTTCTCTTGAATCTGAACAGAAGGCTTTGGAGCCGAATAGCGACCCACAAACAGGCCAATCAAAAGGAGGGCCATCATTGCTAGATATTTCCAGTACTTTTTCAAAAATTCAATGTAGGTCATGCAATCTTATCCTGAAGGGCGCCGAATGGAACCTCTTTGTCCTTGAACTGTTCCAATAGTCCTTCAATTCTCTGCGGCATTGTATCAGACCCTCGATAGCATGTCGATAGCATGTCAGGAGCATGTGTTAGAGCATGACCGAAGTCGCTGCGGCATACAACAGCCCAGCCGATTTCGCTGGATCGCGACTTACATACGTAAAATGTGATGCGATTGGCTGCCATATCCTGGGGACTGCGGTTCACGGTGATAATGTTGGTTGCTGACATTGCGATAGCGAATGCTTCCGAAACGTACTCGAATGTCAACAGGCGAGAATCGCTTCCAGTCGAGCGATTAATCTTGCTGCCTTCACGGTTTGTCTGGGCGGCCAGCAAAGCGTGGAACTTCTCTTCCAGAGCTAGCTGTACGAATTGGCGATAGACATAGTCCTGAATCTGTCGGACTTCCAACATGCCAGAACGAGCCATTTCTGTGGTTAGAATCTGAGGATAGTCAACAACTAGCAGGTCGAATCCTTTCCCGGTCTGTGCTCGCTTACGCATCTGATGGGTACGAATGACACCGATGACCTCTTCTACAGTCAAAAGGGGTTTGTTCATACTGAGATACGTTAAATGCTTGCTCATTTTCGTTTGTGCTTTGTCAACATCAGGGTGATCGGCAAGAGTCATTTCACGGAAACGCGCCTTAGATACCCGTAAGTAGCTGCAATAGAACTTCTCCATGATGTCAAGCTGGCGTCCTTCTAGAGAGATAAATAACACATCCTTCTCGGCATCGAAATTATGACGCGCAATGGTAATCATGGTCGTAGTTTTGCCGATATTGACAGGCGCGATTAATACTGTGGTGTCTCCAGGAAGCATACAGCCTTTAATAGGCTTAGTAGGATCACTCACAATTTTCGAGTCCAAAAGCGGACTACCAGTAGTGAGGGCGTTTTCTTGATCTTGCGTCTGAGCATCCACTAGGTCTTTAGCATTCGAAAAATCGGCGGGCGGCTGTCCATCAAAACGAGTAGTTTGAAAGTCCTTAACGGCTTTCTCTAGAACGACGACCGCTTTGTTGACTTGCTTCTGGTTGAAGAGCTTGGCAGACTCACTAACGCTATCGTGGTAAATACGGCAACGAAGCCAGTCGGTCAATTCCCTAGAAATTACGTCCTCACCGTACTTCAGGGCCTGCAAACAACAGAGATCGTACACCTTAAGGAATTTCATATGATCTGGGGCATTTCTAAACCTAAGCGAACTATGACCCAAAAGTTCTTCTTTGGTCGGCATCCTTCCGAATTCTCGATGGAATTCTATGTAAGCAGCGAAAAGGTCACGAACATAGGGTTCTTTTATCCATTGAGGCTGGATTCGGTCTTTCACTTGTTTGTAAAACCCTTCGTTCTTGATCACGTGGCCCATAAAGGCAGCTTGTCGATCTTCCTCAAAGGGCAAATAGGTTGCCCGTTCTGGATCTAGTTGTAGGTCATTTGATGGCATAGTGATCCTTCAAGTAAAGATATAGAAATCCCTTGGTAATCCTCGGCGCCGACAGATACAGTTGTCGGACCTGTTCGACAGACATGGCTCCAAGATCTCCAAACTGAGAAGGTGGGCGCATGTCGTAAATTTCAAAATCGTCACCCATCAGATTGAGAATCTTGGTCGATTCAACAAAAGCATCCGGGTCTAGAGCTATGTACAGCTTGGTAATCCCGCTATTCCGAATGAGATTCAGTTGCTGTCGACTGACAGCCTTACCCATTGCAGCGACATTACCGCCACAGGCATGGGCCTTAATGGCATCAATCGGACCTTCACAGAGTATAACATGGTCTTCGGTGATTCTATCTGCGAACATCAATACGTGGTCGCGCTTGAGACCAATGGACGTTATAGCTTTGGGAATCGTGACTTGAATCCGAAGCTCTTCATCGAAGTAACTCGTCTGCTCGATGTAGCGATCCTGCCATCCGAGAAGCTGACCGTGGCTCTTGACGGGGAAAACAACCCGCTTCTTTTTGGGCCAGTACATGATTCCGTATTCCAGAGCTAGAGACAATGGGATACCGCGAGATTCGAGATATGCGCGTCCATCTTTACCGGCTTCAGAATCGATAGCTCGAAAGTCAGGGTCCGGTTCGATCACCGGTAACGGCTCAATGAACTCTGGAATCTCATCTTCTTCATCATCAAAAAAGTCGATGAGCTGAAGATCTAGATACAAGCCCTTGGTTTTTTGTGATTCGTTTCCATAGAGCTGTTCTTTGACTTCTTTAACATTCTGTCCTAACAGCTCTGCAAGGACCCATTCTGGTGAACCTGTAAAGCCATCAGAATCGCGGCATACCCAGCAGACAAAACGTCCATCATTCTTGCGAATGTATAGTTTCTCGCGTTTCTGACAACGAGGGCAGGTAAGGATAAAAGACTTGCTGTTCGTCTTGTAATCGATACCACCCTCGTCTAGAACTGATTTGATAGTCGCTTGAAGACTCATTCGTCAGAGCTTTCCTCGTCGTCACTTATGCCGCCACCTACCGTGAACTTCCCTTCCAAATCCTTCTTACGTACATCCATAAGGATGGCTTCACAGAGATTAGGATCGTTCTTTAGGACTTCCAAAATGGCAGGCTTGCCACGATAGTCTTTGCCGCCGTACGAATAGGTCAGGTTATTGGGCTTACTGATGACATTCCAGCCCTTCCCCAGACGGAAGACTTCTTCGTGAGTGTTGATGATACCGCGATGGTAGTCAAGGGTGAATTCCCCGTTACGTTCCTTCGGGCCCATCGAGCTATCGACCATCTTGACCTTGATTTTGTGGGCAAGCTTTTCACCTTTGTCTGCTAGGTCTTTGACCTCTTCGCTGATGAATTTCTGTTTCAGCTCATCCACCTTACCTTCAGCGCTCCTATTGGGTTCGACCCACATGGCGTATTCAGCCACATGGAGAGATCCAAACGAAAGAGCGGGTCGGAATTTATTGCCGCGCATCTGCTCGGCAATGTCCATCTGGGCTCGGATGTGTGAAGTGAGAATGAGAGCGAAGCCCATCTTGCGTTGGATGGGGAGAATGCGCTTTAGACCTTCTTGAATAGTCAGAGCGTTGTCACCAATCTGTTGAGTCATGATGGTATCTGCGTTCATTCCACGACGTCCCTGAATTTGGGTAACCGAGTCGACGATGACTAGTTTAAGCTTCATACCCTCGTCTGCAAGAGCGGCGAACTCCTTTTCGATTCGATCAAAGATTTGATCTGGACGATTAGTCTCGTAGGCAATATAGCGATCGGGATCGATACCCCACATATGCATCTGGTCATCCGAAAGCTGTCCTGTTTCGCGGAACTCAGTGTTAAATTTAACCACCCATGCGTCAGGATCATCTTTCATCAGCTGCCCGGCCATAGCGTTGCAGATAACGGACTTGCCACCCTTAGGCGGACCATAAAGGACCATGCTATAGCCACCGGGGAGGCCCCATCCGTTGCCAAATGTATGGTTCAATGAAGGGCTCGGACTACGTACAACATAGAGGTGTGGATCCTTTCGTTCAGCGACAGCGCCATCAAGCGCCATCAGCTTTTCCATAATACGTTGATTCTTGGTAGCCATATGTTCTCCTTAGTAAGTAGCCTTGCCAACGCGATAGCCATTCTGAGATTGTCGAGCGTTGGATTCTCGACGTAGACGGTCACTCTCTTCCAGGGCTTCTTCCATACCGGAAGTGCTCAGGTTAGGGTTGGAACGGTATTGAATTGCGTTCATGATTTCAGCTGCTCGTTTGACAGCATTGAGAGCGCCTTCCATGTCTCGAAGTTTACGTTCCACGTAAATCAACGCTGCTTCCGTTTCTGCTTCTGCAACTGTTGCATCGCTATATTCAGGATCCAACGTCAGAAGTGCCTGGCGATTAGTTTCGTTCGAGCCGAGCTTCTTTTGTTCGAGTTGAGTAGGAATGACATCTACGATGAGAACCGCCTTGCGATCCTCTGTTCGCTTTTCTGCCATTCGATGTTGAAGGAATAGGTCTGCTGCGTATCGACCGAGAGTAAAACATGCTTGGCTGAACGTTGCCATTAACTCTGGAGCCTTAGCTGGGGTTACGATAGCGATTTCGTGGACACGAGATTCAGCCGTTGCGACATTGGACATGTCATACTTAATTGGTGTCCCAGTCTTTTTAGGATTGGGGACCGTGATTTCAAATGAGGTAATTTCCATACAATAAACCCCTACCCAGCAGAAGCCGGGCAGGGGTCTCCAAGTGATGTTTTACTTCTGGAAGGTCTTCAAAAAGTCTTCCATGCCGCCAGCAGTATTAGATTGCTTACGGGCTTCTTCGAGCAAACGCTGCATTTCGCTGCGTAGCTGATCAGGAACTTCCGGCTTGCGGACATGCTCAGGAACTTCGGGCTTAGTCTCGTGCTTCTCTTCCGGTACTTCAGTTTGCGTTGCTGAAGCGGCGGGTAGATTCATGACGGCACGAACGGTCTTCTCGTCGCCTCCGGACCTTACTAGGGCTTCGATACTCTCGTAAGAGAGTTTACGACCGAAGTCAGGAAGGTCAGGAAGGTTTTCTAGTTGGGCTAGATCGCTGTCAGTGAGAGTGTCGTACTTCTTGCGGAAGTCGCCATTCTCCTGTTCTTCCATGTAAACCTCTACAGTGTCAACGATGTCGTTGAACTTGCTACCACTGCGAGTAAACTTGAACCACAGACCCTTTTCTGCGCCCAACGGGTCCTCGTTCTTGTCAGCAAGCTTCTTGAGGAGTTCATAGAACAGCTTGCCGCAAGAATAGCTGATCATCAGAACGCCCCATGTACCGGTCTGGTCCTTTGCCAGCATCCACCACTTCTTGTCGAGATTGTGGTCTCGAAGCCAGAGGGCGAGATGCTTAGTAGCAACGGTGATTTCTTCGTCGGTCTTTCCGGCTGCTTTCAGCTGGGCCTTCTTCGATTCCAACTGCTCAACGCGAGTCTTACGTTCGACACATTCAGGACAGTCTACCTTGATTGTGCCATCGCGCTCCGTCTCTTCGATGCAGTCGAAGGTCTGTGGAATGGTGTACTTCTTACCGTTGTTAGCGGTGACTTCGAGTCCGTATCCAAAGTGAACCTTGCGGAACAATCTGAATCCAGTACCAAAGTTAACCATCTTCCCCTTTGGAGGCGCAACTCGAACGACGATGGTACGGTCCTTTTCTTCCTTGTGTCCTAGCTTATAGAACTTCAACTTGTCTTGATTACTGCCACTACCAGTGTAATTTGCTTTTCCTAATTGTACAGTCATTGTTACTTACCTTTGTTTGTTGATTGATTGATCCTTCAGGAGATGCTTAATCTCTTTGAAGGCTTTGAGAACGGTATTGGTATCGGTTGTTTTCGGTGCCTCTACCGTTACATGTTTGCCACCGAAAATCCGAGAAGCGAGAGGTTCGATCATGTCTTCCGGAACACCAGTAATTATAACTGGGATGGCCTTGGCGTTGTCGCCAGTAAGTGTTTCAGCACTTCGTACGGCTGCACGCTCCAAGAGCGGGCCGAGAACCTCATTCAAGAAGTACTTGTTGAGATAGGAGTCTACTACAGTATCTACATCAGATGCCGCAGGTACTACCTTCACTCCGTCAAACTCAGGAACAGGAATGCTTGTCATGCCCAGGTCGGCTGCTGTATGGCGCACTTCACGGAGAAGTACTCCTAGGGAGTGAGGGCCAAATTCACGGTTGTTGCCAATGCTTAGCTTGGTAGCTTCGCGAATGGAACCTGTCGCCTGTCGGTAATCTACCGTAGCTATTTCTGCCTGTTCCTTAGCTAGCTTGATGAATTCATCGGTACCGGGTCCTGTTACGAATACCGGGAATCCAATCTGCTTGAAAAGGCGGCTAAACTCGCGCACCAAATTGGGGATCGCAAAAGCAGCGGCCTTACGGGCAGCCTCACGACCAGGACGCGTACGAAAGTCGCCAGATACTGGCGTTTCCGCGAGGGTACGCGCATCACGGAGTTTGGTTAGGGCTTCTTTAAACATCACTGCTTTCCTCTTTCTCGCTATTGTTTTTAAGTGGTGGGGCCAATACGGCAACGTCAGCGAGGAAGAAGTTGTCGCTATTATTGCCCCGGATGAATCTGCATGCTACCACACTTCCCTTTAGATTCTCATTGAACGCCTCGGGAAGACCTTCTTGGCCGGGCCAGCGCACTATGTTAAGTCTGATTCCGTCAACGTCAAGTGCTAGTTCAGAAGCAACTTTCTGATCTCCGGTCGTCTTCTGGACATAATCGAAGCGTCGATCTTCAACGACGTATGCAAGGACCGCGACTTCCATAGTATTCATAGGCAAGAGGTCGATACTCTCTAGAGTCTCGAATTCACGTGCGTCTACTACCTTCACTTCCTCGTTCACCCATGTCCACATGCCATCAAGTAGTACTTTCTTATGGTACACATAGTACACATGATCGCCATCAATCTTGATTCTGTCTGGAGCGGCTTCCATTGCAAGAGGGGCGATAGGCTCAGAATAGGCTGGAAGCACATTCTTTCGAAGTTGGTAACGAATCAAAGGAGACTGAGAGAAGAACTTCGCAGCAGTACCAGCAGCTGTTTTCTTGCGACCCAACTTTGTTGAAATATTTTCATACATATACAGACGATCAGTCACGCTCATGGGAAGTCCGAACTTATCTTTCTCGGGAAACAGGCTATCAAGAGCACCACTAACAATCAGGTTCCTTATCACAGAGCTGTTCAAGGCTGTAGTAGCGGGTTTGGGTCGCATTTCTTCCATACCGGTTTTCTTGTTCTTGTATGGGGCCAATTTGGCATTAGCGATCTGCCAGTTCTTGATACGAGTCAGAAAATCGGTAATGTCTGTAACACCTACCATCAATTCTAGTTGTTCCTTAGCCTTTTCCCCAAGACCTCGAAGAAGACTGAGAGGGGCGCGAATTTTGCCACCCTGGATTTCCCAGGTAGGTCCACTGAGGCGGATATCGGGGAGCGCCACGTATTGACCACAATAGCGCCAGAAACGACTATCGATTTCGTTACGATCTGCGTTTTGGAGCACAGCCGTCCACCACTCAAGGGGATAGTAGTGCTTCAACCATGCACATGCGTAGGCCGTAATGACGTAACAAACAGCGTGCGACTTGTTGAATCCATACTGGCCGAATGTTTCCATTTGGCCCCACAAAACATCAGCCACTTTACCTAGCCTCTTGACTGCATTCTTCATGAAGAGCGGCCTATCAATGGAATTGACGTCGACCAATTTCTTCTTAGAGATACGTTGGCGAAAGTTATTGGCTTCGATAGCAGTGGTTTCTCCGACGTCTTGGAATACGGCCTGAAGTTGTTCTTGATAGACGATGATGCCAAAGCTCTCCTTAAGCTTCTTGTTTAGGACTTCAAGGTCTCCAACAGGCTTCATACCCTTAGCACGATTGGCGTACTCTACGAGCATGTTGTGCTGAGATTCGCCTTCGCCCACCATGGCGTCCAAGGGACCTGGGCGGTCCAGGGCGGTGAAGGCAGCTAGATTCTCGATGTTCTTTAGGGGGAGCTTCCCCTCATGGGCACGAAAGTGCGAAAGACCTTGCTTGGCTGCTGGGGCATCAAGCTGGAAGACTGTCTCGACTCGACCTTCAGCGATGTCCTTATAGACTTCTAGGTCGTCCGGTAGGTCATAGATATCGAACATCTCGCCCTTCAAAGGGACAATTCGGATCGATGGAACTTTCTTGCCGTTGATGATCTGGTATCCACCATTTTCATCTGGAATCAGTTCGATTGGATTCCTTTTTTGAATGAGCTTGATGGCTGTGCCTACATCCTTGAGACTATTCACCACAAGAAAGTCCATCTTGAGGCCGCCCGAAGCTTCTACGGTAGGTGCAGTAAATTGAGTAACACGCACATTGCCGACCGTGGTCAGTGGGATGAAGTTCTTGATGGGTTCATCGCTGATTACATACGCACAGGCATGGCGTGATTTTTGACGCGGGAGACCAAGTAGCTTGATGACAATTTCCCATTGCTTGGGATACTTTGCCATGAAGTCCTTAAGGGTAGCGTTAGTGTTCACGAGACCTTCAATCCAGTGCCCGTCGTTATCCTTGTACCCGAATACGTAATCGCGATCTGTGATGCCCTGAGGAGGTGCAGGAAGCTTTTTGCAAATCTCTTCGATAGCAGGAGGTACCAATCCAAGTTGTGCTCGAAACACGTCCTTGATGGAACTCTTAAGCTTCATGGTGGTATCTGTCGAAATCTGTGCAACGCATTCACCAAAGCGTTCCTTTAGCCAACCCTTATTGTCGTCGTCTGGGTCAACCAGAAGGTCGCGGTTAGGAAGGTCTTGGTCGATATCGGGCAATTTGCCGGTCTGGATTCTATCCAGGGTCATAAAGCGATCCATTGAGAGTCCGTACTTTAGAGGATCCGCATGCGTGATGCCCAAATAGTATGCCAACGAGAGACCGGCTGCACTTCCTCGACCGGGTCCAGTAAGCTGACCGTTCTTCAAATACAGAGAACAGACTTCCTCGTCAATCATGAAGTACGGCAGAAGGTCGACCGTGCCATTATTGTGAAGTAGCTCGATTTCTTTGCGGAGGCGCTCGACGCGTTCCTTGTCGTTCCAATCCATGCGACCGTGTTTTTCAATCAGCTTCATAGTATGGCGAAGCGTGTCGGTCGGATAGAACTTGGTAGGTAGAGTCTTCCTGTTGGTGAACTTGAATCCCTTGAACTTTTCGGCCCAGGCGTAAGTATTCTCGACATAGCCTTCATATTCAGCCTCGCTCATGTTGAACTGGATTTTGAAGTAGCTGAAAGCCTCATCACTACTGAAACGGTGATGGCTGTTAGCGAATCTCCAATTACCCATCTGAGCTAGACGAATGTCTTGTACGATCCGTTCGTCGGGAAAAGCAAAGTGACTATCATCACTAATAAGGATTGGATCCTTGTAGTGCTTAGCCATCGCAATCATGAAGCGATTGGTTCCTAGCTGTACATCGCCATTCGGACACCAGCCGCGACATTCATTCATCAAGAACCCTTCCCTCTTTTCTACGTCTGCAAGGACAATAGGGGTCTCCAGAACTTTCCACTGGCGATTCTCCATGACTTCTAGAATGGAACCATGCTCTTTAGTGGCCTTCTCTTTGTTTCTCTTGAAGGCATCAGCAACCTGTTCGAGCTTCACCTCGCCCTTATTTGTCTTCACCTTACGCCATGTGGGGAACTTAGTTTTCATTCCACCGATATCGGTGACGAAGATGGCTGCTTCCCAATTGCGATCACACACATGCGGGAAAATCTCGACATAGAAGTTCCCCGGCTTGAACACACTACGGAGCTTCTCGTAATACTTCTTGGCTGTATAGGGGTCGTTATTGGCCAGAATGTGGCGTGACACCATGCCAATCAAACAACCACTGGTACCGGTGATATTGTAGGAGCCAAGCTCTTCGAGGTTCTTCCAGGTGAAGAGCGGCTTCCTTTCGGATCCGTGCTTCTCTGCTCGAAGGTCGGCATCACTTAGGACCCTACACAGAGCACTAAATGCGGTCTCATCTTGTGCATGGAGTGTCAGGTGCATGTACTTCAGATGTTCACGGTATGTTCCGTCCTTATCCTTGGCAATGCCCTGCGCTGCGTATATTGGGCAGTTATCATCGCGGAAGTAGCCTTCGAGGCCAAGAATAGGCGTAAGACCTTTATAGGCCTTCTTTTCCTTGGTCAGGTCGTAAACCTGTCTGGTTGCTTCTAGGGTGCCGTGGTCTGTTACAGTGACATACCCAGTTCCAAGCTCAAGCTCTCGTTTGGCGAACTGTTCTGGGGTACTTGCTGAATCTAGACTCTTAACGTGACAATGCGGCGTAACAAAATTCTTCATTCCTTTCGACCATTTCCTCGCTTCTCTTTTGCAAGGATCTTAACGTTGAAATACGGTTGATGCTGAATCGATACAACATAACGCAGATTACACTTGACACAAGTCAATGAAGATCCGCCATTGTCGAATTCAAGCTCGTTGTGGGGACATTTCTTTGGATCTACAGATTCCTCTTTCTTCTTTTCCTTCTCCGTATCTTTGAGGCTCTGTTTGATCATTTTGACATACTTAGGACCAAACCCTTTCTCGACACGCTTCAGGAATTCCTTCAGCCAATCTTCATTGTTCTTAGCCATCTACTTCGACCTTCAGAGCTGCTCGCAGCTTCAAGACTACTTGTTGATACAACTCCTCAACTTCCTCTTCTGTCATCAGAAGCGCCTGTGCAATTGCTTTAGGGGGCGCTCCATCGGGATAACGTTCAAGCATCTTCTTGAGGCTGTTGTCAAAACGTTTAACATTGACAAAATCAGGATCTTCAGCAATCTTACGTCTCGTTTCTTCCACTGTCATTTCGTTTGAACTCCAATATCTTAGCTGTGGTTCTAGGTGGTGATTCTACCTTCTTGAGTTGATCCTGCAAAGCTTTTCTTGCTATAGCAAGATCAGACTCGGTATCCTTCAGAAGCTTACGAACCGTCTTCAGCTCCTCTGTTGTTGTTTTGAGACGCTCTTGAGACCTTTCCAGCGCTCTTAATGCAGTAAGGTATTCTGTCATTTTCACAACAGGTGCTTCTTTCTTGAGGTAGCGAAGATTCTTCCTAGCAGTATCTACTGCCACCTTGGCATTATCTGTGGCTACTGCCTGTTTCTTGGCTAGCTCTTGATAGTTATTGAGATCATGCACTAAGGTATCGATTAGGAACTCTAGTGCTTCAACATCATTATCTGGAACGTCTGCCATTGGCCACCTTGCCGAATTCGGCTGGGCCCGGAAAAGGCTTGACGATATTGTCTAGAGAAGCGTCTCTGTCGGTCTTCTCGTCAACGAGGATTTCCATTCGGTGACCGATAATGATACCGGGAACGGATTCCCAAATCTGCTGGCAACATGCTGTCTGCATGATTCCGATAGCCTGTGCATACTCATCACTGGGTACAAGGCAACCATTAGTCAGAAGCACTACATTGTTTGGCAGGCGAGTCGATGAAGCTACATGGACATGGCCAACGCCGAATAGCTGAGCCTTTTCGAGGGTGTTGATTTCGTTGATTTGCTTGCGTACATGCTCAACATTGATTGACTTGTTTGGGAAGCCTACATTGAGCACGGTATCGCCGTGAGTCATGAACCCGCGCTGATCGAATGCCTCGTATATGTAGTATGGCTTAAGAGGAATATCTACGCTGACATTCGGAGTGTCCTTAAGAGCCATCTTGAGGGCGGCGTAAATCATGTTCTCGATGCTATCCCATTTCTGGTTGATAGCTCGGTCTGGATGGCGATCTCCACGTCGACCGTGATTACCGGGAGACGTGAATACCTTAACCTCTTTGAACTGACTAGAAAGGAAGCGTATGGCCTGTTCCAGATTCCAAAGAGCCCTCTGAAACTGTTCGGCTAGAGGAGCGTTGGCTTCCTTATCGTGAAGCTTACCCTGAATGACATCGCCAATCAGGTGAACATAGAGAACGGTTTCATCGCGGTATTGAGGCTTCCAATCGGCTGCTGTCTTTACTACAGCAGCGGTTCTGCGAGCCTCTTCTGTGACTCCGTATTGGTAACCAGTCTCAGGAGCGATCAAATCCGATCCATAGTGTAGGTCTGAAAGCATCAGATTCAAGATTCGAGCCGTCTTGACGTTCTTCTTGCCTTTGTATGGAATCGCTGGAGGTAGCGGGTGCTTCTCCATTAGGGCATCTAAGCTTCCAAGGAAGATTTGATTGCGTACCAGTACATTGGCAGCCGTACGGCCCCTTTTGACATCATGCATCTGAATCTGTTCATCTGCACGCTCCTCAAGGATCTCTTTAATCTGTCTGTTTTCTTCTTCTCGAATACTGGCCCTATGTGCTCTGCGCTTGTCATCATTGCAAGCCTTGCAATCGTTGTTTAGACCATCTGCGTGCGACCTGTGTCGATAGAAGAAGTCTGTCGTTGCGGGAAAGTCTTCCCCACAAACAGTACACGTTTTAGTTTTTTGAATCATCAATTCGCCTCGGGCACCAAGGGTCCAACGGTCTCGGTCTTGGCTTCAACTGGCGCTGTATTCTCAGAAGATCCTTCGGTTTTCAGTGCCACATCTTCCTTGGCTACGATCTCGTAGACTTCCTGGACGGTAAATGTATTGCCTGCTGGCGAGGTGATGACAGTCCCAGCACCCTTACCAGTTAGCTGCTCACGGAATTGAGGCTGAAGTTGCTCAAACATAAACTGGACTCGCGAAACAGGTTCAGTGGGCTTACCATCAGGAGTCTGTTCCTTAAACACTACGAGAGTGCGTTCGCCAACTACTGAAACAGGCTTCATGACGCCCTGTTCAATAAGGGTAGCCATCTGCTTCTGTTCTTCTTCAGACTTAGTGATGGCCTTCTGACGACGATTGGCGATCACGGTGTTCTCTACTACCTCAACACCAAAGTTCTGTACCAATGCATCCAGAATCTCTACGGATTGGCTGAATTGCGACTGAAGGTTTTGAACCATTCCAATGAGCTGAGGAACTACTTGTTCGAGCGCGGTTACGCGCTGCATTGCATCACGGGCATTCTTTCGGGCTAGATTTGCGATTGTTTCTGACATATTTTATCTCTTAGGGAAGACGCTGGTCGGCGAGAATATACTACCACTTGCGACCGGGTCTTGGTTTTCTGCCACTTTTGCATGAGCAGCAGCAACCATGGCCATTGCTGTGCTGTTTAGTCTAGGAACCGGCCTAATTACATTCGGGCCGGAAGCTCTTGATTCTCCAAGAGAGACGTTCTTCCAGAAGAGAGCGCCTTCTGCTCCACCGGCTATGATGAACTTTTGTCCTTCAGGGCCGATGAAGTGCTCGCCTCTTTTGTCAATGGCACGTGAATACTTGCGTTTGTCTTTAGGTTCACGCCAGATCTCATCGCCATTTTCGGTTACGTCTCTCTGTTTGAAGCTTACTAGATGCTCTCCGTTCTCGTCAAGAACTCGCTTGTACTTGATATCACCAACAATCAGTTCCTCTGGTAGATCGGGCAGATCTACCGTCTTCTTGAGACGACCACGAGGTTTTGGCTGGGCGGGAGCCGCTTCGGTTTTCTTTAAAGGCTTGGTTTGAACTCGTGGCGATGCGACCTTAGTAGTAGGGGCTGTAGGGCCCTGTACAGGCTTAAACGAAGGCTCCTTGGGTTCTGCCAGTTCTGGCTTCTTCAAGAGCTTGGCTACGAGCTGCTTTAGGACCTTAGTTTCCTCTTGGGTGAACGCATTCGCAGAGCCATTAGATGTTGGTTTTTCAGATTCTACCCCCAACAGTACCTTGAGACGTTGACGAGCGAACTCGCGATACTCTTGAGCTACTTCCAATGCGAGATCGCTGAAATCGTTGTCGAAAAGCTCGGCATTGATGATTGTACGATGATATTGAGCTTTGGCAAAACGTCTCTCTGCCTCGCTCATCTCTTCGTCAACGGTCTTCTCTAGTGTTTCTACCGCAGGCTCGTCTTGGGTTATCTGTTCCAATACGTCATCTGGGGAATCAAAATCATACTTTGGCATCTACAATACCTTCAATTGCCTTACAGCATAGCACATCTTTTACTTAGTGCCAGTACTGCCGAAGCCACCTGATCCACGTGAGGTATCTGAAAGCTCGGAAACCTCTACCAATTCAGTCCTTGGAACTTCGCATACAACCATCTGCGCGATGCGATCTCCAGGTTTAATGTTGATGATTTCTTCAAGCGATCCCAGCTGTGTGCTCTTAATTAGAGCTACCTTCACTTCGCCTCGATAGTCACTGTCAATCGTACCAGGGGTATTGACAACAGTGATGCCTTGTTTGACGGCAAGGCCGCTGCGAGGACGAATTTGAATCTCATAGCCGGGCGGCACTTCCATTGCCCAGCCAGTAGAGACCAACGTCACGGTGTGGTTGCGAACAGAAGCTTCTTCTGCCGCATACAAATCATACCCAGAAGAGCCAGGGGTAGCCTGGGTAGGGAGTTTGGCTGTTTCCTTCAACTTCTTTAGTTTTACTTGCATTTAGATTCTCCTTACCCACAAGATCCTGCCTTGCTGATTTCACAGATATCCGTACCTTCGACAAAGACTTCACCGACGTGTTTAATTGCGGTTGAATATTTGACTGGGGATAACGGCTGGCCACCACGTGCTCCATCTGGGTAAACAGTCACTCCACGAAGCTTCGGGAGGTACTTGATGAGCATTGTACCAAATTCGCGAACCTTACTGTCGTTGTTCAACTCGGATCCCCATGAAGGTAGATTGATAGTCGAGCTAATTCCGTGGTCGACATACTGCTGAACCCAAGCCTGGAATGCCACGCGGCGTTCCACATTTTCTGCAAGAGTGTAGGCATCTTCGATGATGTCAGGATTCACACCAGAATCAATCAAACGCTGTGCGGTTGGATCCACAACATACTGATACTGAACCAGCTGGCCCTTTAGATAGCGACGCTTATAGGCAACGCAAAAAATGGGCTCAATTCCAGTAGTGGTCTCGGCAACGATGCCGATTGTTCCCGTGGGGGCAATAGCACGAGTCTTGACAGGAACAGAGAGGTCCCATTCCTTGGCGTACTTCTTTGCGTAGACATCAGAGGTGGCATAAATCTTAAGGTACTCTTCCAAATCTGGATCCGGGCCATATGTCTTACCATGCATCAATAGCCACTCGTGAAGGCCCATTAGACCCAAACCAAGGCGACGATTTTTAGTGCGGATTTTGTCAACTAGAGGGTAGGGAACATCCGAATAGACACTTCCAGCTAGAAGGAAAGCGGTTGCCAATTCCACTGCGCGTTTCATTTCTTCCAAGGACTCAATACGCGAGAGATTAATACTGCCAATGTTACAGATGTCACTATCGTCAGAACTGGTGATTTCAGTACAATTGGCAATGACAACGCCTTCCGCAACAAAGGAGTGCTCTGGAACACCTACATCACAACAGTAGACATCCTGATCCACATCAGATGTGACCGAAACGACCTTGATGGTAGTAGAACGGTAAGGTGTGTGTGGATTTGGCTTGATGCGAACAGTCGGAATCAGCTCAATGAATCTGTTGACAGAACTTTCGTTGACGGTCAGATTCCATCCTTGATGGTTGCCAAACGTAGAAATACCAGCAGCAGAAATACCAGATTGGATACCCAAGGTTTCAAGCGCCCTACGAGCACCTTCCAAAAAAGACCTATGTACAGACGACAATCGAATTCTGTTTTGATCCTTATCGTAGGACCCGTCTGAGTCAAAAAGACCTGCGATAAAGGACGCTGTAGATGTCACACGATCACACTGTTCGTTAAACATGTCCATGGATTCTGGATAGATTTCTTTGGTTCGACCTCGAAATACCTCATCCTTAAGGTACATTCTAGTATAGCCACGCCCATCTCTTTCGGTTACCGACTGAATTAGCGGACTACCTGCCATAGCGCTTACGCACTTTTTGGATTCGTCTGTACAGAAAGTGATTTCGGCACGATTTTCGTAGCGCTTACAGAAGCTACCGTCTCCATACGTGTATCCTAAGACGTATGACTCACGGTCTCGGTTACCTACCTTGACTGAAGGTAGAGACACTGCCAAAACGTCACCTTCTTCAAGAAGCCCGGCAGGAATGCGTTCTGTCTTGACGAGTTTTCTACGCTCACCAGCGCCTTCGTATCGTTCTACTAAAAACTCATGAGTAGGATCGGCAACGATCTCGCGACCACCAGTCATTGTCACCCTAACCGTAGCAGCCATCTCTTTGGTGCGCTTAAATTCTGTCGTAGCCCATTGTGAACCGGTCCAGACTGTCACCTTATGGCCAACGATAGCACCTACCTGACGGTATCCGGTAGAAGTCAATACCCAAGTATCGGCGGCCACTGGAGCGTTGCGAAGGTTCTCCTTCACGTTCTTACCGATATCGATACTGAATCCAGGCTCAGCTGTCTTGAGCATTTGACGCACTGTCGCCCAGTACACTGATTGTGCATATCCATGCTTTTCGTGTTTAGAGTCGTGATATGCCTCGAAGAATTCATCATCAAGGATGACCGAAATGTTGGTGCCGTCCATTGTGGCTGGGAAGTTGTAGTCTTTTTCCTTCAGAGCACGGACTTCGGGGATCCAATTTTTGAGGGTGATGAACTTCTGGCTATCAGCATGGCTCCAATGAAGGCCCGCCCAAATGGCTGAACGGCGAGAGCCGCCTTGCATAATGCCTCTACCAGCTTCATTGACCATCTGCATTAGAGCAAGCGGGCCAGTAGCAAATCCACCAGTCTTACGAATGGGTTTGCCTTCAGCTCGAACATCCGAATACACTATGCCAATCCCGGCTCCAGTCATAAGAGCCATAGAGGATTTATGCATCAAGTCAGCCCAACCCTCGCGGCTATCTTCAGCACGCATCAGGAGGCAGTTCTGGGTCTGATGGAATGGACGACCAGAAGCATAAAGATATCGGCCTCCAGGCATGAATTTGCGATCAGCGATCAGCTTCTCGATTTCTTTCACGAGAGGCTTTGGTGCATTGACAGCACGCATGACTGCATGAGATACACGCTTAGCAATTTCTTCCCATGTTTCTTTTTTACCATCAGCAAGAGTATGAGAATACTTCTGGAGCATAATCGCGTGCGCGAATGGAGAAAACGACTTAGGGTCTTTCATTTCTTTTCCTTGGGCGGCTTCCAAACGGTGTCATCTTTGGGCCGGATCGATTCATAGTTTTGGAGATAGTCTGCGACTCGTTGGGCTCTACGTACGTTAATGCCCCTACCCACAAAGGTCGTATTACAACGAAAACAAAGCAGCCCGCGCACGTAAAGTTTACGTTGCTCGGGCGGCATTTTCTTCCATTTCTTGACATGGAAGTGGTCTATACAAAGACGGCCCTTGGTTGGTTCTTGTTCGCAAACGAAGCAGACGCCACCTTGGCGATCCAAAATTGCTTGCCATTCTTCAAGAGACAGGCCGTATTTCTTCAGCGTGGCTGGTGAAGGAGCAAGTACTTTCATTTGCGTTACAGCTGAAGATTACGCCTTAGCTCTTGTAAGGATTGTAAGGATTGGCCTTTACAGCGGCGACCAGAGAATCTACGGTGGGATTCTCGATAGCGGTTGGATCATTTCCCTTATCTTCGAGTACCTGTCGGCAGTATGCCAGCTTTATTTTGGTAGCCTTCTTGCTATCGGAATAGACCTTACTGGCAGTAGCAAAGGCACTCTTCGCTTCTTGGTAGTGCTGATCTTCCTTTTGTGCTTCCATTAGAGCTGCATGTTCAAGAACGAGGCTTGCTACTCGTTGCTTGATCTCAGTAGGCGAAGACTGAGCGACAGCATCTTTGAATTCTGTGGTGAGGTTGTCAAAAACATCTTTGTTCTTTTTGATAGTGAATTTTTTGCTCATAGTCCGAGCATTATACACCATCAAGTCGAGGATGGAAGTAGGATCCGCAGCGCTTTCTAGAAATGAGATCTGACGATGCCATAAGCCAACAAAGTGCAACTCTCTCTGATTCTGTCATGTAATGTTGGCCCGGAAGAGTGGCGTTGACGTTTATCGTAGTGATGTAATGACGAGCACGCATTCGTAAGAAGTCTAGATCTTCTTTGGTGAACTCGACTTCTACGGGCAGGGAAGCAGGAGCATCAACTTCATCGAACATTAGACCACCACGCTTTGGCCGTTGGCGTATACGACGTCAATGACCTTTAGGAAGTTCTCTTTGAACTCGCTAGCGTGATCGATTACCAGTACGAGGCGCGTCTCCGCAAACTCGCGAAGTACTTCGAGGGCGGTTTCGAAGGTCACCTGACCTACGCCAACGAAGACTTCATCTAGGCAGAGCCAGCCTATGGTCTTGCCTGCACGGCGGCTGATGACAGTGATGACAGCAAGATCTACTTGCTGCTCTACACTAGTCTGCATACCTCCGCTTAGACCTGACTTCAACTTAGCTTGATTGCCGTTGACATTAACGACTGCATTGATTTGACGTCGGCCTATGCCCTTGCCACTTACCTTCTCGGTCTGGAATCCGATCCGGACATTGGTGACATTAGCCATGTTGGCGAGGCGAGCGTTAGCCTCATCTGCAATCTCACGTAGCACATCATCAAAGATTACGCCGAGAAAGCCTTCACGGCCCATCATACTGACAAAATCCCTCTCAGCACGATATTCTGCGTCTAGTTCGTTTACTTGAATTTGCAGATTGTCAACATCCTGCTGTTCCTTTTTGAAGCGAGCCTCTTCTCTGGCTAGATTCGACAGGAGGATTTCCTTCATTTTGATGTCATTGGCGACATCCCTCTTAAGGAGTGCCAACTCGTGCTTCCTCTGTGTGAAGTTAGGATCCATCTTCGTCTGGAGCAGCTGATCTCGAACCTCTTCCAGCTTTTTGATGTTGGGATCCGTAGTGAAGACCTTCTCCTTGATGGCTCGTTGAACTTTGGCTAGTTCTTCGTTCCAATGGCCAATGGCATTTGCCTGGGTGGTGTACATCCGAATTTCTTTTTGAACGATGAGTTGCTCGGCCGTATTGTCATCGTTCTCCCAGACCTGATCGCAGGTATAGCAGCGATTGTTACGGAGCACCTTTAAGCGCCCTTCGAGAGTCTTAATCTCTTCGAGAGCGTGTTGGCAATCTAGGATAGCCCTAACAAACTGCGGTTCCTGTGCATGAAGAACAGCAAGCTCTTTGTCATGGATTCGACGGCGATCAGCATCGTTCTTTTTGGCGACTTCCAAGAAGGCTTCAGCTTTGGCAAGCTTATCCTGGAAGTCCTTCACCTTGTAGGTCTTGTCGAGCTGCTCTAATTCGCTATCGATAGCCACCTGTTTTACCAGAAGAGCCTGAAGTTCTTCTTCGAGTTTGGTGCGATCAGAGGCGAGGATGGGAGTAAGCGTTTTACGTTTGAATTCCAAGGTCTCACGGAAGACCTGAAGACGCACGTCAATGTCGGCAGCCTTTTTTTCGGCAGAGTCAACCGCTTTCTCAATTGCTTCTAAACCGAGCACTGCCGTCAAGAACTCAATCTTTTCGGCAGGAGCCAAACTGAGAAACAAGCCTGGAGTCTTCTGGGCTCTATATGTCAACGCCTTGAGGATGTCTGGCGTGAACCCGAAAAGCTTGACTTGTTCTTCAGCTATGGCTGCTGATCCGGTTATGGTGCGTTCACCAATTTTGAGAAAGTTCTTCTTTCCACGTCCGATTATAACCTCTTGACCGTCTGCTTCAAGAGTCAGAGTTACTTGCATCGGTACTTTCGAACCCCACGTTTGAAGGTCGGTAGCCGAGAACTCGGAAGGAAGGATATCCAAAGCGTAAGCAATCGCCAGCAGAATACTTGACTTACCAGCTCCACTTGGGTCTCCTGTTTCTGGATTTTGACCTCTGATCAGAACAAGGCCTTTGTCAGGAAACTTGATGTCAGCATCGGCAAAGCTTCTGAAGCTTTGCATTTTGAGTTCCTTTAGTTTGACCATTACGCTGCCTCACCGTGCCAGACCAAAACCGGTTGATTCTTGGTTGGGCACACCCAGAACCACCAAAAGAGAATACCACCGTATTGAGTTTTGGCATCAACAGGATTCCCCATCTGACTGAACTCTTGGTTTCCATGAGTCTCTCCGCAGCGTGGGCACTTTTTGATGTCAATCTTCATATGATTTCTGGATCCTTCTTGTCTTTGGCATGGTCCTTAGTTAGTTCGACCGCATCTCGATTGCGTTCTAATGCACGTGGCATCAGACCATTGTCAAGACGCTCCATTACGGTAGCGGAGCCATTATTCATCATGGTCATCGGCTGACCGCACTCGCATACTATTGATCCACTCTTCGGCAGCTCCGGGAGTAGCTTCCGTTTCGATCTCCCGCAGCTCGAACAGTTCCATTTGTACAGGGCCATTATCTGTCCTTGTGCGGACAGATACCGCCATTTCGTTGTCGTCCAAGATTGCAGTTGAAACACATGATTTGAAACGCATCTTTTGGATATCCTTGTTGTTGAAGCCATCGATACATATGGATCCCAGCACGACGATCTCCCAGAACTTCTTTTCGATGCTTAGTACCGTTTCCATTTACATGATCTATGGTAAGAAATAATGGGGAGGTTTCCCCGCAACATACACAAGTGCCGCCATAAGCGGCCATTGTCTGTTGTGTGATTACTTTACGTCTTCGAGCGTTGATCTTAGCGTTAACGCCAGGATGCTCTTTGTTCCATTTGCGTACTCTAGCGTTCTGTTTCTCTCGAAATTTGGAATCGTTTTTTCTGCGTATTCTACGAGCTGCGTTGATCTTGTCGCGATTTTTTTCTCGGTATCTGCGTGCTTGTTCTTTGGTAGCCATGGACAATAGATTACCCGCGTTCGTCAGCAGGGTTAGTGTTCGCGTTCCTCAGGAACTCGGCCGTTTCGCGGGCTTCGCTGGTTTCAAGTCCATGGTCACGACGGAATACCACAGTTCCTCCACAAGTACCAAGCAAAGAAGCAATGGAAATGCTGTTCTTAATGGCATCGCGAACAGCCGGTAGGCTATCCAATAGGTATGATCCATTCTCAAATGCCTTTACGTTCTTCTGTTCTAACAAATCGAAAACAATGCCACTGCTAAGTTTTTCAGTGTGCTTGAGCATTTCTTCGTCGGAATAGCCAGCGTTTGTAAATAGCCGCTTTATGGGTTCTAGGAGAGCTGGAGCTAGTACTTTCTCAATAATCCACATCTCGTCGAAACTGGGCGACCAACCGTACTTAGCGCTGAACTTAGCGGATCCTTCAGTTCCCCACGATGCGAACTCATCGCTCATCAATTTGAGAAAGTAGCCGCCTCCGTAAAGAGCACCATTGGCTAGAGCGCCGCGTACCGCGCATACGGCATCTTCGGCTCGGTCACGGCGTTCTTTGACTTCACCGTTGCTAGAACCATAGACGATAAGCTTGGCGATACCACTGGTCATCTTGGCAATGCGCTCTCGCAACATTCTCTTCTCCAGCTCGGAGTTGGTTGGATCCTGCTCGCGCTTGGCAATTCGATCGACCCGTTCCAAAATCAGTAGCTCATCACGGAATCCAATGATGTTAGTTCGAAACCTACTCGCCTCGAATTGCGTGACTCCTACACCAAGAGCTTCGATTTGGAAATTCTGGAACGGGAAATTGATCTGATCCATGATGGTTCCACCAGTGATAGCGGCAAGGTCTTGTAGGAAGTCCAGCTGACCTGTTTTGATGGGACTAACCGGAGCAAGAAGTGGATAGACGTTCAGGGTACCTTGCATCACAAATCCAGCTGCAAGTTGGGCAAGTACTGTCTCCGAGAATCCAGTCGCTACTATCACCACATTGTGGGTGAGCTTATGTTCGCCAACAGACTTACCGTCGCTTACGTGTTGAGCAATTAGGCTTAGCACCGGGTAAATCGTATTAAAGTCATTGATTGTCCCGTGGTACAAAAGAAAACTGGGTCTCTCTAGTACACAGGTTTGAGTGGCTGGATCGTTAATGAATTTGGGGTAGAACATACGGCACGAATCTTCGTATCCGATTGTTACGGGATAGCCCTCAATCTTTTGTACTTCGTAGTGTGAAGGACCATTGGCTTCGACGATTGTCACGTTGCCCTCAGAACCGATGATGTCAAAACACTTCATAACGGCATCGGCTAGCGGGCCATCACCGTTAGCGCTGATTTTGGCAACACTGCGGCACATAGCCCTTCCTTCTTCGGAAACTAGGTCGGGCTTGACCTTGACATCTTCCATGACTGGCAGGATTGCTTTGGCATAGGCATCCTGAAGTACTCGCACCACGCGTTGGGGGCTAACATGTGGATTTTTGTTCGTATACGCGATTGTATGGCGCACAATAGCTTCGGCAAGAATTGTCGCAGTTGTAGTGCCGTCGCCAGCTTCTGAGGCCGTTCTGATCGCCGCATCACGTGCTGCTTCCATTAGGACATGTGCAGACGCGTTATCGAAGCCCAGGGCTCGAAATACAGTAACCCCGTCCTTTGTGATGACCGGAGGGAGATCTACTTCCTGGTGCTCAATTACGACGTTCTGGCCACCAGGACCGAGGGTAGCACCGACTAGGTCGCTACAGGTCTTCAGGGTCTCAAGTACCAGCCTTTGGAGTTCCGGACCCTTCCGGGTCATTTCCTTTGCCACGCTTTTTACTTTTTGGTATTGCATCCTTCTTCTTTACCTCTGTCAGGGTAAGTACTCTGACACATATTGGGTTTTTGGTAACGGGATCAATGATCCCGCCCACATATTGATAGCTGATCAGTCCTTCGCGGTACATTATAGCAAGGTGCTTGCGAACACACGCGACCGACTTCTCCACGGTTGTGGCAATCTCTTGATTTGTCAACATGCCACCGTTACGGGCAATCGTCGAAAGAATGGCAATCCTGGTTATGTCGCCTACATTCTTCCGGTACTCCCGGATCTTGGCACGACGTAGCTTTTCTTTGGAATCATCGTCGTTTGACATCACGATACCTTACCATGTTCTGAAATACCCGTCTAGGTAGCACCCATGCTACCAAGATAAATGTAAAGAAGATGGACATTTTTAAAAAGGGCGTCTAAATAGCAGGGGTGCTACTTAGACAGAGGGAGAACGATTTTTGGAGGGGGGATTCGACCCCCCTGGGGGGTGCTACTTAGACCTCAACGAGAATTCGAGGGGTTAACATGACTCGATGAAACATAGGGCTCTCCAATTTTGCTTATGGAAACAGAAAATGGGGGAGGGGGTCGGACCCCCTTTTTGGGTACTTTTCGATTTTAAGTATTTGATTTCGTTCATAATTGCTCTATCGATGTGCTACTTAGACGGGTCTAAGTAGCAGGGGAGGGGGGATACCCCCCATATGACATTAGAGGTCTAAATCGCGCAGAGGTCCCAGTTACATGGGCCACCGTTACGGTGGCCCCCGTTAACTAGTTATTACATTAGATCTAACGTTAGATCTATCAGTAAGTAACAAAAGATTAATAGGAGGGGAATGTCAACACAGGGAAAATTCATGATCTTGATATACTCGGAGGATGAGGATCAAGGAACCTACCAAGCTAATCATTGGACCAGTGTCATCAAGTGCTGTACTGGACCAACTGAAAGCAGGATTGACATATACCGACAAGAAGGTAGAGCAAGAATTAATCAGATTCAAGAGGAATGGAGCTAGATGGTACGGAGAGGAAGAGTACAAACTCAAACTAGCTGAGATTAAGTCAAGAATCCCTAAGTGCTTACTCTTCGAAGGCGAAGAAGGATACTGGACGTATAGTGGACTGAGTCAATACGTACAGAGCAAAACTAAATACACCCTAGTCAATGAGGTGGTCTATCCTGAGCCTAAGTTACTCCCATGGGATCAGAAGCCATCTTATGAAATGTACCCATACCAAAAGGAAGCGATGGAAAAGCTCCTAGAAGCAAAGCATGCAGGAGTAGAAATGGGTACAGGTCTAGGAAAGAGCTTCATCATCGCTAATGTTGTCAAACAGCTAGGTCTCAAAACCATCATCATGACTCCTAGTGCTAACATTACTGAAAAGCTACTAACTGACTTTACTCGATGGTTCGGCAAGAAGAACGTTGGAGCTTTCTTCGATGGGAAGAAAGAAACCAAGAAACTAATCACTATCGGTACTGCCCAGTCATTCACTAGAGTCAAAAAGGGATCCGTTCTATGGAAGGAACTACAAGCAACTAAGGTATTCATTGTTGACGAAAGTCATCAATGTCCTGCCAAGACTCTTGCTTCTGTATGCTTCGGACTAGTCAAGGACGTTCCTTACAGATTCTTCTTCTCAGCTACTCAGTTTAGGAATGATGGATCTGATCTCCTCCTTGATGGAATCACTGGCCCTATTGTCTACAGAATGACTGTTCGTGAAGGTGTTGACAAAGGATTTCTAGCCAAGCCAATCTTCAAGATGTTCAATGCTCCTATGAATGGAGACTATTGGAGTAATGATCCACTAGACATGACTCGCCATCACCTCCTCTACAATCCCTCCATAGCTAAGTCCATCGGAACGATGGCTAACTATGCAGTAAAAGCAGGGTTTCCTGTTTTGATCCTAATCGAAGAGGTAGAACAGTTTACAAAGCTACTTCCATGGCTAAGTTATGAGGTTGGATTTGCTCATGGTTCTCTGACTGAGGACAATCGAGGAAAGGTGCCTATGGAATTTCACAAATCTGATCCTACAGAACTTGTCAAGAGATTTAACGAAGGTAAACTGCCAATTCTCGTAGGAACATCATGTATTTCTACTGGTACTGACATTCCTGTCGTTAAGTTTCTGGTATACTGGCAGGGTGGATCTAGTGAGATCCAGGTGAAACAGGCTATCGGACGTGGTACCCGAATCACCTCTAACAAGAATTTTTGTCACATAGTTGACTTTAAGGTGGATGACAGACACATGGATTCAAATGGTCGATGGAAGCGAGGTCCCGTAGGACGCCATGCTGACATTAGGAAAGAGATCTACGATGACTTGTATGGTCCTGTCACCATGGCGGAACTGATGAATGGCTAAGATTGAGATTGACAAACACTTCAAACTTTTCGCATCGAATCTCGAACAAGCCCTAGAGAAGTACGAGGCCGTTGAGGATGAGGCACTTCTAGCCCATCAACGTGAACAGATCAGAAGACTGGTCTCGCTAGAAACCAAGCTACGAGAAGTATTGATCAAGCATCCATGGGGTCCTGGAGTCTATAAGGACTTCATCAAATTCATTCGCGACAAGCGAAAGAATGTATTGGCAGCACGTCCCTATTTTCGTGAACGTCAAGGGGTCTTCACTCGCCATATCAGTGTCGCTCTGATGAACAGAAATGACAAGGCTCTGTATCGCTATCGATTTAACTGGTCGTTCGTAGACTACGTGTTAAACGCACGTAAATGGCCTCAGGGAGGAAAAGTCGCCTCGTTGGCTAGGGAGATAGCCTCCGCACGTCAGGAGCTGCTAGAACAGAATTTACCGCTTGCTATCAGTCAAGCTCGAATCTTCTGGGCAGGTACTCCTAAGAGTCATTTGTCATACATGGACGTAGTGCAGATCCAATGTCAAGCCCTCCTATTGGCAATCGACAAGTTTGTTCCTCCTAATGACAAAAGAATGTCCGAGAAGGCTAGCCTAGCGGCATTCCGTGTCTTTAGGGCTGTAGCTATTGGCATCATGCGCAGAGATCGCGTGAACGCCTATAGCGAAACGTTGATCCACTTCTATCCCAAAGACAAAGCCATCATCTATCGAGCGCTGAAGATTCTCCGCAAGACAGTAGGCGATGTCGATTACGACAAGCTAGCTAAAGAAGTGAACAAAGAACTTGACAACGAGAAGATTAAGACCAATGGCAAGGAGGTAGCCGGTCTAGTAGCGGGGGCGAGTACAATCAGTGCTGACTTTAGCCCGGATCCAGATGGCGAGACCATCATCGATACGTACCCTGAAGAACACGAAACTCGGCCTGATACAATGATGGAGGAGCATCAAGCGCTGACTACTATGAGAGTAGCCTCTGAAAATCTCAGCTTGCTTGA